CCACAGACCTTAGCATCACCATAGACCCAAGCATTACCATAGACCCAGCAATTATCCTTGTGGCTTAGATTCTCTTCCTTTTCAATCCAACCTCCAAGATCTCCTTTATTTACATTTCCAAAGTCTTTAAGAGCTTGGATTTGGTAAAGAGTAGTACCATTTACTTCTTTTGTGTTTTTAGTTAATTTGTATTTCATATTATTATTTGTCTTTATTCTATATGCTTTAGGAGGAAGTGTCAAGCATCATTATGATGATCAGGACAGCTTTGTACTCTCTTTCTCATCTCTGCTCTTAGCTCTCCAAATGTAATTGGGGATGGACAGTTCTCTACAGAGACCTCATAATTCAATCCTGTCTTTAGATAAAGCCTTCCAAGCTCAGATCTATTGAGATTGTTATGAACATGGGCAAAGATATGATAAGCCCCTTTTCCACTTCCATTGAAACTTAGTATAGGGTAATGACACATAACAATAGCCTGCCCATTTACTACAGCCTCAAGATAATTTGGAACAAATACAATTTCCCTCTCATCATTATGATCCCAGAAATTGCTCATATAGAGGGTGTTGTTCTCAGCCTTCTCTAAGAGCTGCTTATATCCAGCCTGATGATTTCCAGGAAGAACATATAGAGTCTTAAACTCAAGCCTCCTAAAGAGCTCCATAAGCCTTTCATCAGCCATATGACCAAAAATTGTATCACCAAGAAGGAATCCAACAGTGTCCTTATTAGCCTTTGAGTTCCAATTATTAATCAGACCCTCCTCATGCTCTCTAGAACTGTTATAACCTCTAGTCTTCCAGATTGGCTCATCCCACTTAGGATCATGTCCATAATGTAAGCAGCCTTGAAAAAGTACATCATGATCTTTAGCTGTTACTTTAACAGGTTTATAGAAGTACTCTTTCATTACCTATATACTATATCTAAAACTAGGACAAGGCAAGATTAAAGTGATGCATAAGGATCATCCAAATCATCTTCCTCATTACAGAAGTTAATAGTAGCATCGAATCCTAAGTGTTTAAGAATGGCCTGTAGAGCATTACTTTCACAAGGAGAACTATGAACCTCAACACCATCTACATACCAGGTCCAACCATATTCTGAACAACATCCATCCGAACATGCGTAGTCGTAGGTCTTTTTAGTAATGATAATCTTCTTTAGATCAGACATTTTCTTCTCCAATTAGAGTTCTGAGCAAATGATTTGTCGATGCATAGTATTCGCAAGATGCTACATCCTCCCAATCAACATATTCATTTGGTACTGGAATGACCATATCTTTATTACAATGAACACAAGTACAATGAACTCTTTGACCTATAACAGGTGCAAATTCTAAAGTCTCATTATTAAGAAATGGATTAGCAAAGATTGTTTTATGTTGCATATCAATTAAAAATTACTTTACCCTCATACACAATATTCCAAGGTTCTAATTCAAAATCTCTTTCTACATTAATATCACATCCAGCCAAACTTATATAACCACCTTCTGATAATCTTATATACTCTGCCATATTCATAATCATATCCAGAATCTTCAGACCACACTTAATAGTAATCTCTTCTTTCTTTTCCTGAACTAAAAGCTCTAAAAGAACATCTCTAATTTTAGTTCTCTTTGATGCTGCTATAACTGATGCTGGTGCATTATACATATTAATGTTTAAGAAGAGTATACAGCAAATATCCCCAAGTTGCAAGTGAAAATACTATAAAGACCCAGAAGCCAATAATCAGTGTCTTATGAATTTCTTTAATGAGGGTAAAATGTGCTAGGTTAATTCCTATTTGATCTTCATTGAAATTGTTTTGTGCTGATTTGAATACATCTAAATCAAGTTTATTATTTTTAATAACTTGCTCAGTTACATTTTTGTGTATATCAAACTCGAACTCATTCTCTTCAATATTATGTTCCAGATCTTCTACTCTCTTTCTATTATCATTAACACAGACTGCAATATCTTCTAGAGCTTCCTCTAATCCTTCTACTCTATTTTGGGGAACTTTCGCAATATCTATACTAACTGATCCCCAAGTAGAATCATTACTACTAACACATACATTATTATTAGTCCAGCCTTCTATCATATTAGTTCTCCTCCTTTTCAACAATCAAAAAATATTGACCAGTTTCCTTTAGAAGTTCTTTATCAATACACACAAACCAGAGATTCTTTCCATTAACATCACCAAAGGCAATGTCTTTATTCTGATCAAGTTTCAACAGCTTCTTTACTAGATCCTTGACCTTCATATCTTTCTTTTTATTTTTCATACATTCAGTATATAGGGCTCTTTAGGACACTTCAAGCTTTTAATAACAACAATCACACTTTTCAACAGTTGGATCAATGTCTGCAATAACATTTCTAGCTTTTCTTAATGCTACATCCAAATGATTCTTATTGATCTCATCTTTTTGAACAGTACATACTAAGGATTTAAGAGCTTTCAAAAGCCTATCTTTCTCTAGTTCAGCTTCTTCTAGCTCTTCAATATAGGCATTAATAGTCTCTGCATCAACCAAAGCATCATTATTGTATCTAAAAGTTGATGTTGTTGTACTCTTTACCTCTGATACATCTTTACCATAAAAGTTATCCATATTCATAATCTTATTCTATAGCTTTAGGAGGAAGTGTCAATATCTAAATCCAATATTGCTTGATGTTTTTCAGCTTCCTCTTTAAACATCTTAGCATATAGAGATAAAAAATTAATATAATCTTGTCTTGTCATATTACCAAGAACCCAAAGATCATACACTTCTCCAATAAGATTTTGCATTTCATCACTAATGCTATCAAGTTCCTTGACTGTTCCTTCATTCATAATCTTATCCTATATGCTTTAGTATTTGGACCAACCTGACTGACTCATTATATACTTTAGCTTTTGTTCTGCTTTTTCTTTCTTTTGCTGAGCATGAAACTTGTCTTCCTGTTCTTTATAAAAGTTAGTAAATTCTGTATCAATAATAGTATAGGTACCATCTTCATCGATCTCAAGAACCTGTTGAAGACCACAATCAATATCAATACAGAGTCCCTTATTATGGAGCTCCTCGACATCAATTCCATTTCTCATGGGTGTATGACCACAAACCTGTTTAATACCAGACTCATCATTCCACATACCACCAGCATAAGACTCTTGGTTCTGATCTCGCCAGAGCAAACCACCAACTCTGTTCATACCACCTCTGCACCTTCCAGCTCCACAGAGTTCATGACTAAAGATTCGAGCATCAAAGTCCTGTTGAATCTTCTTCAGCTTAATGTTAATGGTCTCATCATCCATTCCATAAGGAGGACTAGAGAACCAATTAGGATGAAAACCTGCATGACTAAACCAGAAACCATTCTCCTTATGAGCAAATTTAATCTTATCCCAATCCTCATTAGACAGGATTCGATTAATTGCATCATCTTTAGCTGGATGATAACCAGAACAATAATAGATCTGATCACCTAGATTAGAACCAGGGCGAATATTTTTGTAGTGATAGTTAACATCGTGGTTACCCATCAAATGAATTCGATTAGGCTTAGATAAAGATTCTTTAAGCCAACGAGCTGTTTGTTCAGCATCAATAGCTGTGTCATCAAAGTTGTCGTAATAGTCACCAGTGAACACAATAGTATGTGTAGCATCATATTTAGATGCTATTGCTTCTGCATGTACCCACCTATTGTGGATATCCCCAATTGCTAGAATCTTAGGCATGATGATAGAAATATGCTACCGTCTTAATAACTAGATACCAAATAGCAAGACATGAGGTGATAGTAGTAATCCAAGTTAACTTAGTAAAATAATTCATGCCTTTAATATATAGGATTTCCCTAGACAGTGCAAGTTAAAAATTCTTTAGTATAAAAAGCTGAAGTGATGCAATCTTGCGACTTAACCATCCAAGAAGTCTCGAAACCTTATCCCAGAACCTTCTCCAATAATTAAAAGTAATCTTATTGAGAATCTTCTTTGTTTTAGTCCAAGGATGCTTTTCGTAAGCAGTCATTCGATCTTGCCACTTCTTTTCGTTCTCAGCGTTGACTTCTGCTGTAACAACAATCTTGCCTTTAGTGAGTTTAATCTCAGTAAGCTTACCCTTCACAAACGTTGCATCCCATTCAACACTCCAAGTATTACCTGCAGCATCTTCATCATATTCATAGAAATTAACAGTCTGGGTGATTTCTTGCTTTACGAAGCTTCTACTAGACTCAACAAACTTATAAGGCCAGCACCAACGATTCTTCTTACGCTCCGCTGTTTCTTCCTTTTCAGACAATGTACGAACATACTCACCTTCTACTTTTTCAGCATAAAGAAAGCCATTCTTTTTAATAAGATAATCAGCCATTGTATTATCCAAGTCTTTTGTTTGAAAAGATACTTTAGTCCAGTCTTGATTAGGGAAAGCTTTCTTAATCTCTTTTGTAAGAGGAAGCTTTCGTTCCGATTTAATTGTGTCAAACATGCCCATCCATTTATAATATATAAAAGTTATAATAAATCAACTAAAAAATATGTAAGTCTTTTTGTCCTAAAAACCTTCAGCGTCCAGAATTATGTTCTAGTTTTGTTATGACCTACGACGACCCGAGAACCATCACAAGACCTTTCGAACAGTCTTGGAGAGGGATACACCGAGTTCTATTAAATTGAAGATTACTGGCCGGGCGGCTTACTGGAATCGTTACCCGCGACCGAGCATTACCTCGGATGATAAACGCAGTAATCAAAGTAAAGAGGAGGCGAGGGGAGTCGAACCCCTGTGTTTATAATGTTCTATTTATACTTCTACATGCTTAGAACGACTTTGTACTTTCGTTGACTAAAGGTAACAAGGTGTCGCCAACCTATCTATGTTTAGAGTCCTACCTGTATGTGTGAATAAGGACCACATACCACCCCTTGCTCTCATTTGCCTAAGAATCACAAGTACTTCTTAACCTATTATGTAATAAAAGATTTAATAGGATCCTCTTTTATTGTCAAGCAGCCATGAGGCAGAGCTCATCTTCGCAAGCGAACATGGACTCAGCAGCATTTGTCAAGAATGACTTGACTGACTTAACTGCATTAGTAATAACTTTTGCATTTAGTTTTTTAATCCGTTTTAAAGTAGCCACAGATCAACTACTGCATGCAATACAAACTTCAATTATAAGTCGAAGCCAGTACGCCCCCAAAATTATTTATCAAAGATCAATGTCGTTAAGACTTTTATTAATATATTATATTTTAAACCAAGAAGCAACCTTTTCTTTTATCTTTCCTACAACACTCTTCTTTTTATTTAACAAGATATTATTTTTTTTAATTACTTCTGTATTAAAATCTCTATAATTTCTGTTTGATGTATATTTTATATTTTTCATTCTTGATCTCTGTAATGTGCTCCGCTTAATTTTTTAATTATTCTTTTATGTATAGATTCTTGTTTATTCTCAAGAATTTCTTTTATTGCTGGTAATATTATTAAACTATTATAAGCCAAAATTAATGCAACTGCGAGAGGGTCAAATACCAAAACAATAGCCAAAGTAAACCACTTAACAATAGTATCCATATCCACCCCGAAGGCTTTTGCGACATATTTGAGAGTCCCGATATCAGTTTCTTTTGAACCCTCCACTTTTTCATTGATTGATTCTTGATTCGCCCTGAAGAGATCAGTACTGAGTGACTCCACTCTTTGTCTCGTTGATGTAATTTCTTCAGAAGATCTTTTGATATCGTCGTAGATGGGTTTAGATGCTCTTGAAGAGAGTCCTGGTAATCGTTTTTCTTGGGATTTCCTAGCTTCATTTAATGTATTTATTCTAGTATTTAATTGATCAATTTCAACTTTTAAAAAATCTTTTTTTGAATTTAATGCTTCTTGTTTAACATCCGCAAGTTCTACTTTAGTATGACTCTGTTGATATGCTCCTGTTAAGAAACCAAATATACCTAATGATGTAATTCCCATTAAAATTACAACAGCTATAGTTAAATAAAATTTTAAAAGTATTCCACAAGTATGCCAATAGCGGTGGAGAAAGGAAGCCGCAACAAGTTTGCCGACCTCAAGACTTCCAGCCATTATACATACGGCAATAAACTTTGCAGCGTAAAGTGTTGCGAGTCCTTGAACAGAAAAGAAAGCAGCGCAACCAGCAACTAGAAGTGCTACTAAACCAACTAGTATTGTAAACATATACAATACTTATTCTACCTACTGATCTCTTCCCAATCCATTGAAGCAAGAACAGTCTTATTAGCAGCTGCACAAGTGGCAACAACAGATAATTCATAAGAAGCACTTGTCAATCCGTTTCTTTCTAACTGAAATTTAAATAATGCTTCTTTAAGAATATCTATTGATCCAACATTATTCTTACTACTATCAAAGTACCCACTTGCTAAAACTCTTCCACCAGTTATAGATGTACCAGAGATATTATATTCAACTGAATTATCAGTACCAGCACTTACCCAAGAACCTCCACTAGTAGTTCCAGATGCTCTAACTTGCCAATTATAAGTAGAATCTCCTAATCCTAATATTGATAATGCAGTTAAGATTACTATACCATCCAAACGATCTGATTTTAATCTTAACGAAATTATCGGATAAAATGTTCCTGCTGTTGGGAGATTTAATGGATCTGTTACTGGTAAACCTATTGCCTGTTGCAATCCTCTTAATTCGTAACCACCTTCTGAGATTACAGAAGAACATACTTGCTTCATGGTTTTAGATCCACTCGTAGCATTTTTATTTGTGATTTCATATCTCAGAGGTAGAGATGCTGTTGTTATATATGTTGATGCAATTAGGTTTGCATGATTGAAGGTGTGACAAACAATATATTGACCATTGATTATAAAACCAACTCTAACAGAACCAAGACCCAACCATTCAATATCCATCCAAAGGATTTGTGCTTTTGTTATATCAAGAGTCAACCCCGAAGCACCTGTTCCATCAAGTTTATCTCCATTCCAAGAAGATCTTGGAACAATTGTTTCTTGAGTTGATCCTGTAACTAACGATCTCTCTACAAAGCTTAAAACATTATCATCTAATTGAAAATAAATTCCGTTATCTCGACCATAATAACCAACTCTTTGTCTTAAATTTGTAGCAGAAGAGGCAAATACAAATGTATTTAGAACTAATAAACTTTTACCTGGTTGATAGGAAAACACTTTTGTAGTTTCTCTGATAACCGAAGAACCAGATAATGCATTAACTGTTAAATCAACTAATCCTTGATTTTGGTTAAATGTATAAGATCCACCAACGGCTGTTAGTGATGACCAAAGATTATTGTCTCTATAACGATGAGAAGAATCAAATAAAGTAAGTGGTGTAGAAACTCTTAAACGACCAAAGGCATCAAGTTGAGTTGGGGCTGGTGCTGTTAATATTGTATTTGTAACATTAACAGGAACAGGATTACCAATATCATTTGATATTTCTATTGATGAATTTAAAAGAGTAAAAGAGCTTACAGGATTTAAAATACTAACTGCTGTAACTGGATTCCTAACCGTAATTGAAGATACTGGATTTGTATTAAAAACGTTCAAAGCACTTGCTGTAACATATGCAAGTTTTCCGTTTGTGTCTCCTATTGAAATAGTGTCATGATATGGTTCCAAATCCTGTGAAAGAACTCTCATGGCTCCAACACCAATACCAACATCGGCTATAGTTGCTGCTAATCCAGTGTCTTTATCTATAATATGAACCGCACCGATATCTAAATTACTCGATGAAAGACTAATATTAAGATCAGAAAAATTAGTAATATATGAAGCCTCTGCGTAAAGAAGTCTTCCCGCATTATTTTCTACTGGAACCCAAGCATTACAGTACGCTACATTAGGATTTATTGTAGCAGAAAGGTTGTTACTCAGTGTATAGTTATTAGGCATACCTAATATACTTATCCTTTTACCACATCAATTGATTCTAATATACAATTTACCTTATCATTGAATGACTCACCTATGTGACTATTGTATTTGTTAATACGCTTATGAAGCATTTTAACCCATCCAATATTATTAGTTTTCTTGGCTTGTTTTAAATCTTGGTAAGCTATTTTCTTTTTGGCTCTCCAGAATGCTTTCTTATCTGTTTTAGATAATTTTTTAGGAGCCGTGCTTCTATCTGTAAGTTTAGACATATAGTCTACTTACCTTAAAGTTTACCGCCAAGTCGATGAGTTGATTTATCCCCCAACAATTGATTCCAGGTATTCCTCACCTTTTCTCTGAGACCATCAACTGAAGGTTCCTTAATAGCGCCGGTTCTAAATCCAGAACAGGTAACATAATTTAAAACTCGTCGTACCCGCCAAGGATCTGTCTTATCCTTTTCAAAATACTCTTCCAATCTTTTTACACATTCTGGCCCATGATTTGCCCATTTACCTTTAAGCCAAACTCGAAGTTTTTGCCATTCAGGATCATCGACAACTTCTTGAATATTAGTGGCTTTGACTTTTTGTGCCAATGCATGTACTCTATCTGTAAGGTTTTTAAGTTCAGTATTCATCTCTTATTCTTTTAATATTACGGGATTCAAAGTCGGAACGGCAATTCAATTCTTTTAATTTATACTCTAATATATCAATATCATCCATACTATATTGACCTACAGTATATCCTTTGATATGAGATGTCTTTTTTAGTCTTTCTATAATATAAGAAACTTCAGCTACTTCTTTACTCAACCAAATAATGGTAGTATTACATAGCTGCAATTTTTGTTTCTTATTCATTCTTTAAAGAGACTACTAATTCTTTCCAAGATTCAAAAATTTCTATAGGTTCTGGTGTTTGCCATCCAAAGAAATAAAATTTTCCTTTACGGTATTGGGCAACCTCCATGTGAGGGTTACCTAACTCATCCTTATCTTTGCTTATGACAAGATAAAGATATTCTTCAATTAATTCTGGGTTATTATTTTGTTGTGACATATTTTACTTTATTAAAACAATTTAAATCCTTTCCACCTGCATAGCTTATAGAACTCTGTAAGGCTTCTTTGATTTCGTTTAATCTTTCTTCAAGACTTAAGTTACTATTTTCAATTTGCAACTCGAAACCTTCTACGTGTTTCTTTTGTCCCTTTGCAGCTGCGGATGCATTACCAAAGTATATTTTCTTGCCGTCTATCTCTGGTGCCGGAGAATCTGAACAAGATGCAAAGAAGTGGCCAGACATGATCATGGAAGCCCCTGCAACTAATGCTTTGGCAATGTCCCCATAATATTGAGCACCGCCATCAGCTATAACAGGTTTCTTAGCAACTAAACTACATTCTTTCAAACAACTAAAAGCAGGTACATGGAAACCTGTTTGATATTTTGTACTACAGGCTGCTCCGGTTCCTATCAAACACTTTGTTGCGTCTGCTCCCCATTCTTCTAATGCTAGAGTTGCTTCCGCTGTTGCTGTATTTCCAGCAATTACAAAGGCATCAGGTAAAAGTTCTTTGACCCATTTAATACGTTCTTTAACTTTCTTATGATGTCCGTGTGCAACGTCGATAGTGACGTAATCAACTGTCAATCCTCTTTTAGAAATATCAATTAACTCTTCTAGAGTATCTTCATTAACACCAGTACTGATACTAATAGTCTTCCATCTTTCTATATTAGCTTTACGAACAAATGGAACTGTACACTTATCGAAACGATGCATCACATAAAAATAATCATTTGCTGAAAGCCATTTAGACCACTTCTCGTTGATAACTGTACCCATGTTAGAAGGGGTAATAGGTAGTTTGAATATTCGATTACCAAATTCAATTGAAGTATTAGCCTCACTCCTAGAATCTAATTCTGAATACCCTGGTAAAAGGTAAACATCATTATATCCTAGTATTGGATTGTTGTAATACCCATATCTGATAGAATGTATATCTGTCATAGTAAGAATTAAATCTTAACTACACTTCTAACATTTATCAACTCAAAAAGACCTGGCTCGCTACCAAATTTTATTACTTTGGAAATATATCTTTTACCTTCATAGGTAAATTTGATTATATCACCTTGTTCAATACCAACCTCAGGACCCTTCTTTCGGTCTTCAATATCTACAAAAAACCTATCACCCTCTTTGGTGATGTAATCATCTATTTTAAACATCTTTAAAAAATTTTGACATTACTTTTGAACCATAATGAACTACTGCACAATAGGTAGATACTCCTAATGCTGAACCAATTATTATACCAGATAGTATAAAAGAAAAACTGTTACTACCCCCTGTAATCTCGTAAATGAGAGAGCTACAGAAAATAGCGAGTAAAATGATAGCAGTAAGGTATTTAGCTTTAATTACCATTTTTACTATTTACCACGTAAATGGCGATTTGGTTGTATTATTCATATTAAAAATAAATTCTTTAGATGAAAATAAAGTGTTTTAGAGGAAATGGCAATAAGTAATTTATCAATGGAATCGAAATTAAATCCAAGAATTTGGGGAGAAGATAATGTTCTTCTTCCAGAGATAAGACAAAAACTATTACAGATATCTAAAGAATTTTTGGATGACATTGTAGGCCCTATAAAAATTAAACACGTGATCTTGACCGGGTCTCTCTGTTCGTATCAATGGAGAGCCGAGAGTGATTGGGATCTTCATATTATAGCAGAACCAAAAGAAGACTCATATAAGGATACGGTTCTTGATTATTTCGCTACCAAAAGCAAAGAATTTAATGAAAGACATAATATAACTTTAAAGGGTTATCCAGTGGAAGTCAACTTAAAAGATATAGAGACAGAATATGAGAATAAAGCCATCTATGATTTAGTTAAAAATGAATGGTTAGTAGAACCTCGCGAACCTACTAATACTTTAGATGATCCAGAGGTTTTAAAAATTGCACATGAATTTCAAAATAGAATAGATGATATGATCGTTCGTAAGGCTCCGTTAGAAGATTTTAAAGTTATAAGAGATGAAATCAAACTTTTAAGAACCAATGGGTTAAAAGAAGGTGGAGAATATTCCATAGGCAATTTAGCCTTTAAGACTTTACGCTATAGCGGACACTTACAAAAGATATCTGATTATAGACTAAATCTCTTTGATAAAGAATTATCTTTGGAAGACTTTAAAAAATTCTACGCAACGGAAATCTCATTTTAATACCCCCTTTATCTCATAAGTATTATCATGAGTGTGGATATTTGTTTCTTTTTAAAACTTGTTGCAGGTTCTTTTATAACAACCTGGATATTACTTGCCAATATTATTAAAAAATAAATTATCAGGAAGCAGCTACTAATAATAAAAGTTTATAATAATCGTTAGGGCAATTTACTTCTTCGCCTAAAGAATTTTCTAAAATATCTTCTTGGTAACCTTCTTTGAAGATATGTTTCAAATGTTGAAGGAGTTCTTTACCTTCTGGCTTGCGATGGTGAACTGTAATAAAATCTTTAATTAATACTGCTTGAGTATTGTCAATTAATTCTTGTGTTTCTTTGAGAGTCATAAAACTATTGCTATTATTTACAGCAACATGCCCCCATTTCTGTAATGCTTTATTCTAAATTTTGACTAGAAGCTGCCCTTTTAAACTCGTCAGCATAACCATCAGATGCTTTCCTGATAATATCAGGAACATTAAGACCTTGTAAAACTAAATGACCTGCAAATCTTTTTGATAAATCTGTATCCAATGCTATATCCTTTAAAAGTGATTCATCAGCTTTTCTTTCTTTAACCGCCTTATCATAAGCTACCTTGGCTTTATGATAATTGCTTTCTACTGGTTCTTCATGTTTAACTGCTTGTTGAACAATAGGAGGATTCATTCCGTGCTTGTCAGCTAAATCATCTGGAGTCATACCAGCCTTAGCAGCTGAGAGACCTAAGGCAGCAGCAGCAGCTATATCACGAAATCTTGCTTCTTGTAAGACACGAGCCTTTACGTAAGCATCTTCTAAAAGAATGGAATCTTTTGTACGCATTGTATTTATATTTACCTCTCTAACCAGAAGTAGGCCCGGAGGTTTCTCCTCCACCAGCTGCTCTGGCATTAGGACTGAAGTCTTTAGATAATACTGGCCCTAAAGGAGAAGTATTGTTCTTATGTGAAACATTTAATCTGGGATTACCTCTTTCAACATTTATAAGATCATCAAAAGTTTTATTGTAAAATCTTTTCAAAAAGGCATTGAAAGTAGGATTGTGGCGTAATGCCTCTACAAAGGCTTCCTTTTCTTCTCTTGTATTAAGAGTTAAAACATTATTATACTTGTCTTCTATCGAATTGGACGATAAAACATTATGCATTAAACGCACCAATCCAAACCAATCCTTCTGATGCTTTTCCATTTCCAAATCAAAGTCAAAATGTTTCCCCTTTATTTCAAAAGAAATATGAGGCATCTCTGTAAGAAGAGATTCATAGAGTCTTTGAAATTTACTCATGATTGTTTTTAAATTGTTGGCGATTATAGATACCCTTTTTAGGTTTGATTTGCATGGTGGGCTTGTGCACTGGAGATCTCATTTTGGAAATTAACTGGGCTTGTGTAGGTGTATTGATAGTAAATTTCTCTTTCTTTTCAGTAAGATCTTCATCACCCTCGTCCTCATCTTCATCCACTGGATAAGATGCTGGAGGGAGAGTATCATCAGAACCTTCACCCCATTCTTCGTCTTCTCCTTCTACCGGAGGAATCTCTTCTCCATAAACTGACTCGGCTCTCTCGTGTGCTGATGGAGTTATTTGATCATGGAAATCTTCATCTTCTTTGAGATAAATTTTGCTGTAAGCTTCTTGTAAATTAAATTGGTCTTTATTCATATGTTATAATAATTAGTCTAAAGTATATTCTATTTTACATTTTCTGCGGTAAGCTTCTTATCCTTAAAGGATACTAAATCAGCCGCAAGCGCAGGACTTTCGTCTATCATGTTTATAAAGGTTTTATATTTGTAAGGATTATAGGTCACCGGAGTAGGAAGAACACGTGGTTCTTCATGTACCAAGTATCCAACAACACCCGCATGGACATTCTTCTTACCTTCCTTTCTTACTCTTTCATTTCCTGATTGTAAGACCTTGAATATTGCATCTCTCACCATGAAGGTGGTCTCGTGTCCAATCACTCTCCCGGTGCTTGTATCCTGTATAGAAAACATAGGAGTTTTTAATTTAGCAGAAAGGTTTATATTAAAATAAACAAACACCTTACCTGTAAAACTTTTATGACCGGTTCTTTGAGCTAATTCAGCCTCTTCAAAATATTCCTTAAACGATAACATATCCTATATTTAGGCGGGTAACACCTAATATTCTATAGTATAATATAAACATGATTAAGAATTTAGATATTGAAAGGATTGGTACTGATTTGGTTATTGCCTATGAAAAGTCCCAGGGAAGAGAAATTTGCAAACCCAAAGTAAAGGGATGTGGGTGGGATCTGTGTACTGGTAGTGGTAATGAAACCCGATACATCGAGGTTAAGGCTACCACCAAAAGGAGACTAGAGGGTCGATGGCTTGAAAAAGCTAGTCACAATCAACTCCAAACAAATCCAGAATTTTATATATACACCATTACTAACATTGACGAACATGATATTAGTAAAGGAGATATAAAGATCTATACTAGAGAAGACGTTACTATCGTAGAAGAAATTAAGTATATGTTAAAACTTAAAGGTGCTTCTCAAGTAAGGTCATAGCACGGAAACCATTCCTTTCTAACAAGGATAAAGATGCCTTGTTATCAGAATATACATCTGCCTTTAGAGTCTTGATACCACATCCTCTTGCTGTATCACAGAGGAAATCTATAAGCACATTTCCGAGTCCGTGTCCTCTGTATAAAGGATGTATAACTATACCGAAAGAAGATTCTTTGTTCTTACGGTCGTAAAGACTAAATCCTCCTATGAGATTATCATCTTTATCTTTCAGGGTCTCATATATTACATATCTTTCAACACTATTGATATATAGCCAAAAATCAGAATAGTTCTCTATGAGGGGAGAACTATTCATGTTTTTTAATGTGTCAGGATCTGAATAAATTATCTTCCAAAAAGGAAGATCCTTTTCTAGGGTCCTTCGGCAACCATAGTTCAAGTATTCCATATAGAATACTTAGACTTTTTTACCCCTCTAAATTAAGAAACCGGGATTAATTTAAAAGTACCACCCATGACGTCTTCTACTCTATATGAGGAACCTTTCCAAGAAACGGTATCTCCATTATTGAGATTAACGGTGTGAGGAACCGGAGCCTCTTCTTTTACCTCTTCTTTCTGATTGGCAATACATTCGTTACATCCGTCACAATCACAACCATGCTCAGCTGCATCACAATGTTCTTCCTCTTGATCCTCGATACCAGCAGCATCTTCTTTGAGAGACTTCTTCTTGGCCATGGTGATAATATCGGCCTTGGTGATCTTGTCATAAGGTTCGGCAGCGGCGGCGAGCTCCTTCTGCTTGGCTGTGAGTTTCTTCTTGGCCTCTAAGACAAGGGTATAGGCTTCTGCGAGTAAATGAGAATCTTTATTATTCATGGTTATCATTTACTTATCCTTGGCCGCGCGCCTATAGTCATAAACACCCGCCTCGCCAAAAAAATTTTTTGAACAGGGGGGTATAAAATTATAGAGGACCCTTGTCTTTATAATACATAGCTATAACAAAAAGGAGCAATAGGATAATCATATATTAAAATTCTGGGTCGTTTATAGCCTGGTAAACGAGATCAATAATATCTTCGTTAGTAATAAAAACTTTCTTACTCGTTCCGGCCCAAACATAAAGATTAAAATAATCTCGAGCTGCCCAATGTTCCTTATCTGCATTCTTAATCATCATGGCCTGATATTTGCCTTCATAGGCACCATATAGCTTTACATCAAACCAAAAGATGTCGCAATTGGTTGTATCAACAAACGTTGCGTTATTCTTCATTTTTAAAGTCCTCCGGGTTAGCAAATCCTTCTTCAAAGAGATATTGAGTAAGAGAAGTAATGTCCTCTGGCATAGGAACCTTATTATCGACTCTCCTGATGCCTACTCCCTGATCATCAATAAGGAAGAGATACTTGATTCCTTTAAACGTAATAGGATGTCCTTCTTTGTTCTTGGTATTAAATGTTCTCATTGTGGAAGAGGTGGGGAAATAACATAAATTCGCTTGGTTAAAACATCATAGGCCATAGCACTATAAGACTCTTCTGGATCCTCTTTAAAGCTTCCAAATTGAATAGCACATTGTTCTAGACCTTGATTCCATCGTCCTTTAGAGTCCCATTCCTCTTTGGTCCAAGAGTCATCCATCTTAAACTGATTATTATCAATATGGTCTATAATCTCATCATTGGTCCAAATAGACTTCTCAGAGTTCTTAATATCATTAACAATCTTATAGATACCCTTATTACGATCCATGTTCCTATAGAACTCTGGATCATCAATAGCGACTCCGTTTCTCTTGGTATAGGCAATAGTATTCCCTAAAAGAATATCTTCTGCCTCCTCTATGGTCCAATGGTCTCTTTTAAGCATGTATATATAATATTAAATTATAAGGGAAAGGGCAATAACTAAAAGGTTATATAGATAACAAATCCATCACTATCTACAAATTTACCATTCTCATACTTTATATACTTGTAGTTAGTAGGATCTTCAAGATACACATCATCTCCAGAGGTATGAGGATTTACATACTTCTTACCCTCTCTATCAAAGATACCCCTTCCACAAGAGAAGTGACCTAATTTAACAGCTATACGTTTAGAATCAATCATGTGAGTTAATAGAGGGGCAGTTTAATACAACATGATATTAAACTGCCCCTATTAATATTAGGCAGTACGGACAGCCAGGATCTTTCCATTGGCCATCTTATGCTGACTATAACGCATACCCAAGGCCTTCAGCTTCCTAAAGGTATTAACACCCATAAGAGCATTCATCTTAAAGGTACCACCAATAAGAGTAGTCATGAATGGATACTTGTTGTCGCGGAACTTAATAGTTGTTTTCTTCATAGCCTCTATTATAAGGAATCTATAAAGGAAAGACAAGAACAATTTACTTAGAATCTTTCTTTACGCAGTTATTAACGGTCTTCCCAGAGGAAAGCTTCTTAGTACCTTTCTTCTTATACCCCTTCCAGCAATGCATCTGTTTTTCGTATACAGTATCAAATTTATTGGTCATGATACTATTTAGCGCGGATCTTTGTATATCCTTATATAACCTTATATAACCTCATATACCTATACCCCGGGTACCCGAGATCGCCCCCCCGGGTTACCGACCGGTCGTTACCCTATATACCAAATTTGAACGTCCGGGGTCCTTTAATACCGGTCGGTATCGTATTACCCCTGGTTGCTATTACGACCGGTTGTTATCTTGAGCTTGGTAACAACCGGTCGCTAAGACCCTTAGTAGCGGCCTCCTCCCCATCCATAGTCCTTGAAGTCTCCCTCGGCCTCATTGGCATCATAGCCGGCATGGTAGGCTTCGATCTCCTCTGGCGTCATATTGGCCTCCTCGATGCGTGGGGAGCCTCCAGTGCCAGCCATGTAGTAGTGAGGCTCCCTGGAGCGACGGTAGTAGCTGTCGGCGTGTCCGCGATCGTAAGGGCCTCCGTGACGTTCATCGTATTTCTTATTGTTCATACTATTATTATATAAGCTGTAAGGGGGAAAGGCAATACCCCAATCACACTAGGACTGGGACTCCTAGTGGTTGGTATTCAGTCTTTACATACTCTCTGAGGGCCTTCTGGTGAGCTTCCTCTTCTTTCTTTTGTTCCTCTTCCCAGGCATCCTGTTGATCGCAGTACCAGTTCTTACGAGCCTCCTTAGCTTCAATGAGGTCCTCTTGGTACTCATACTCGGCGATGTCCTTATAGCCGCTACGGTAGGGGGTAAGACCCATGATGTCCTCTAGGCTCGTGCTGGCGACTCCATACCAGACGGTCTTGCCGGCTTTGATATCGGCCTCACACTCTTCGATGAAGATGGTCTCGCGCGTGAGGAGGTAGCCGGCGAGTTCGATTTGAGCTTCAGTAGGTGTGGTGTTCTCAATTTTCATACTATTATTATAAGACCTTTATGGGGGAATCTCAACAGCAAAGAGGGAGGAGACCCACCACAAGTCTCCTCCCTCGACCCACCCGCTATGAAATGTTATTAGCTCTTATCTGTCTGACTTAGAAGATACTTGTCTGCAGCCTCTATGTCTTTGATGGCCTTGAGAGCTTTCTCAAGCATCGTGATCTCTCCTAGGAGGGCCATGCGCTTGTAGAGGTTAGGCTCTTGCTTGAATGTATTGTTCTTGATCTCGATCTCGGTGAGGATGTAGCTCTCGCCTAGGGCTGCGATCTCTTCTACCATCTCTTGGTACTTGAGGACTGCTGCTTCTCCTTTGTATGTGGTGTTCTTATTGTTCATACTATTAGTATATTAGGTTTATGGGGGAAATTCAATCCTTAATGGCTGCGGCACAGAGGAGGAGTGTTGCGATTGCTGCTATTACTGTTTTGGTGTTCTTCATAAAATGTTCTATGTTAAAGGTTTAGGCTGTGAGCTTCTTTTCGAGATCATTTACCACATTGTTGAGAGATTGTTGTATGTCCTTCTTGGTCCCCATCCAAGTCATGCTGAAGGAGAAATGTCCCTGGATCATTCCTGCTAAGCGAGCCCACTTATCAGCTCCTGTAAGTCCTTGAGCCTCAAGCTCTTTCTGATAGAGGTCTACGAGTTCGTCTACTGTTCTGTCTCTGTGTTCTTTCTTAATCATGAGTCTATTCTAGTTGTTTGATGTGGACAGCTCAACGAAGAACTCATTAGCCTCTTGTGCATCCTCTTCAGCCTGAAGCTCGTCCTCGAACTCGAACTCTAGAGCCTGCCACTGGAAAGGAGTGTAGGTGAATCCAGCCTCTTCCAAGGCATCTTTAACGTGGACCATATTGCCTGCGCGGAGAGTCTTCCTCCAGCTCTGGTGAAGCCATTCGTCATTGTTGACCAAAAGGATAAGGGCGTCTGTGCAGTTTTGTGTGGGGTCAGTGTTCTTCATGTGGTGTTTGATTGTTCCTATAGTATAATGGGTTTAGGTGGGAAAAACAATCTTAGAGTCCAAGACCTTCGAAGTCGTTCTCCATGGTAACATCGACGAAGATGTCCTTGCAATAGAGACCTTTAACTACGAATCCTGGAGAGCAACCGCAAGAGCATCCAGCCTTCTGGCTCCAGCTAAACTTCAGGTCTTGCATATTGGTAATACCAACAGCTGCGCATACTTGAGGTATAAGCGCTCGAAACTCCTTTACAGGACGCTTACGACGCTGAGCGAGATTATCGAGGATCGTCTCTCCGGTAGGAAAGAAGTACATGACGGACTTCTTGGAGCGCATTGATTGACTCCACTGCATTCGGGCGTTCTTAATTTTCATACTATTATTATATTTGGTTTATGGGGGAAATTCAAATCAATTCGACTCTGACGCATTCATGGGAATGAAGCTCGTCTGCGGTCTCGAAGTACCTACCGACATAGTAGGTCTCTGCGTCTTGGAGGGTCCCGTTGAAGCCTGTGGTCCAACGGTTGCCGTTTGATAAGGTTACTTTGATGGTGATCATATTAGTGGGTCCTTACGAGTTCGAGGCCGTGGCGTACGATCTCGTCGAATCCTCCGTAGCTGTTGTAGAGGTCGACGATCTGGCAGTTAACATCTGAGGAACCGATCTCCTCGAAGCCCCACTCTCTCAGCTCCATTACGGCTGTGTTACGAACCATGGTGCGCATCATGTCGCCCAGGGCCCTGTACTCTGTCATGATTTCTTCGAACGTTTTCTTATTTTTCATACATTTATTATCTAGGATTTAGGGGGGAAAGGCCACCACAACCTCTCCCCCCTTGCCCCGTTAAGAAAACATCTTCTCTGCTAGCTCTTCTGGGCTTCGAGCAATCTCCCAATTGCGGCAAAGGTGTTCGTAGAACTTATCGAACTCATCCTCTCCCATCCAGGTAACCATTTCCTGAATGAGGTTGTTTTGAAGGAAGCTGGTGGCACAGGTTTCATAGAGCCATTCAAGCTTCTCGTGTCGGTTCATTTCATTTTTCATACTATAAGTATAAATCTTTACGTGGGAAAATTCACGTTAATAGAGAGGCCGGCGTTATTATTTTATGCCTCTGTATTAAAGTGGAATCGATGGGACTCGAACCCATAGCCAATAGATTAAAAGTCTACTGCTCTACCGTTGAGCTACGATTCCAAAATGGTGCATCTAGTTGGAATCGAACCAACATTGAGGCTTTTGTTTTAAATAATATGTTCTATTACGGTAAGTATTATTATATGAAATGTGTTAATTGTCAAGAAGAAACTTCAAATCCAAAATTCTGTTCAAGGTCTTGTGCGGCTACTTATACCAATAAGACATCACCCAAACGAATTCGTAAAAGGAAATGTACTAGATGTGATAACATTACTCATAAATGGAATTCTAGTTTATGTAAAGAACATTGGGAAGAATATAAAAGTTCTTTGAAAGAATCTTATAAAGACAGAACATTGGGATACTATAAATCTAGAGAATGTTTAAAAGGTTTGCATCAATCATCTATATATGTACATATAAGAGGAATGGCTAGGTCTTGGTTAAAACCTCTTTTAGGTAATAAATGTTTGAATTGTGGGTATGATAAGCACATAGAACTTTGTCATATCAAACCTATATCTTCTTTCAATGACGATGCTTTATTGAGGGATATTAATTCTATAGAGAATGTTATTCCTTTATGTCCTAATTGCCATTGGGAGTTTGATAATGGATTATTGAAAGACTGTGCCAGGCAGGGTACGATCCTGCAACCTACGGTTTAGAAAACCGTTGCTCTATCCGATTGAGCTACTGGCACGTAAAGTCTTGCCCTGTCCTATCCGTTGAACGATAGATGCTAAAGTGTGCCCCCGGAGGGATTCGAACCCCCAACCTAATCCTTATGAGGGATCTGCTCTGACCATTGAGCTACAAGGGCGAAATTACTAAGGAGCCTCTTCAGGTTCCGTTGGATCAATTAGATCCTTGATCTCAGCTTGAATACGCTTGATCTCATCGTTAAAGGCTTTACCAGATGCCTTCTTACGGTCTCTCATGTCTTCCAGGTCTTGGCAGAGTTGGAATACCTTTGCTTCTTTTGATGTGTTTGTATCTTCCATATAATTTGTTTGTTTTGAAATTGGTACTGGGTGAGGGAATCGAACCCTCGCTCGTCGCTAATCTGGCGAACACAGATTATAAGTCTGTCGATGCTTCCAATTACATTAACCCAGTAGTATTGTTGCCGAGACTTACCTTTAGGAGGCAGAGGTCTCGGTGAGGGAGAACTGACCTCGTGCCGTCTTAGTCGCACACGTACGCAGGTGACGATATACCTTACGGTAGTCGGCCTGTATGGTTAGTTGCTCTCCTGCAATAGTCTCTTGTACTTTAGTAAGGATATCTTTTACGGATAGTTCCTGTTCTGTATTTAAGATGTTACGAATTAGATCCGTGAGTGTGACTTTAGTTTGCATGATGAGGAACGCCGGCCTTTGTATTGTTATCCTGGGACTGTCGGCCGGCATTAACGGTCTCAGGGTTCGTTGAAGACTTCTTGACTGCCTCGAGGATAATATCCTTTAAAGCTTCTTTACTCTTTGGCATCTTGCCAGGGGTGAATTCAATGATCATAATATTATTATACTCCGTTTAGTGGGATAGTTCAACTCTTACTTAATAAGATAATCGTTAATGCGGTTGGTACGATAGAGATCCTGTATCCAGGAGCTGTGAGTAACGTCACACATGTGCATGAGGAGGAGTGAAGGCTTACGTTGAGTGTAACCAAGGAGGTGTAGGAGGTGTTTCATTGTTTATATATTAAAGCAATTGGTGGGAAAGGTCAATCTGAAAGTGGTACCTCGGGCGGGATTCGAACCCGCACTGGAGCGATTTTAAGTCGCTTGTCTGCTGCCAATTGGACTACCGAGGCATAAAGGGTTAGAGGGTTACGAAATATGCTCCAGAGGTTAGGAGAAGAGCTTTGTGCTCAGGATCGTCTTCGCGATCCTTATCGATAATCCCTTCGAGGAGATCATTATCTACACTCATATGCATGATCTTAGTTGCATGATCAAGAAGAAGATCTGTACGGATCTGATCACCACTCATATCCGGATGAGTCAACTCGAAATCATTCAAGAGAGCCTCACCAGCCATTTCAATCTTACGATACAGGTTTGAATCAATCATGTATATATAATAAGGGATTGAGTGGGAAAGTTCAAGAAAAAAGGGATCTAGGTTTTATTTTACTAGATCCCTTTTAACGATTGGGATTATCGGCTACGGCGGCGAGTAGTGAACTGACCTGCCTTATTGCGAACGTTATAGAAACGTGGGCGCAACATGACATTGTTACTACGGCCAACGATGCCAAGAATCTCGTAACGGCTCTCGTTGATGCTCTCGGAGACCAACTCAAGCTTTGCGGTCTTGCCAATGCGGCTGGAGACTGCGGTGCCGGTGAGGTCACTGATGCTACGAACGATCGTGTTATTAGATGTCATTGTCGTCATTGTCTGTTTTTCCTTTCTGTGTTGTTTGTTTGTTTACCGTCCTCCCTTGGCTTTCTGACTGCCTTGGGTACCTTATCGAGTACGACTAACTTGTTGTACTTGAATTCCTTAACCTGCCTCTCCCAATCTTCATTGGAGATAGACTTGGTCCTGTTCTTGACGTGACTAGGTACCTGATAGGTGCTAGCTGTTTTCAAGACTTGTTTAGATTGCCATACGTGCATATAAGAATAATAGTATAGTTCCTGGGAAATGTCAAGCGGCTTTCGTCACTGCTCGCTTGAATTTCCTTGGACGGTTATCTGGAATACGATTGAGATCCTTAATAGGACAGGCACAGTTCTTAGCCAGGACACACTCGGCACATCCACGATCAAGGAAGATGTCTGGACGGTAGCATGCCATAGCGGTTACCTGGGAACACATCTTCTTATCCTTAGTAAGATCGATCTGAACGGTCTCGTAGTTAGGGTTCATCTTAGGAAGGGTCTTACGGACCTCCTCCTTACGAGCCTCCCATTCTTCCGGGGAAAGGAATACCTTTTCCTGGGTTTTCTTTTCCTTCTCTACCTTAGGCTCCTTGATCTTGATGTTCTCCTTATCCAGGGAACGACATAGCCGGCACTTAAACTCTGTGAGGAGCTTATAGACATCTCCATTATACTTTACCAGGTAATTGGCTAACTGGTTACCAAACATGGAAACCGTATTATGCCTACACTCAGCACAGGTAATCTTATTGTGGGGAAACTTGTTAGTTCCCTGGAAAGTCTTTACCCAGGTATTGATTCCTAGGTATTCGAACTGGTTAGCCTTATTGATACGCTCGCTCTTAGGGATACGTTTCCGGGAAATCTTTACAGGTACCCGGGAATCGGCAATGGCTTGTTTCCGGGAAAGCTTCTTAGGTTTCTTCTTCTTCATTACTAGGAAAGGGTTAGGGTTGCTCGAATGGATTTCCGGGTAAACCGTAGGGTTATACCTCCGTGGTGTTTCTTAAGCATGTATATATAATAAGGGATTACCGGGGAAAGGTCAACCCCCAATCAATTGTAATTGTCGATCATCATGATGAGATCATCAGCTTTGATGTCATCGTAAGGGGCGTCACTCTGTGCCACTCGGCCGCAGAAAACGCTGTATAGCGCATTGTCGTGCGTCGATTGCAGCTTCATTTGATCGTCCAGATGCTCTTCGTACTGGTCTTGCATCTGCTTAATGAATTGGCGATAGGTCATGTTTAGATAGAGTAGGCGATTGCGTTCTTGGTTTTGTTAGAGATAAAGTCCTTATGAACTCGATTGTAAAGAGCCTCTATCTTCTCTTCCATATCAGATATGAGGGCTAGGCGACTGCATCCGGTAGGAGACTCAGGATCCATCTCATTGCTAATCTCCTGGAGGCTTTCGATCATTCCTTCGATCGTATAGAAGAGATGCATGGAACGCTCTTCTTCGGACATCTCGGTGAATTGGTATGCTTTATTTTTCATACTATTAGTATAATGGATTATGGGGGAAAGATCAACTCTTAAGAGCCCCAACAGATATCAAATACTCGGCATCCGTCTTTAGGCTCGAGCTCATAGAAGCCTTCAAGGAAGAGGCAAGCGGTACTACCGTCCTCTGGATCAATGAGCTGGCGATTACATTCGCTAATGATATCGCTCCAGGTAGGATTCTCCATAGGCTCGCTGAATACCTCATTCTCAGATACCCTCCAGTAATCGGTAACAAAGACACACTTGCCTTCGAATACCGCTCCCTCATCAAAGATATCAGGATGGCGAACTACCCAGTCTCCCTTAATAGGACAACCATAAGCGCTTTCAAAGATAGAGAAGGTAAGGCCTACATTGCCCTCCCTGCTAGTATGTTTACAACGAGCCCTAGCAGCCTTCTGGAGGCTATCGTAAGAGGAGATGGTGTCGAGATCAAACGAGGTGGTGTTTTTCATTGTTATTATTATCTAGGGTTTAGGGGGAAAGGTCAATCCCTATTAGTTGTTGACGTAGCGGTTGATGTAACTATCGATGGTCTGCTGCGCGGTCCCACTATACTCATAGGTGAGACCATCGAGCATGGCCATCAGGGTTCCAATGATGAAGTCCTTGGACATATCCTTGGACTCCAGATGATCGACGATATCCTTTACGGTGTTCTTATTGTTCATACTATTAGTATATAGGTTATTGGGGGTAATCTCAAGACTAATCAGCCTGGCTAATACCTTGTTCCCTAAGCTGTTTAATAAGACTCGCCGCGGTTACTAGGTCAATAACTTGAACATAGGAACAATTGTAACTATTAAAGGTCAATTCTACTACCGTCCTATTCTTATCATCATACTTGTGAACACCAGTACGAACAGAGACGCCTTCCATGATAGAACCTTCAATAGGTGTGTTTTTGTTTTTCATGCCCTTATTATAATAGCGATTGTGGGAAAAGAAAAGAAGATTCTGGGAAAGCTATAGGCTGGAGGTTTCCCCCATAATCAGATATACTATATACATAATCAAAACAACGAGAGCCTCGATCGTGACTCAGGGCTAACAGGGGATAGAACCCCGAGGGTAGGGGACTGGCACTTGTCTTGATTAAATGAGGGTTGGGGATAAGTACTATTATGATAACAAAATTTTGTGGTAATTGCCAGACAGAAAAGCCGGTGGAAGAATTTTTTAAAGACAGAAGAAATGTAACCGGCTATATGAGTAAGTGTAAGGTGTGTAAGAAATCCTATCATTCCCTCTATGAAAAGAATAATAAGGAGAAACTAAGAGAATACCAAAGAGAACGATCCCCTAACCGTAAGGGATATAGAAAAGCTTACCGCAATAGACCCTATGTTAAAGAGAAAGAAAGGGAATTAAATAAAACCAATATAACCTATAGACTTAGAAAGGGCCTTAGACATCGTCTGAGACAGGTTATTAAACAGAAATCAAACACCCTTAGAACCGAGGACCTAGTGGGTTGTTCCCTATCCTTTTTAAAGAAACACCTAGAGTCACAATTCACAGAGGGTATGTCTTGGGATAACTATGGGGTGTGGCATGTAGATCATATCAAGCCTTGTTGTATGTTTAATCTATTTGAAGAGTCCCAAAAGAAAGAGTGTTTCCATTATACTAACCTACAACCTCTTTGGGGCGAAGATAATTGTAAAAAGGGCGGGACCTTTCCCTCTAATTCCTCTATACTAAAAGTATAATAAAAATGGAGCGTATGACTGATACGCAAGCCACCGAGGCTGCTCTGATTCCTAGCGCCTTTGAGGCGGGACCTTTCCCCTATTATCCTATATAATTGAACTGGACCCCAAATGCCGGCTGCACCCAGGGAAGTATATAGGAATTCTCTGGAAAGGTCAAGCCTCAATTTTTGGCGTGAGTTTCCTCAGGGGGTATATTAGTATATAGGTATGCGCGTTCTATACCGACCGGTCATTAAAAAAGTTAACAACCGGTCGTTAAAAAAGATATGGACCGGTCGTTAAAAAGTTAACAACCGGTCGTTACTGAATACCCCCTGTGCTGGGTGGGTGTTCCCTAATATCCTGCTTTTTTGCTTGCCCTTTCCCAAAAATTCCTATAAAATTAATTTGGTCTGTGGGAAAAATTGGGGGGCGGAAGGTTTATACACTTTATTAACCCTTTATTCCTTAGGATTCTTATTATACCCCTTTAGACCTTATTAGATCCTTTATATAGTCTTCTTATTACTTTCCCTTGTTTCTGATTCCTTTGTTCTCCCTAAGGTATTATAAAGGCCTATTAAAGAGTTGTTCTATAGAGATTATCTATGTATTTTCTTTATTCTCTCTATATAAAGTATGTTATTAACTATATTGTATTCTACAATACAGTAGTTCTATATATGTTTTCTTCTTATATATACTATATTGTTACTAATATTAGTTCCCGGGAATTAATAACTTTTTCTTTATTTTTAATAACTTTTTCTTTATTTTTAATAACTTTTTGTTAATAAAAGGGGGTATTTCTACTGAGGTTTGATAATAAAAACGCGTTAATAGAACATCATGTTGTATTAAATCGGGGTGTGCTATTAAATTATTACTATTAACTATCTTTATATTACCTTGATTCTTTATTAGCCATATAGAATTGGTAGTTGATAATATCTGATAAAGATCCCCCGGCCGTCATATACTGTTTGATGATACTAACCAATACTTCTATTATATATTGATCGGTCTTGTTGTTCTTTCTTAATGTTTCTACTAGCTTATAGAGGTCGGGGGTTTCCATGATATAAAAATACTTAGGAAGATACCTTGTTCATATAGGAATCGAAGGGCTTCTCATACTGCATTCTTATTCTGTCTACATTGAAGCCATGGAGTTTAAAGTCGTACTGATAGTCTCTGTCGGGCTTTATGGTACTATAGATCTCTGCCTTATAGGCTTCCATCTTGGCATGTAATATATCGCGATCTTGGATATTAGGTAATTGGAGCAGGGGATTGATGGCCCAGTTTCTTAGAGCAAAGGCGCTTCGGGGAGTAGGCTTATATCTCAGGAGTCCGCTGGCTCTTACCTTATATCCGTACCAACGCTTTAGCTGTCTTTCATCGTCTGCCATTCGCCTACCATAGTAGTACTTGGTATACCATTCGAGGAATCCATACTTGTCTTCAGGATGGAGCCATTCAGGTTTCCAGTGTCCCCAGCTGGCCAGTCTAGGTTTGGTCCTATAGTAGAGCTCATCAAATACCCCAAGAGACTCTAGGTCCTTTGGGGTATAATCGGGTTGAAAGAGCTCTTCGTAGTCTCTTAGGGTCTTCTTAGGACTGGAGATATTCGAGGCCTTTGGCATACTTTTCCTTTTGTTTGACGGTAGGATCACAGCTGAGATTGTGTTTCATGTCGGCAATCTTAACGGCACGGGCAATAGGATTGGCCTTAATACCCTTAAGATAGTCCATATAAGGATCATGATCGAACCGGGTGAGAAGCAATACGGCCTCTACAATACGGTCTGGGAATCCCATGTCGCTCAGGGTCTTAGAGGACAAAGGGGTATCTTCCAAGATGTCATGGAGGAAGGCCGTGGTAACATTATCTGGGTTGTTAGGATCAACCATAAGAGATACCGCCGCCACATGATTGAAATAAGGAGTCTTACCGTCCCTTCTAAACTGTCCCTTATGCGACTCAAATGCTAGGTCCCGAGCCGCAATAATCATTTCTAATTCATTGTTCATGTTCTTATTATAAAGGCTTTGGAAGGGAACCTCCCTCTAATAAGGGATATTAGAAAGAAAAGTACCTGAGGATACGACTCCAGACGGTCTCTTGTTTGATCTTATACTTCTTGAGTGCTCTTTCATAACCAAGTTGATAAGATTTATTAATCAGGTTATGCAGTAGGAACTTACGATGTAACAGGGTCAACGGGCAGTTGCCTTGTAGAGCCACCATACCTTCGTCTAGGATCTTGTAACACTTTTTACTAATGCCAACAGCGGGTCGTTTAAATAGTTTGTGATTTGTATTCATATGATTTGTAAGGAGTTATAAAATTATTTATAATAGGTATCCTCTAATTCTCTTATCTTATTTAGGATAAGATTCTCGTGATGCCTGAGATTGTTAATATGCTCGTTGGCTTTTATAATACCATCAAGCATCTTTTGTAGCTCTTTGGTCAGAGCATTATGTTTCTTTTTAAATTCTCGTCGGGTCACAATTAATGGCTAAAGAATTTACCGATCTGATAGGCAGTAGAGAATAATATAGAAAGAGTGACATAGATTACACAGAAGATTGTGTATGTATAACCAAATACTTTGAAAAGATTCAAGGCTGTGGCTTTAGCAATAGGAAAGGATGTAGGAGGCATAGGTATGGGGTTGGGTTGGTTGGGGTTGAGAAAATGTTCGGCGATAGCTTTTTTATTCATAAGTCTATTATATATGCTTTAGGAGGAGGTGTCAAGCTATTCTTTACAAGAATCACAAGTACAATCAGTCCAAACAACATTTAGAATTTCATCTTCACCATCTTTAAGAATTATAATAAAGTCCATAGCTTCTTTTTCAGTCTTAAATTTTATAACTGGTAATACATTATCACCACTAGGCAAATAAAATTCTGGTATGCTTCTGAACATACATTCCCATTTATTAAATAATCCTTGGTTAAGTTTTTGTTGTGGATAATAATACCCACCAAGTTCTGCAATTCTATATACTATTTTTCTTTTCATGATTTATGTATTCTATATGCTTTAGGAGGAGGTGTCAAGCTACTTCTTAATCTTCAAATTTTTTACATCAACACCAAACTTCTTAGCAATGTCATCAAAAGTGACTTCTGTTACTAGGTTCGGATTAGGAATTTTATATCCTTCTGAATCATACCAAGTCCAATCTTCAAATCCTTCAGAGTCCTTGCGATAAATTATATTATGATTCTCATCATATTCCTGCCAAATTTCAAACCCATTTGAGTCCTTGCGATAAATTATATTATGATTCTCATCATATTCATACCAAATTTCAAACCCATTTGAGTCCTTGCGATGAATTCTATTATTATTCTCATCATATTCCTGCCAAATTTCAAACCCATTTGAGTCCTTGCGATAGACTACATTTCCCTTTGAATCTTCGGTGATAAGTGGGTAGTTGATTACAGCTTTAATTTTCATACTATCAGTATATTAGAAATTTTAGGACAATGCAAGAAAATTATTTTGAATTATATGTAAAAATTAACCCAATTCCTTTAAAGACTTCAAATATTCCCTTTAAAAGAAATTTCATAATTTTGAGTGGTTTACTTTCAGTAAATTTAATTGTCACATAGACTGATTCTTTATCATTCATAATCTTATTCTACATTTTTTAGGGTTGCTTTTATCTGGTCGAGTTGTGATTTCTTTTTTTGTGCGAATTTATAGGGTTCAACTGTTCCACATGCTTCAATCAGATCTTCTGCAATCTGAATTACTGCTCCGAGTAATTGCTCTGCTTCCATCTCTTTATCAAGTCTAGACCAAAGTACTTCATTTTCCTTTATAAGAGTCTTTCTATCATATTCAAGTTCATGAACACTACATTGAGAACCAAACTTTGAGTTATCTAGTTCTTTTTTAAGAGCATTTAATTCAAGTTCCAGTTCTCTTGCAAAATCTGATCTAACCCAACCACCTTTAATAAATTGTATTTTAGGTTCAGCTTCATCTGTTCTAGGAGTTTTGCTTTTATAGATTAATCCATCTTTGACTAAATCATCTGTCCATTTATCTGATAATGGTTTAATTGCTTTGTTAAATTCTTCTGTGTTCATAATCTTATTTCCATATTCTGTGTTTCTCAGAGATTTGTTCTAAACCATCATATTCAGTAATCTCCCAATCAACATCATCTGGTATTTCAACAATTTTCAGTTCACAATGCCTCCCATTGGCCTTTTCACCCAACTCTTCAACAACCATAATGAGATAAAGATCATTCCTTTTAATATTTCCTTTACTAATACTGTATTTGTCATACAGCCTATTAGATGCCTTTCTCTCTTCCAGTGACAACTGAAAAAACTTAGATTGGTCTGGTAAAACTTTTTCTGGATTAGGAACACTAAAAGCTGTCCAAAATGATGTTTCTGATGCTTCCTCAATAGTTAAAGGAATGTATTCATTATCTTTAATGTTCATACCAAAGAAGAAGCATTTAATACCTTTCAGTTCTGTATATCTTTTAAGACCAACAGGTGACAGTTCAAATCCACCATGACATTTATTAATTACAATTTTCATTATTTATAACCTTATTCTATATGCTTTAGGAGGAGGTGTCAAGCTTATTTAAACTCTCTAGTATCAACAATAGTGCATTGTGCATTAGCTAATTGCTTTTTAATTTCAAGTCTCATTTCCAGCTCTCTATCTGCACCTTTAACTTTTTGTTTTTCTACTTCCTCTAGATCTTTAACAATTATCCACTCAGCCTTTACACCAGAATCCCATCCATCTTTATATCCAGCTTCATATCCTTTTATCCAGATATTGTATTTTAACCAAGGCATTCTAAAACCAAATTCTATAGGCCCAAGTGCTATTGTTAAAAAATTAGAATACCTAATATAGTAACAATTGAACACTACTTTAGTAGTAATAATGTCTTTAAACCCTATCCACTTAAAGTGCAATAAAGGAGACTTAAGTAACTCAAACTTATTTGTTTTCATAATCTTATTCTATATGCTTTAGGAGGAGGTGTCAAGAGAATTATGTCTTTTATTCCAAACAATCTCAAATAAAAGCTTCTTCCATCTAATTCCAAACTTTGAATAGGCTGTACAATTAAAAGTAGTCAACTTTGGAAATTTAAAAGACAAAGCATCAGGAATACCCCAAAAGCCAATAACAAGCTTATTGTTCAGCAAGTTAAAGCAGAAGTATTTTTTTGCTGGTATAGCTGTGTTTGGTATAAAAATGCTCATATTACCAACCATACGCTGTTGAACCACCCTGTGTCCTCAACCAATACTTCATATCAGTCATTGTTGACTTGGTATAAGTTGATGGGTCTCCTACAGACTCTGAAGACCTATCAAAGCAACATGGCTCAATATCTTCAATATTAACTACCTGGCCACTTGGTGCTCTACATACACCTTTCTCATCTACTTTATATACTGTCGTACAACCTACAAAAGGTAATAACAAGAGTGATAATAGGATTTTCATTTTTTAACACCAGGTTCTATGGACTTCGGCAATGTGTTCTGATCCGTCATAATCTTCTATAACCCAATCAACATCATCTGGAATAGAAACCACTTTAAGATCTGCAGCAAAACCATTAGCATTCTTTTTAAGTTCATTAACTACTTGAATGAGATACTTGTCATCACGAGGTATGTCTCTGTCGCTTACTCTGTATTTCTCATATTCTGCATTGGAAGATGCTCTTTCTTCTAAAGACATTTCATAGAAATTGGATTGATCTGGCAGTACTTCATTTGGATTAGGAACATTAAAGGCACTCCAAAATAGTTTTTGTTCTCTAGCTTCTTCTTCTGTAATGGGCTCATACGAACCTTCTGGACTCAAATCTGTCCTCTTAAAGAAGTAACACTCTTTGTCTTGGAGTTCGCACCAACGTTTAAGACCCGCTGGGGATAATCCGAATCCGCCGAATTGTTTATTGATTACAATTTTTTTCATGTATATATAATATGTAAATTGTTATAGGAAATCAAGTAATATCTGCTTTTCTTTTTTCATACCACTCATTTCTTTTTGCACTGAAATATGCAAATATGTTTTGAATCTCTCTTTGGTCTTTGGGTACAAAGATTTCTGTCACACCGCTAATCTTTTCTTGAATGTAAATGTTCTTAGGATATTTTTTAAGTAGTTCTTTTTCAGCTTTTAATACTTCATCCTCAGGACCATATGCAGATGTCATAGGACTAATATACCAATCTTTATATTTGTCCTCTTGGAATCTCTTCATAAAGTCAAAATGATGTGTGTATCCAAATTTATAGAATTCTCCTACTCCACCCTTCTTAGGTATAAACCTAACAAAATATAATTTAAGATTCTGGCTCATATTAAATTATCTGCCAGGCGTTCTTGATAATCTGGAAGGGTCTGACCAGCATAGCATGGTCTTGAACCACACCATCAATGATAGCAAAGCAATGATCCTTATTAGCAACATAATACCTTCCGGTGGGATACTTCTTAAGGAACTTCTGTAAGGTTATAGAAGCAAATTTAAACTTCCTAAATCTAAGACCATATACCCTTTTAGAATAGTTCACCATCTTCTCTGGCCAATGGCCTCGACGACGAACTCTCTTGGTCTTAACGCCAATTTGGTCTGCTGTACTATATTCCATACCCGTAACAATAGCAAACGCTACGATAGTACAATTGTTAGTATCCTGAATGCCTGAGTCTTTAAATCCGCCGTCATTGTATTCGTAAGGTATTGTGGTGCTAATCATGTATATATTATATTATGTTGTTGTTGGAAATTCAATAAGAAAATGTCCCTGCTCCTCCGTCGAGGACTACATGGTGGGAGGGGTTACTCCAACTCATTCGGTAGTTTGCAACCTACACAGGGCGCTGCTTTTTCTCTTTATTCTCTCTGCATTTTTACGGTCCGACCCGACTTATACACGACTTGAGACGTGCGATGGTAGCATTACTAAAGAAATTATTGGTATTGAAAGATTTTATTCCGGATTTTGTTCTTTCCTTAACGACGTTCGGGCGTGGAGCCTATACTAACCGTCCAGCTTGTGTTTAATCAATATGCTAGGATCAAAGCTTACCATAGGTTTTTGGCTCCCCTAACTTGAATAAGGACTACTAACATACCAACAAGCAACTCGTCCTTACCCCTCTCTAGAATAATTCCTAAAACTAGAGAGTATTAATTTAATGATTACTGGCCTATCGGAGCTAGGAAGTCTAAGGCTTTCGCCCTTACCCGCGGCTTCGGACTAGTATTGCTACTACCGAGGACTGTACGCAGTAATCAAATTATTATGACCGGGGTGGTTAATCCATCCTTGTGCACCGGTTGATGAAGGCCTTTCAGAGCAACCTAGTCACGCACACGTACGGTAGCTCTTTCGATCGAGCCTGCGAACGGTCAAATTTTTAAAATGTACTATCAAAGATCAATTCTTATTTATTTATAGTATATTATTTTTCGGGATATGTCAACGAGCTTTTAGATTTATTTGTTCTTATCTCATTCTTTAAAGAGTGGTAATCTTTAAGCGTAGAATATACTTCAAGCATTTCTTTATCCTCAGGCCACTTAAGATAAGGTTCTAAGTGGTTAACTAATTTCTCCGCAACCTTTTCCCACTTATACAAGATCAAAGCATTCCGGTCCATAGCGTCTGATACTTCTTGTATTAATGTTTTGTAATATTGATTCTCTTCTTCTATTGTCATTAATATATAATAATATACCAGTATGATAAATCAAATAGATATTACATATTTCGGGGTTACCTGAGTAATTGATGTTGCACCCACATTTGGATTATCTGTTGTATAGTAATCTACGTAGGTAGGTGCTGAGAAGTTTCCGTTTACAGCAAATCGATTATTAGCCAAGGGAGGGGTTGACGATGTTATAAATTTAGGAACACAGAAGGCTGCAAAGCCTGTAGGACCAGATGAGAAGTAGCTTCCTCTGAATTCATGGGTAGCTGTACTTGTAGGATTATTAATACCATTACCACCAAGGCCACCAGATATATTTCCATATACTACAATATTCGTAGTAGTGCCAGCAACATAAACTCCATGAGCCAATGCTCCATTAACATTTCCGCCTGACACGCTTCCATTAATGGTAATTGCTGTGGGAGTGCCGTCCATACGCAATCCGTGAGCATTTGTTGCAGTTCCGCCCCATACATTACCAGTTACTGTAATGTATGCTGGATTAGCATTGCAATATATTCCAGCGGAACCAGCCGCAGATACATTCCCGTTAATGGTCATAGGAGTATTAGATAATGTATGTATTCCATATGAATTATTTGCAACTCCACCACCTGCAATATTGCCATTAAATGTCAATGTACCAGGGCCCAATCCCAACACACTTGCATTGGTTGCAGTGCCAAATGATTGTGCGGTTCCGTCATAGGTGGTCGGACTGGAACCGGGTATATTGACCGTAAGAGCTCCCGTATTATTAAATAACCCATATACCGTACCATAATTGGTTATGGTTCCGGTAAAAATTGTGGGCGTAGAACCATTATTCCAAAAACCGGATTGCCCTCCGACCGCTATACTAATATTACCAGTTATCTCGTTGGGGATTGTATTACTACCATTTATATACACTCCAACACCTGTACCGGTTAATACTATATCACCCGTTAATTTTATATAAGAACATCCATAAAAACCATACAGATTACCGGAATTATATATATTACCGGTTATAACAGCTGTGGCTGCACTATTTAGTTGCGCCCCGTATGCACTACCTACTGCATATATATTGCCAGTAAGAACAAAATTTACAGCGTAACTTGGATCATATATACCCGCGGCTCCTGCTGAATTTGCATATATATTTCCAACGATGTTAAGTGTTCCCATCGCATTGGTCATTTGTATACCATAACAAGTGGAATATCCACCAGCTGTAATTGTTGTTGGTGTTCCAGAAACTCCTATATATAAATTGCCTCCGCCAGAAAGAAAAATACAGGAATATGTATTGCCTGAGCTGGTGTTTGGATTGGATGTTACATTTCCAATAACTCGTATAGTGCAATTAGTTTCAATATACAGACATCTTAGATTTAGATTGGCATTAGCTGTTGATAAATTACCAGTGATGATAGAATTGCCTGTGCCAGATGTCAGAACCATTCCTTTATTGAGCCCTACACCGGTTCCTATATTAGCACAGTATAAATTAGCGGTTAAATTTTTACCAGTGTTTAAAGTATAAACACCCCCACCAACACAAGACGTATCTCCGTTGTTAAATGTTACACTTGCTGCATCGTTTCTAATAGTATCTGCAGTTGCATCGACATCGATTACTATGGCAAAGTTGTTGGAATAAACCACATCACCTGCTCCAGGTATAGTTGAATTTGACCATGTAGATGTGGCTGACCAATTGCCATTTGCTATTGCTTTGATGTTTGCCATATATATTATTTAGTACCTTACTACAGATGTTATATTACTATTCGCATCGAAAGTATAAACTAATTGAGCTACTGTAGTTCCTGTAAGACCTCCAGTTTTAAATGTTACACTTGTAATGTTGTTGGTTAAACTAAGACCTAATATCTTGGCATCAAATGCCGGTATGCTAAAACCGTTGTAGGCATTATTAACTGTAACAAAATTAGATGTTACTACTGTACTATAAGTTGCTGCTGGTTGGGATATCATGATTAAGTTCCTATTGTAATTTGAGCGTAGCTTCCGCCTGTAGGGAAGAACGCTCTATATTCTAATCCCACTTCACGAGGCTCTGCAGAAAAGGTACCTCCTGCCAATAAACAATATGTAAAATTTGTTAAGCTACAAGCAGTATCACCTTGGGATATATAAAGATTGGCTGGTCCTATATTATATACTACTAAAGAAACCCTTGTATCACTTTGTGCACAAATCTGTGTGCTTACCACTGCATTGAACCTGGATATGACTGCTGTGGTGGCTTTTGCTTCAGTAGCTGTTTTTGAATAAAGATATGACAACCAACCGATTACTCCTGACCCTGAGGGTAATGATTCTGTGGTAACTGGAGAACCGGAATCTACTTCTACTATCGGATTATTCTCAACACTTACATTAATGGTCCCTGTAAGTTTTTCGTAAATATAAGATAACCAACCAAATAAACCTGAACCAGATGGTAAAAGCTGACCATCAATAGGCGATCCTCCATCTATCGATGAAGTGGTAGTGACTGCTGTGGTTGTTGTATCTGTAGATGTAGATGTGGAGGTAGTAGTAGTCGGTGTGGTGGAAGTAGTAGTAGTAGTCGTAGTTGTAGGGGCTATATACGTAAACGACGATCCTAGAATAACTGAAGGGTAAAATTGTGAGGTTACACTAGTAGGAGTTATATTGGCACTGAGAGAATTTAACCAACCTTGTGTTAGAACACTCACTCCACCAGTAGGAGTTAACAAAACATATGGAGATACTTTAGAGTTAGCCCTTAATTCTGCTTCTATAGTGGTGAGTTGAGTAGTCGTATATGCCATACCTTGCAAGGTTAAACTAATAACCTTATCATTACTTATTAGTAATTACTTAATAACCACTATCTTTCCTTTAGATTTTTACAAGGTGGGGTAATATTCTGTTATATCATTAGAGTATTCACAGAATGGTCCCCATGCTACAATCCATTCTCTCATAAGATTGCTAGTATCTTTATGAGATATTAATTCTTGTAAGCTGCCTTCAAATGCTTTTAATTCATTTAATATTAAAATCAATTCTTCTTTAGTTACTTCTTGGTCTCTCATTTTATTCGTGAAATGTAATTTGAACTTCTAAAATCATTAAAGTCGGGGTGTGTTGTATTATCTATAATCCAGGCTTCTTCTACTTTATCAACCAATTGTTTAAAGTGTTGTTTTGTATTCTTATAAGAAACTTCTATAGCCTCCGCAGGTACCATTCTGTTGCGAACTTTGTTGGCTTTGATGGATGTTTCTAAATCTACTTTAACCCAGACCAAAACAATTCTAAATCCATCAGCTTGAGATTTCGTTATAAGATTTAAAAGCTTTTGATAATTCCTTCCAATGCTTTCTATTACTATATTAGATCTGTTACGTACATGAGTAGCATTGTATCTATGTGCATCAAACTTAGGAGATACTTTATGATGTAACTCACTCGTGTGTTCTGGGTTTGACAGGTCTTTTCTTTCCTTGCGACCTAATAACTCTGTCCATTTATCAGATGTTAATACCTGAATGTTGGGGAGATTAATTAAACCAAATTTAAGTACGGCTGACTTACCAGATGCAGGTAATCCATAGAGAATAACTAAATTATGATCTCTGATGTCCGGAGTGACTGCTCTGGCTTCTTTTAAGAATTCTTTAAATTTCATATTATTTTATACTTTGTAATACTTCATTCGGAATAACTCCAACGACCCATGCAATGTTTTTATGTCCGTATTTTTCTAAAATCTTTTGATTAATTTCATCGTAGGTTGCTTTGGTATTAATATTATCATCTACAACTATAACAGATTTATTTTCTATTGTTATATCATTAAAATTAAAAAACCCTTCAGGAACAAATGCTACTTGAAGATAATTTGAATGAGAGGCGAATTGTTTGTCTCCTGGAGATACTTTATTTAAATCTATAAGATGATTATTCGTAATGAGCTTTGATAATCTTTCTACAGAAAGGGGTTCTTCTTTTAATTGTTCATTATCCTTAACCAGATCTAAAAGCTTTATTAAAGCATCTTTGGCTATATTCTTTCTAGCGACTGATGTATTCTTAGAAGAAACTAATTTATCAACGCAATAAGGATCTTTCTTATATCTTTCTACAAGATCTCCTAAAGTGTTTTTAGATATTAAATGTTTATTAGTTGTACCTACTTTGTCTTTGACTTCTTGATTGAAGGGTGATTTAGAATGTATATATAAAACAGTTGCATCGGGATCATCTATCAATAAATTGTTTACTATAGAAGATGTATTGTTTACAACCGAATCATAATATTCCCTTCTCAGTCTTAATGTGATAGGATCATTCGATTTTCTTTCTAAGTCTCTTCTCGATTTAGATAAATGGAAGAGGAATAATTTTAAATCAGATGTAGTCTTTGTGAGAGGATCAAAGACGCTAGCCGCGTGCACATTACCTTTCTTTATATAACCAAAAAGACGTGCTATAGTATTATCTGTTTTATTCTCTGTAAATTTATAATTCTCTACAGGTTCTTCTGCAGTATCCTTTTCAATATAAAATACATCCTTCCAGGTTTTAGGCGCCTTGTATATGCGTCCTGCTGCCCTGGAAGGAAGGTATTTGGCTTCTTTAAAGAATTCTTTAAAATTCACTAAATGATTTAAGCTCCTCCGGTGCTGGCACCGTCATCATCCTGCTGGAACTCAATCATATTACCCTGGGCCTTTAGACCGGAAATGTGTTGAGGATCGAGAATGAAATCGCGAATCTTCTGATGCATGAAGTTGAGTTTGGCTTTAAGGTCATCACAAGCCTTGGTAAGCACTTTACGTGTATCCTTCTTCTCTACTCCGTCTGCAACTGTGTTCTTGTTGATCTTATAACCGAAGAGATGCAACAATCCGTTATTGTTGTTAACACGAATACCCTTACCATAATTGGTATAGGTATCCATCTGCTTCTGAGTACGAGTCTTAGGATTGCGATAAAGGTTAAGAAGATGTTCCTTAGCCTGAGTCTCCAACTCTGTCTCTGGCTGATAGTCTTCAAGCCTCTTATAATCTTCTTCCTTGGCCTTCTTATAATCAACATTCAAATGAACATTGTAAAGAGCGGTCTCACCAAGACCCTTAGACTTATAAAGAAAAGATGCAATGGTCTGACCCTTGCTGAGATAATCAAGAAGCTGGGTGATGAGCTCTTGGGTGTGTTCTGCACCTGTCTCGGTGGTGATATCCTCTTTATAGATAGAGGAGTAGGCTTCTGTAAGTGTGGATGAGTTATTCTTCATATGAATATATTATCTAATAATTAGGGAAAGATCAACCTAAAAGAGGCTTTTAAAAATAATACTTGATATATGGAAAAGTTTGGTTAATATAAAAACAATGTCTAATAACATTCTCACACGCGATCAGAAAAAATCCTTAGCACAGGAGCTTTTCCAACAAGGCAAATCTAAGTCTGAAATATCTAATATGTTAGGTGTTCCTAGGTCAACTATATTTGATTGGGTTACCAGTCGAAATCATCGTATAGTTACTACTACAGTTGACGAATACTTTACAGAAGAATCTGATAATGAAGATGTATATGTTCCCCTAGATCCTATTGCTTCTAATCCTAAACTCTCTATTGAAGAATTGGCTCCTATTATATATCCAGCACCTATCAGGTCTAAGGTATATCAAGAACCTAATAACATAGCAGCTGTCATTGGTGATATACACTTTGGATTAGAGGATTGGAACACATTAGAGCTATTCCTTCAAACTGTACAAGAGACTAAGCCTCGTCAGGTTATTCTTAATGGCGATACTATGGACCTGTTTGCAGTCAGCAAATATCCAAAGGATGCTAGATATAAGCAGAGTTTGATTAAGGAGAGAGAAGCCTATCACAAGTTCTTAAAAATGCTCCATGATGTTACAGAACCATTCCAATCAGAGATTTATGAAACCAATGCGAACCATTCAGGTAATTCTGTAGAGGGTAGACTCTGGAGATATCTCAGTGCTCAACTTGGCGAATTAGCAGAGATTGCTAAGGATGAACTTTCTTATGAGAATCTTTTCTTTCCTAAGGAAAGCTGGAGCCGAATCAAGCTTGTGGACGAAGTAGTTCTTCCTACTAACTTCCTTGTATATCACGGAACAGTTGTGAGAAAGATTGGTGCTATGTCTGCACGAGGAGAGTGGGAAAAGAAGATGACTTCAACTATGACCAACCATACACATCGTATGGGCATGACCTGTCAGAGAATACCTGCAGCAGGACATAGAGAAGATATTTTTAATACTAACTATGAAAATGCTTGTGCTTGTAAAATGGATCCGGACTATGCTCCATGTTGCAATTGGCAGAACGGATTCTCCTTAATTAACTACACAGAAGAAGTTATAGGCGTGGAACCTATAGTGGTTCACGGAACCAAGGCTACAGTATGTAGCTTAGGAAAGACGTTGAGAGTCTAAGAAATGATTCTTAAAATTAAAACCTTCCTCTCTTGGGGGAAGGTTTTTAATTTGATTTCTTAGATTTTTAAAAAATTCTAACCCGTCTTCATGAGAGACTGGTTTATTTTCCAATTCAAGATCTTTTAAAAAGTTCTCCGCTTCGACTTTATCAAACGGTCCATAGGATTTGGATCCGTCGATGACTTTATAATCCTGACCACCAAAATGTTTAATGTATGCCATATTACAGATCTTTTTTAGGTGCTAGATATGTATCAAGATTATCTAAAAATATTTGTAAGCTAGTTGCATTGGAATTCTTTTTATAATAATCAAATCCCCATTTAATCTGTTGAAGAGCAGCCTCAGCTCTTCCCGGTACGCTGAAATAATCTTTAAACATTACTTCAGAGGCATCACCATTTTCTAAAACATTAGAATGCTGACTCTTAACAATTGAACTATAAGCCTCAGAAAGATTCCTGTGATTCATAGAAATTATTATTCAGCTGGTGTTACTTCTTCCTCAGTTGATGTGTCTTCTGCTTGGGATACAAGAACCAAGAATGATTTAGGAAGTTCATCTTTAATGACCTGGTCTAAACCCTTATAAAGAGATTTTACCTTTTCAATTTTACCACTCTTTAAGTTTTCGGCAATGTTTACTAAATCACGAAGGCCATCAACATAACGCTCTAAGACCATATCATAATCTTTACTTCCAGACCAAATTTCTGAGAAGGTATGTCTTACACCTTCATTGATATGTTCTTCAGCTGCGTGGAGAATTTCTTTTGCTAAATCCATATAGTTAAAGGATTCTTTAATATTGCCTACCTTGTTGTAAGCCTCGGAGATTAAATCAATGTCTTTCTTGTTCATTTCTATTACTTATCCTTTAACGCCTTAACTATAGTGAATTTATAAGGAAAAATTAATTCATTAGTATCTTTATTAACTAATTTTTTAGAATCAAAAGATCTTTTTTCCATGATCTCTTTTGATGCCTTTACAATACGAAATTGTTTATTATGTTTTGATACCTGTTTATCTAAGGCAGACTGTGCTTCTTCAGGGCTCTTGTGGAATTCTACCCATTTTTCAGTCAGATGATCAATAGAAACCATATTAATACTTAGGACCACTTGGGGTACTTAAAAAGTATTTTTACTTGATTCTATACGGAAATTCTGCGCTAAAATGCCACCAATATTTTTTTAAATAATTTTCAACCTCTGAATGGTTGTTAAAAGGAGAAAGCATTACTTCGTACCAATTACTTCCAGACCAGCGTTGCAGAACTATTTTCATTATTTGGTTTGTTTTAAAATCTTATTAATAAGATTCTTCTCTTGAGAAATAATATGCCCTTCAGATAAAGTAGGATTGTATCTAAATTTGATACTGTTATTTTGTAAAGATCGAAATATTACAAACGGTACTAGTACGATTAATATTATGGCTATTAGATGTTTCATTTAAGCACAAACGTTTTTACTAAAATTCTTTACAGCCGACCTAGCTCCGATTGGTATAAAGTAATTCTTATTAGCTTCAAAATAATCATGTGATACGATTTGGATATCCGCTCCTGTCTTATGATCATAACACATAATACCTTTACGAGGCTTTACATTATGTAATCGTGCACAAGACGAACAAAGTACTGTGTTAGAGAGAATCATAAGACGCTCCGTTTCAATTGGATTATAACAGGATTTGCAATTCATATCCAAATATATTAAAGCTTAATATTTGGAATTGCCCGATCTTTTTTTACGTTTGATTTTACGTTCTTCTGGTAGTTTCAAAACCATTTTTCTATACATTTGATACCATCTATTAAGCTCTATAGGATCCTCTTTACTGAACGTAGACTCTTGTCCAAACGGTCCAAAACTATTCTGAGCCATTTGTCGTAGATTTGGTTTGTTCTGTTAATCCCCATCCAGTAGGAGATATAACACAATTTGCCATTGTAGCAGCAAGAATGAACCACCAAGGACTTGCATCCTTCCAAAAAATTACATAAAAGAACGGTAGGAAAGTTAGTGAATACATTAACACACAATATATTATGTAAGTGATATACTTCATTAATATAATATAAAGAGGTTTATTTTTTATTCAACTTTTTATTTTTTAATTGAGAACTTTCATCAGTGCAGATCTTCCCGGCTGTTAGTATATATTTGAGAGTGGAGAATACTACTTCAGCTTCTTCTTGTTCTATCATGCCTTCGCTTAAACTATCACAGACCAGGTCAAAGGTATCATTGACATATTTTTTAACAAAGTTTTCTACCTTTTTACTTTTCTTTATATAGTCTTCATACTTTGCAGCCTGTTCTATGGCCACCTCTTTAATGGTATCTTCATCAACCTCTATAGTACCATCTCTCATTTTGGTACGTAGATCTTCAAGATACTCTTCTTCTAAATTACTATAAAATCTTTTGGCCTCAGCTTGGAAATTTGCTAATACCTTTTCTTGGATGAACTCCGCGGAGGGTTGTTTATTCACCTAAATACTTAGGAAATATTAAGGCTATTAATTAATCTAATCTCTAACTGGGTACTTTTTTTCTAAATTTTTATAGGTATTAAAAAGAACCGCTTGTAATCTTTTCCAAGGCGCTGACCATTTCTTTTTCTCGAATCCCTTCTCTGTTTCTTTAGAAGCACCATAAAGACCGGCAATGGTCTCTAAGAACTCATCACTTCTTTTAAGATAAGGAGGTATCTTTAATTCTTTATATTCAAAATAATTTTCTGGAGGCGAAGAAAGAAAATTCTTAAGTTCTAAAAGAATAAGATCTCTTTTTGCTTTCCAACCCTTTTCTGGGTATCCTTCTGTCTTGTTCAATTGTTGATACTTTCTATATTCATTTTCTACATAATGATTAATATTACCAGCCACTTCACCTATTTGAACTTCTAGCTCGCCTGGGTCTGTATAGTAATCAACTCTGTCCCATTCTAAATTATTGCGTATATCATCTATAGCTTGTTCATAACCCGGGGAATGTTTCTTGTATGTTTGGACTCCGTGAAGTAGCTCATGAGATACTAAAGCATAAAGATCTTTTAACTTACCACCAACATAAATGTCATTGATAACTATAGTAGGTTGTGTTACACCGAATTGTTTATCTACCTCATAAAACACCGCTGACAGATCTTCTAGAGGTTGTGCAAAATTAACGTATACAAGGGCGCTGGTATTTTGTCTACCTTCCTTTTTACTACGATCAAGATGTTTTATACTACTCAATTGGATACCGTAAAATGTATCTCCACCTACTGAAAATCTTTTAAAGACAACTGATCTACCTGCTATCTTATAAGCTGATAATTCTTGTGCTTGGGTTCTTGTAATTTTATTAGGATCTGTAACTCCAACTTCGTCCATTAGAGTTTTTAATTCTTTATATTCTTCTAGAGCATTTTTAACTAGATCATTTTCTTCTGGCGTCAATTGCAATGCGCTGACCTCAAGAAGAATTCTTTGTGTTTTTAAATTGAAATTACGAGTCACAAAAATACTTATCGATATTGTAAAAACAACTCACAAAATTTATATAGAATAGCAGCTGAAACAACTATCAATAATATTAATAAAGCTTTAGAGTCATTCATAAATTAAATATATTATATATAAACAAACGGATTATTAACAATTCTCTATATATTAAAAGATATATAATCTCTGGTGAGTGTTTTAAAAAATATAACGTAATCCAAAAGATATGTTTAAATTTTTGAAACATATATTAATGATGATATCCACCACCACCGCCTCCGCGATAACCACCACCACCGCGATAACCTCCTCCTCCTCCGCCGCTATAGCTTCTATTATATGAACCGCCGCCGTAGCTGCGATTATAAGAACCACCACTGTAGCTACGGTTATAGGTACCGCCACTATAGCTACGGTTATAAGAACCTCCTGTAGTGCTGCGGTTATAGGTACCACCGGTATAAGTGCGGTTACCTCCTGTATAGGTGGCTGTTGTGTTACCACTATTGCTTACATTAACCGTACGGTTAACTGTGGTATTACCACTATTATTGGCATAGCCACCACCTCCGTAACCTCCATATCCTAATCCCCAGCCACCCCAACCACCCCATTGCCCCCAACCATATCCTCCACCATAACCCCCGTATACTGGATAATATCCTCCACCATATACACCACCTGTACCGTATGCTCCGGGGTTATCGCAACCTCCACCAATGGGAGGTGGGCCGTAATAGGCACATCCGGTGAAAGACATTGCTGCGGCGACTGCAATTAATTTGATTGTGTTCTTCATTATGTATATATGATAGAGAGTTTAATGGGAAAGTTCAACCTTCATTATTCACAATTTGCTCTTTAAGTTCTTTAAGCTCATGTTCCAATTCATCTATACGTTCTCTCTGTCCTTGAATGACTGCTCTCTGATTAGCAATTGTTTTAGCTTCTCTTGCACATTTATCTTCGCTCATTTGTAAACTTTGGTTTGTTTTCCTTTTACTCGTACAAACCCCTCTACCTTCTTATTTGAAGGTAGAGGATAATTCTCTTTGTACTTTTTCATGTCTGTAGGTCTTTGCCTTGGTCCTTTGCCTGCCATATGATTATGCCCTCTCCTTCTTAGGGAAAAGAGTCTTGAGGGTCCTCTCAAAGTCTGCTCCTCGAGTGGTGAGAGCGGTCTCTGCTCCAACCCAAAACTCGCTATTGAACCTCGTGTCATCTTCGAGACGAGTGAGACCCTTTCCGAGGTTATGACCACCATGGGTCATGTTCTCTTGGATGGTGTTGTAGACCTTCCAAAGATCGTCTCCCTGATCTGCATCTCTGCGGACTCCGAGAAGAGCGTCTGGCTTAATGGATGATGGGAGGTTCTGGCGATAACGGAAGCGGATGTAATGGGCAAAGCGAGCCAATGCATTCTTCTCTTCCTGTGAAAGAACACGATCACGGAATTGATCAACCTTCTGACCAATGACGCTGAACTGCTTAATACCTTGCTCCATGGTACTCATGAGCGTGGAGAGCTTATCATCACCAAAGCGGTGCATGGCTCGGATATTAAGATTAGCTCCTGTGGCAACCACAAGACCGTTGGAACAGACCAAGCGGAAGAAGCCCATCATAACCTGAAACCGTTTGGAACGGTCATGGCTATTGATAATACTGATCTGAGGCATACCCTCTCCAACCGTGCTGCTATCTGCATACTGAGTCTGGATAAGGTCAACCTTATGCATTCCATAACGGTTCCTGCCCTGACGAACATCGCGGATGGTCCAACCCGAATCAATTGCCTTCTCGAGGAACTCTCCGGTGTTGATGAAGCTATATCGATCAGAAACGATCGGTGAGGGTTCCGTTGCGGCAATTGCTGGTGCCATCTGGATTGCTTGATTAAGTGTGTATGTGTCCATATTATTTATTAGGTGTTTGTGTTGTTGTTATCTTTCACTTTTAATATTATCCCCATTATTGGGAAAACTCAAGGAAAATATTAACCCAATATATATTCTGTCACAGAAGGTAATAACTTTCCCTTAGCAGCATCACTTAGGTTATTGTAGCTGATCAAAGCTTCTTCTTTATTACTATCTCTTATTAAGACTGTAAGATCTAATAAATCTTGCCTGTCCTTAGATAAGGCTTGCATTCTATCTGAAAGGAGATCTTTATCTATTGTTCTCAGATACTTGCCACACTCTTCATAAACATTAAGAGTGTGGCTATCTTGGTTATCTGCTAGGAATAATGAAAGAAGGTCCATCTATCCTTAAGTTAATTACTTCTTTAGGTTCTTCTTCTTAGGAACGAACTTACCTTTCTTATCTCTCTTGATCTTTGGCTTAGAAGCCTGAATAATCTTATTAATCTCATCTAAGTTAAGCTTACGATATTCTTGAAAGCTTGCAGAGTCTGTGATATTTAAACCTTCATTGGCCAAGAAATTTATTCTCTTGAGAAGATAATCACCATGAAAGCAATGACCTTCGTCTGCTAGATATTTAAGCTCTCTGAAAAGATTAATAACATCACTTTCGGAATCATTATAATAATCAGCTTGGATTGCTGCTTCTTCATCTTGACTCAAATGATAATGAAGTCTTGCCCATGCTGAGAGTTTAACAAGACTAGATGATCCTGGAAATACTCTAAGTGTATATTTGCAAATATAGAGGACCGCAATTGCAAGTATAGATGATATGTTAATTTTATTCATAAATTTCAATAATAATGAATTTTTAGGTTTTGTCAACCTTTTAATTGTAATGAAATAATACGGTGGCCTTTTGATCAGACTTATTAGTCACCTCAAAAGAAGATACGCGCAAACCTTTGCTTACGAATTCTCTTTGGATCTTATCAATTTCTCTATTGATATGGGTTTCTCTTTGAGCGAATGAAATTCCTAAAGGAATGTTTATTATGGTTTGATGTGTCATGTGAGTTTATTTATTAGGGTTATGCATAAAAGCAAAAGGACATTTAGATTCTTTTGGTTTTACGTTTTCGTATGTCTTAGGTGATCTAAAAAATTTCTTATATCTATCAAAAAATACTGTATGAGCTTTTTGCCAGAGAGTATTATGAGACCCATCATCGAAAGAATATTCTGCTGCAAATGTCTCTCTCTTAAATGGAATGACCTGAATCATAGGAGTATCTAAAGGAATAAGACCGTTAAAACCTTTCTTCAAGAGGAATGGAAAATGGGTAGGTGCTGGATGCTTGTCAGTATCTACTAGAGCTGAAAACGATCTGAACGGAAGATCATCATAATGATAAGGATGTGTAAAGATACAAGACCAACCTGGTGGAGTCTTTATAATCCAAGGACTGATCCATTTGAATGCCGTGTCGTGATATCCTGGAGGTATAGGATAGGTTGAATGTTGTTCTGAGGGATGCACACTAACAATTTCGATAGTATCCCAAGACCATCTAAAACTAATGTTCATGTCCCCTGCATTCTCAACCCATACATCTGAATGCAATGGAATATGATACCCTGCTGTCATGATATCAAAAACCGGCATGCACTTCTTTATAGTTGATGAAGGATCATTGAATTGATCTACGGATTGTATACCACCTACGTAAGAAGAGGTGTTCTTATACCATGAAGGTAATTTATTAGCTGATGGGTAAGGTTTAGGTGCTATAGCCAATAATTCTTGGTTACTGGCTATGAACTCTATCTTGACCTTATTATTAGACATCCTTTAATAATAATGGGATGTAGGAAAAAATCAATCTTTAATTTTAGTTAAAAGATCTACTATTCTTTCTATTGAATCTGTTATGTCTCTTATTTTTCTTTTATGCATTGGTATATGAGGCAAAGGTATTTTTAATGCTACGTTGCCGGCAATGCTCTTGACTACGTTAGATTCAAATCCAGTTTGAAAGGAAGATATAGGATTGCTTGTAAATGTATCCATGCTTATTTATACTTATACCATAATTATTTAATACAATGGCTTCATCTGATATCGTCAAATTAAACACCTATCTAGCAGGTACTAGTACTATAAACGGAGTATTTCCTATAACCGTAACAGGTTCCATAGGGTGTAATGTATCAACATCAACTACTGATTATTCCTTTCTTTCAGAAACCGGCAAAGCAGATCCTTATCATTTATGGGGTATGGAAATAAATGTACAGTATAGTAATACCGTTGGCCCGTGTCCGGGCGGACACCAATGTGATCAAGCTCAATTTTATCTAATGGTGGAGGGTATTAATATAGGCCTTGTAGATTTGAATAATTACAGTGATGGTGGAGACAGAAATACAGTGTTATCTTTAAATATTGACAAGAATTCAGAATTTTATGATACAGTCAACAGTACCGGGGTATTGAATTTACAATTAGAGTGTGCTTATGACCTTTGTCATTCAAATGTTCCTTGGGTTACAGTTACAAACGGTGAAGGCAATATAATTTATAACGGTTGTCCCGCCACAAATACCTTTATAGTGCCCTTATCCTAATCAGATACTATTAAAATCAAACGCTGGTTTGGGTAAAAATATAGTTTACAATTTAATACTCGATAATTGAACCTTTGTTTCTAAATATTATTAATGTCAGTTCCTCTGTCTACAGTCTCACCTTTAACCTATAATGAGTGGTTAAGTTATCAAGATACCTTAATTCCTGGTACCGCTCAGAGAGTTTATACCGAATATTTAACTTCTTGGTATAATCAGAAACAGGCTAAACAACAAGTCAAATCTTCCAAAGAGGATTATATACAACTAGTTAAAGATTTAAGCTTTCTATTTGGTAAAAACGAAAAGGATCGTTTTCTTAATGAAATAGATTATAATAATGATGAAGAATTGGTATTTGCAATACCTTTCTTTGCTAAGAAATTAAAAGAAATAGCTAAGACACTTTCAAACAAAAGAGAATCCGTAAAGAGAGCCAAGCTTAAATATAATTTAGTAGGTTCGAGTCAAGGTCTTGAGAGACTCCTTTATGAATATGTATTAAAGGGATTTACGAAGAAAGAAGATTCTACGGTACAGGTACCTGCATTGGTGGTTCAAAGTGTATTCCCTGATTTGACATCAGTAAAGGATAATTTCTTCATAGAGGTTGAGGAATTATATGATCCTTCTTCTTATCACGATTCCGATCCTTCAGTTAATATAAATGAATATGTTAGTCTATCAGATGTAGAAAATGAAATACCTTTTGTGGATGAGGGAGACCCTTTAACAGAAGAGGAAATCAATGCAATACTTGCTACTAGATTTTTACCTAAGGTAGCAGAGACTCCTTTATCACAAATATTTAAACAATATTTGACATCTATACCCACCCTTTCAACTGCTTCATTATCTTCAACGGCTTTTCAAGATGTTTATAATAAAACAGCCGCTGCCCAAAAATATCTTGGGGAGACTGTTTATGGATTAACTGCTGTACGTTTAAGTGAATATAATGTACCAGATCAAGTATTAAACATAGGAATGGAACCTGGTAATAATTGGTTCTTGTGGCCGAGCGGAGATAGAGTATTTGATACTACTTTATTCAATGATATATTCTCTCCAATTTATATAAACGATTCTAATTTTGTAGCATGTAGTGCTACGGCAGGGACTGAGTATTCTAATTCGGATTTAATCTTTACAGAGAAAAATGGTACGATAGAGGGAGCCTGGTTAAAAGGAACTTATCTTTTAAATACAAGTGCTAATGTTTCTATATCATTCAAGCCTGGTTTAATAAAAGAGTTTATCTTTCCTTATGTGGGTTTTAATTTAAATTCAAAAAATTTAAGTTGGGGTGGTTATACTTTTGATCAAAGTTATATTCCTCTATTCAATACGTTGGATGGAAGCATACAAAGACTCATCCTAGAACAGTATTATACACAATCATTGCCCATTTCTGCTAGTAAGCCTTTATATATTAACCAAACTAATTTAATAGACTCTGGAGCATTCGCTGCTAAATTTTCTGATGAAGCTGATGTTCTTACTAAGAGACTGAGTAGTAATAGTGTATTATCTATATACAGTGATTCGCTCTTAGGTGAAACCGAACAAGCATATGCTTTCAAATTTGATAGAACTGATTTGCCTTTGGCTCAAGGATCTAATCAAATATATTGGCCTATAGAAGTATTTGATGAAGTTAATAATATACCCATTACTATCAAAAAGGATCAATGTTTGCCGTTAGGTTTATCTTATACTAATCCTTCCAATACCGTACCAGGTGCCATAGCAGGAACTGACTTCAATTCCTCAGATGTTATATACAGACTTAATAATCGTACGTCAGAACCGGTAGAAGCGGCTTGGCTTGGTTCAGGTTCAATTACCAATTTAGATTTATTTACGAATAGTATTCCGGTCTACTCCACACCGGCTATTAAATGTGCTCAGTTTATTGATGGACCTATACAAGGTGCTTTATCTATAAAGGTTGATCCGTCTGATAAGATATCCTTTATATGGATGGACGAAGATACCTATGCAGATGAAGTTATAAAATACTATGAGCATAGTGCTGATTGTGCATATGGTAAAAACCTTCCTCATGATTATTACAGTAATCAAGATTATTTAAATCCTACACCCATTAATTCTTTAGATGCTTGGAAGACATGTACATGCCGTTCTTTAAAGTATTCTCCTATAGGGCATGCTGGAGAGAATCTTTTAGATTATAATGGAGTTGCTGATTATCTTTTTGCTGATCCGGATGGTTTAGGAGCTGACTTTGCGATAAACAGCTGGACTGATACTAGAGGATATACTCCATTCAATAGTCCTCAGTTTGCTTTCTATCAATTACAGACGGGAGGAGACGGAGATAAGGAAATAGGATGGGGCCCGGGTAAATGGAAAACCGGAGACGGTTCACGCATGGTTTTTAAAACTGGAAGACGTTATACCTATTATCGTTCTTCTTTAAGAAAAGATGTGGCTAAGACTACAGAAATTGCTTCTCCTTATATTGTTGTCAATTATCCATATAAAAGAATAAAGGGTAATTGTAATGCCTCGGGGTGTATGGATGTAGTATTAATCATTGATATCAGTAAATCACAAAGTTTAGATCTACAAAGTGTTAAAAATTCTTTAAAGAATATTACTGATGCTATTTTAAGCACCGGCGGTGTGTCTGCTCAGATATCTATTATTACTTTTGACAATGAAGCATCTACTATAACATATCTGTCTAATGATCCGGCTACTATTGATTTATATATAAGTCAAATACAAATCGATAGTGGTTATCCTAATTTTAGAACGAATATAGAAAACGCTTTAATATTAGCTGATTCTATTCTTTACAATCAGATCCCTACTAGTGCTACTGTTAACAATTTTAATTTCTTTGATCTTTGTAAAAATTTAAATACTACTATTATATCTCAGTCCAAAGCAGTTAAGATTTTAAACAATCCACAAGAAGGGTGTAATAAAAAAATTGTTATATTCAGTGACGGAGCTGAAAATGAAAATATAGGTGCAGCACTTCCTCGTGCTAAAATATTAACCAATAAGGGTGTAGAAATTAATACTGTTGATATTGGTTTATTGTCTGTCAACAATACCTTGATGGAAGAGATGGCTTCATCTCCATCTACCTATTTTAATCTTCAAAGATATCTTACTTCTGGGGATGGTGATGAACCTACATTCTCACAACTTATATCTCGAAGAATCGCAGGTTGTGGTAACTTTGCAGCAACCTGGTATAAAGCTGTAAGAGGTGTTAATGGTGATTGGGTATCAACTGATGATATATCTGATATGAATATATATCCTGGAGACTATTTGATATATGTTCACAGGGACGGTATTAGTTATATATCACCAAATAATAGTTCTAGCTTCACACAACCAGCAATTTCATTCACGGCTAATTTTAAATTAGATGGTTGGGATTATACTAGCAATACCTTTATAACCTCTGCAGAAGGTTCTTCCTTTGGTGCTAAACCTTTCTGGGGCAAAGTTTATAATTCTCCTGACACTAACAATGAATTCAATAAAGAGACTTCATCTTTCGGTGGACAAGTAAGATTCTTTGATGATTATGTACCGGTCCATCAACCAGAGATTTCACCGTTAGTATTAACAAATGGTGACTTTATTCAATATTCAAGAAAGGATTATAAGACTCTTGATTGGAATCAACCAGTTTCATTAGAAGTAACTCTTTCATCCAATCGTTGGAAGAAAATGGTTTTCTATAAGGATTATTCCAATCTAGCAGATATATTAAGAACTGGAACTTTAGATCTTATTGGTTATGGATCTGATGAGGATAGTGATATTTTATTAGAAAGCTTCTCACAATTCCGACCTTCTCGTTACAATTACTTTGCACGTAATGCATTTAACTATCAACAAAATTTATATTATGTTTCAAGATGTCCTTCGACTTTCGTAGTCTTTAATACTGGTGCTATCATTTCACCCTCAGAACCTTATGCGAATTTAGATAATAAATTTTACCCTACAGTAGCTACTGTTTCATATCCCCAATTGACTGTTTCTGAAAGACAATTAGGTGAGTATATGTTACCAGAGAAATTAGGCGCCTCCTCTTACAGAGGAAGAGGTTATACTATTGAAGTAGATGGCGGTACATTAGAGAGTATAGATTCTCTAAGTGCAGAAAGAATATTCTTTGATACACAAAAGTATGGACCTCGTAATAGAGGCCTTACTAAAAAGGATCAGATAACTCCGGTAACTATTACCGATATAGACAATCGATGGGTTATGGAGCCTTATAGTGCTGGTATCAAGGCTGGAGTTATAATAGGCACTCAAGAGAATCAAAAATTTACACCATATCAATCTAGATATGAAATAATGGGTAAAAATATACACGGTCTCTTTAGACAAGGCGAAGCTGATAATTTCCAATTCTGGAACCCAGCTGATCCAGGCGTTTGGAATTCACCAGAAAAATATCCTCTTACTTTTAGAAATGAATTATTATCTTCTTCTTATCTCAAGAGAATAGAAAAATTATTAATCAATAAAGGTGTATTAGATCATTGGAGTAGTGATATATTCGGTAATGATTATGGTTTATATAAAACTAATTTATATAAGCTTTCAGGTCCATGTGCAGATTCGACATTAGTGTCTGTATCTGCATGTCAGGGATTAGGTGATAATCCTTGGTATTATATCAACGGTGGGTGTGTACCATCTATACCGGACGGCCCGGGCGGAGCAGGTGATACATCTATAACTGGTTGCGCTGGCTGTGCAACTCCTACTTCGAGTGATCCTAGTACTGTAGAATATTATGGATATGCATCAAGCCCTACCTGGTGTGAATGTGTGGGTTCAGGCGCTATATGTAATTCTACATTAGTGACTACGACCGATGGTGATAAATTAGGGTATTATTGCATATTGGATAATGAACCTCCCGCCGCGGTTCAATATTTAATTCAAAATAATGGTTGTATATACCCAGGCACTGGATGTCAACCTCCTTATAATTTCATTGCAAGTAAAGTTTTCATTAATCCTTTTAATAGAACCTCTAATGTAACAATAGTTGGTAGTGCAGATGATGATGCCTTATTAGAATATACTGGTGGGAATATCTGGTTGAGAGCAGGTGGAGAAACCGCTACTTGTGCTGCTGGTCCTATTAATTACTCAATTACTGTAGGCCCTAAAGAAACATTTAGAATAACCGGATATGATATCTATGGGTATTGTGGTGGTGTGGAATTGACAGTCACATTTAGTTGATCTAACGAGTCTTCTCATTATTAGAGAAGGCTCGTTGGTAAATCTTAAATCTATAGATTAGATCTCTCCAATCTAAGGTAGATGCACGAGACTATCTCGTAACTGTTTAAATCTTAACTAAAGACAACAGATAATTGGCCTTATTAAACGAGGAAAGGATATCTTCCTTAGTGTTATTGAGGCCTGACTGAACATTATCAACATAAGAAGTAAATTCTAATGAGGACAGTATATTAACAATTGTTTGATATGTCTTGGTGTATGTGCCCATGACATTATTACCTTCTGATCTATATTGATTAATATAGTCTAGGTCTAGAACAACTGGACCGAGAGAAGGAAATTGTTGGTTTTGAAGCTTGGATGTTCCTATGATCTCTTCTTGAAGCTTGTCAAATAACCCATCAAGAGTCTCATACAAATCACCTAAAATAACATGCGCATCATAATTAGGTGCATACCAATGAACCATATGAATGATTGAAATGGCTTTGGAGAGAAGTATTCCGAATTCTCTTGTAGTGTCTAAAGAACACTCTATAGGGGTTACTGCTATGACTTGAATATCCATGGAACTATTTACGTTTAAAAATTTGAACTCTAACAATAAAATCTCCCATTATGTTATCTCCGCTACTGATGAGATTATAATCTTCTATATCACTTGAAGGTATATTAGGCATGTGTGAGGATTGTAAAGGAGGTAGAGTCTCTGAGAATTTAGATGAACTAATACCCTTTCCATCTTCTGTTAAAGATACTTTATAACCAGCACTAACCATTTCCTGTGATAAATCCTTTAACAACTCATCTATACTATCGTAAAATAATTTCCAAAAAGGAATGGGTACTAACGTATTAAGGGCTTCTGCTCTTAAAGAGCATTTAGAACAAGGTATTCTTTTCTTGGTGATAGCAAATGTTAACCAAGAAAGGGGCCCGTGTAAAATACATGCCACTAAATCTCCTAGTCCTTTAGCATATCTACATTTAAGGCTTGGGTTTTTATTTTCCGAAAGTGTTTGTAAATTGTTGTTGTGCATCTTCTTTATTTAAAAGTTTGTTACGCGACTGATAATATTTAATTCTACTATCATGTTTTTCCACTGCATCTAATATTGTGTCTGCCATATCCGTAAATCTATAATCGGCTTCTCCTTCATTAGATAGTAATTTCAATTGTCTGATAATATTAACCAACTGTACTCCCAATGGATATTTTTGATCTATCTTTTCAAATAATTGTCTTTCTAACTCTAATTCTTCTATCGGATATCCATCCTCTACTATCGATACCATTCTCCCAGATTCATAATCCCCATCCCACCTCCATTTAGTAAAATCGGCTTGTGACTCTGGTACTTCTTTGGTATAAAAATTTTCCAGAGCTTCTTGTGGAAGATCCGGACTAAATCCTATAAATTGCTTATCTTTGTTAAAAAGTACTAACATTATAATGAACTTATTTTAACCCAGGTACCATTGGTTTGCACGAATTTTATTATTTTACCATTTGTAAAATGGGCGTCATCCCTTTTATAAGACGCTGACATATACCTGTTAACAAATGATATTTCTGGGGAGAATGATACATGCATTAAATTATTTGGATCTGATGGATTAATACCTACATTATACAAAAAGAATATGACATTAGCTTTGGTCCCTTGTGTAAAGACATTCGCCTTGAAATTAGCATTAAGATAGGCAAGTGCTAAAGAGGTTAATCTTGCTTCTGGGGAATTATACACCGGAGCGTCGATTGCTAAATTATTAATAGTGGATATGTTAATAGGATAATGAACAGAAAATTCATGTTGGCTCCAGTAAGAACTTAATAATGATGTAGCAGAAGAACATGTATCATATCGTGAAGGATCAACAAACAAACTAGCGGTTTGATTAAATTTGTTAATATTATATGCTAAATCTGCAAGCGTAACATATATGTTATCCGCATCATTAAATAACATAGACGACAAATTACAAATTGACGTGTCAAGTGATAAAGCATTATAATTATGTTTGCCTATAGAATCACCTACGTAGTCTTCATTAAAAATTTCAAATGTTAAATTATTTGTAGCCATATTAGTTTATAAATTTATCAAATACCCAATTACAATTTTTTACTTTATAGGATATTGCTTTGATTTGTTTGACTTCTTGTCTTTCGGAGAAGCCCATCGTCACGGCAGCTGATATATAACTTTGAGCTGATCTACCTCTATTTGTTAAATTGACATACGGGTATCCGGTATAATAACAATTGACGGTGGCACATTGACTGCATGAAGAAGATCCTCCGCATGAGAAATCTCCATTACTGCAATATACATATCCATAATAACTAGTTGTGCAATATGCACAAATATTACCATCGTAGGTTGAACATTGTGCCATATCCATGAGGTTATATACCGTGTCAGGTTGTACATTCTGTGTATATGTATGTGCATAAATAATGATTTGTTGATTTTCTACGTAACTTGGTTTGGTAACTGTAGTACCTGATACTGGGAAATTATTTGTTAGCCAATTATATACGGTGTTTGTATTATTGTTAGTAAATGGATACGGAAATATTTGGGGATAAAAAATAGTTATAGGTTTTATCCACTTGGCACTATTGGTTTCTACGGTGGTAGACATGCTTACCCAAGAAGCTGAATATTGCTGGCTCGTGGTATTTGCAGATTTAAAAAATGCTGAATATGCATTATAGAATTCTGTAAGTGGTATCCAAAGATTCGTAGCACTTAATTGAATATTGTTGACCCAGGTCTCAAGAACTGCATAATTACTGTTCATAGAAGAGAGTGAGTCTCCTATAGTAGTATTTGATTGTATATTGGTAATATTATAAGGCATTATATTGCGCTCCAGTTATTATTGATATTTTGAAACCTTAGTCTTATAACTCTAGCGGTGCTAGTGTCTACATAATTTTGGGTCTTACCAATCACTAATGTTTTATATCCATTTGCTCTACAAGAAAATGATTGTGTACCATATCCAGTTGTTTGTTTAGAACATCCATCATAAGCATTTGTACATGGTCCATAACCAGCCCTTCCTCCGTGATGATTGCATCCTCTTGAAGGTGTTGGGCACTGACCACAACTAACAGATGCTCCTCCACCATTGGGTGTACATGGTTCATAGAGGGATCTCATGAAACTAAAAGTAAATGGCTTCTGTTGATATAAATTTATATAAAAGGATATGATTTGATTTTTTGGGAAGGATGATGCTGGGAAGTTTAAATTCAACCAGTTAGTTGCTATACTGTTCTTGGCATTGGTATTTAAAGCATACCATGAATTGATTTCTAAGATAGTGGGATAATATAAAGAAAATTCTTTACACCAAGTAGCACTTAAAGAATTAATTGTTTGATATGTATTAACCCATTTAGAGCTGAGAGAATAAACATTAGTTGATGAAGTAAACCATCTAGAACTATTATTAGCAAATACTGTGAACAAATTATTCCATTGTTGTCCATAATTGTTAATAACATTTAAATTGGATTGTAATTGGTTAAAATTAAAATTAATAACATCCAGAGAAACATCTAAACAGAGACGTTCATCTAATAAAAATATATTAGAACAAGTCTCGTCTGATTTGATAGGTAATGTTACTGTGGCCATATTACATCCAATTTATTTTATATAGAGAGGCTTGAGCCGGAGATATCTTTTGAATATTATTTTTCAAAGCATTTTCTATTAATTTTTTAATTTCATCTGTCACATTAAGATTGTGTATATTAATGTTATAATATTTACTTTTACTACCTGGTAATTGCATTTGGAACCAATGTTGAATTTCTTCAATGAAGTTGCAATTACCTACGGAAGTATTCCAGGCTAAATCTTGTCTACCTTCATTGAAGGGAGCTGCAAAGTATATTTGCTCGATCTCACCCGGAGATAAAGACTTATTATACATACGAAGATCCGCAACCTTACCTATGAATTTATAAGCATCATCTATACCAATAATATCATTTAAAGTACTATTCTTCATTGAAGCGGCGCCTAAGAGTAAAGAAGACCTATAGTCATAATAGAGTTGGTATTTGTTGGCTGTGAAATCCACTTGGTCTACTTTCAACGAATCTATATAATATTCGGCTATGCCTTTTGTGGAATCAAATACGAAAGCAAAATTATGCCATCCATTGGGTAATGAACTTACACCATAATTTAAAGAAAGGTATTGGCTATTAGAACCATCAGGATTGGATATTTTAAATTTCCAACTTAAGTTTTTAGTCAATGCACTATACTTTCTTAGATACTGATATCCTGAAAAATCTCCCTTAGCTACAAAGTCTGAAGAATCACCATTGCTTAATGTATTTAAATTGAGTTTTGTCAAAAGATTACCACTTACATCTAATATATATACTTGGTCATTATCATTGTCAATTAATACTGCCAAATCTTCTGTTGAAGATTTTGAAGAAGAACATAATGTTTGATTGAGATTCGGTGTTCTTAAGAAATTTAAAAATCTTGTCTGTGTAGTGGGTTTGTTGCAAGAATTAATAGATAAGTCTGAATTTTCACCTATTCTTAAGTTAAAAACAAATACTCCCGAATCTGCATTTAATTTTGTAACACTATCTTGGTCGTGTAATATCCATATGTTATTACTTGCATCACAACTTAATTGTTGTATAGGTCCTATATTTGCATATATAACTCTATTCTTATAGAGATTGCTACCTATAGACTCCCAAATATTATTTGAATTGTCTATTACGGACGCATTGCCGTAAATAGGGATTACCGTATTCTCTAAATCTAATTCGAAACGTTTTGCACTGGACACTAAAGAATAATTTGTTATATAATTTCCGTTAGAATCTGTTTTTACTAATTTGTGATTAGCAATATCGAATATGAATAAATTGCCATTTCCGTCTACTTCTACTTGATCTATGTTATATATAAAAGCTGATACTGAAGGAGATGTTGTATGTTCTATACGTCCGTATGTATTGAATTTTCTACCTATTATATTATAAGAATCAAATACCCATGTACTAAAATCGGGTAAACGTACTACAATGTTATTATTACTCAACGGTAATGAAGGAATGTTATTTGAGTTTACTACATTGAGTCTATAATTTATATCGTAGGATGCTGATGATATATTATTTACTAAAGAAAATAACGGTGCTGTTAAGGCGGAATCATTTATTAAACCAAAACCACTATCATAATAGTTACCAAAGATTTGTCCGCCATTTATATTAGCCCAATCATCGACGTTGATCCATAAAGATACTGTCATTCTTGTTGATTCTAATAAAGAATTTTTAGCTGGGAATACGGCATGATTAGTTCCGTCTAAAATCCAGTATTGATCTTTTAAATTTTGTGAGTTGTTAAAGAATATTAATCCGTCATTATTATATTTTGATAAATCTTGTAAAGGCGAAGAGTCCCAAGCACTGATATGTAATACCTTAGAACCCAAAGCATTGCCTGGGTCTGCATCTAAATGAGTTACGAATGAAGAACTAACATTAGGACCTACCCTGTGATATCTATAGAGTACACCAGGTTCTAAAACCATTGTAGAAGGAACATCAAATGTAAATTCTTGGTCTGCTATTGTTTTATGATGATAAAATAGTGACTTGGCTGAAAGAGCTTGATCTATTGTATAATAAGCAGAATTGTAAAAACGATCCATCCAAGCGGCATTTCCGTTATTGTCTCCTGATAACCAAGAACAAAGCCAGACATTGCTATAACGAGTAACTGAAGGTGGTTGAGGCACTCCAGGCGTTTTTTCTGTATAATCTATTTGTTTTATATAAATTCTATCAGAGGTATAAGGTGAACCACTAGCAATTCCCCCATCTTCAATTATACCAGCAGAACTCAAAGCAGTTCTTTTAGTTGAAGGAGGAAAATAGAAAGGAGTATCTAGATCTCTTTTAAATATTATTTGAGATGTATTTGCCTGGAATCCTAGATATACATTATTCAAACCCTTTTCTTGATTGGTACCGGTGAATATTCTATCATAGATTCTCCTTATACCCTTTTGACCTGCTACATATTCCTGTCCGAAACTATAATTGTATTCAGGTGTTTGATAATTTTTAAGACCATGCATTTGTAATGCATAACTAGCGGTTTTGTCGTTTATCTGTGGGTATTCATAAGGGAATACTCCAAGATAATTTTGTGCATATCCGGTTGATAATATATCAGAATCTACTTTTAGTGATTTTTGGTCTGATAGTGGATTGGTTAAATATCTTATGAGTGTACTATTTTTTATGTCAGGTAACAATTCACCTTGACCTGTATAAGATGCAAGTTTAAAAATTACTGTCTCTGGGAGATTCGTATTTATTCCATAATTAATGGTTGAAAGTTGATAGGCATTTCCATTTCTTTCTACTATCTGAGAAAATGATGTACCAGATTTAAATAGTACTATCGTGTCAGGGCCTAACAAGTAATCGAATAATTGACTGCTGTCTGGAGGCGATATTTTTAATTGGAAAGAAAGACCTCCTTGACCAGTGGATGTTCCAGTCAATACTGTTTTATCAGGGGCTTCTATTAATACTTTATCATCAGAATTAAATGTGAAGGTTAAATTATCTTCAGAACTTACTTCGTATCTATCAGATTTGAATAACCCATTAGAACCTGTGGATAATGATATTATTAAGGAATCTAATGTAGCTAAAGGACTTTTTATTTCTGTGAGGTCTTCTTTGTAATTCGGTGATGTGTTATTTTTTAATATAGAATTATAGTTATATATGTTTGTTAAGAACATTCCAGTTCTTCTATTAAAGGAAACGTCATTATAATCCTTTAAACAGTCATGGAGATTAAACGACATTCCATTACTGAATAGTAATGGTGTATTAACTGTAGAAAATTCCTCTCCTACTATATTAAATTCTATCGGTAGCCAGTAAATCGAAGAAAGTGGCTGGGAATAAATAGGTGAGGACATTTATAATATTTAGAAAGAAAGTACAAATATACCTCTACTATTTTTAGCTTAATATGATATTGTAATTTGTTGATACTAATATATCATACAAAGGACCGGAGGTTATTTCTATATTGAATGAATTGTTATTATCCAATTCTGCAAATGGTATATAGGTGTTTATTTCTTTGATTTTTAAATTAGATTCTTCGAATAAATTAATACTGGCTAAAGACATTTCTTCAGAAGAGTTTCTAAAGACAAAAGACACATTATAATATTTGTTATCAGGGTTATATGTTATTTTAGGAGTTTCTAATTGATAACAAGATACAGACCAATTGAAAGATTTTAAAAAGGCTAGATGTACTTGGTTAATACTAGAAGTTGTTATAGAACTCTCATAACAATCAAATGTTTTAATATCTAGATAAAAATCAAAAGCGCTTTGGGTTTGAGTTAATGTTTGTATTTGAGTAAAATGAATTCTATTTTTTCTTTCATCAAACCAATAATCTACTGCTGCACGAGCTCTTTGTGTGAAATTATTTCTATAATTGAAAGGTTTAATGGTAGAATCTTCTATGTATATTTTTTCAAAGATATAACCAGAACGTGTTTCAACGAAAATACAATCATAAAAAACATCAAATCTAGTTATATTATTAGATGATAATTCTGAATAAAAATTAGCATTGGCATCTTTATATTTTATGAAGACAGTCGATAATGAATTATTAGCAGAGTCTAAAACCCCTGCCGCGTTTCTTAACCAGAGTTCGCCTGGTGATAATACAGTGTTATAGTTACTCATATTAATATACTCCTGTGTCTGTTACTCCCGGAGGTGCGGGTGTATCCGTTACTGTATCTATTTGTCCACTAGTTCCTATAGAGGTACTTCTTTCATCCTCAAAAGGTGCTAATAATTTGTAAGGTCTGTATGGAGTATTTATAATTGGTATAATAGGTTCTATAGGTCTGGATTTCCAATTAACTAAAACCGGTAAAATATAATAAGGGTTTTCACTTTCGAAAACATAGACCATATCATTATTAGGTCCAAACATACGTGTGGATATTAAATGTAATTTTTCAAAATATCCTCCATCTAATCCCTCTAGTGTAGGTACTGTAAGGTTGAGAGATATTGTAAAAATTGTAGGAGATTCGAAACCCAATTGATATACCTTTGTTTTTACTGTAAATGTTTTTCTGTATTCATCAACAAGATTATAAAAATTTGTTTTGGAAAAATTTCTAGGATCATTGGTTTCCGTGGAGCCTACAACTTCTGGGCCAAACAAGGATTGTGTAATGATTGTGCCGTCATCAAAATCATATTCAATGCGTCTTATTTTATTAGGCACATCAATATTTTTTGGGTCTATGGTCAACTCAAAAGGTGATACCCCACTTAAGGATATAAAATTTGTAGAGGTTAATGATACAGTAGCTGAGTATGCCATTAATAATATTTAATGTAAAGTTTCAATTTTAAAGACTATATTATCCTAAAAGTGTTGCGGCTAAATAACTACCAGCCTTAAGAGTGGTATTTGTGGCTATACTTGTACCTTGAGCCCATTGAAGAGTTATATTGCCGGGTGAAGCTCCTGTTCTGAAAGTTCCTTTTCTTGTAAATGTTATAGGAGTTGTTCCTGTGACTACAATAGTGGTATTATTTGCAGCAACAAAAGAGGTATAACCAGCAACACTTGCTGTACCATTAGCACCATATATATCTGTTATAGAAACATTGGTAACACTACCACTAGCATCACTAAAGGCTATTCTAGCACCATTAGTTATGACAGCACTTGAGAAATTAAGAACACATTCTATTGAATATGTTTTATTAGCTAATAGAGAAGCCGCAGGAATGATTAATACATCATCATTAGCAAGAGTTGTTGTAGATAAGCGACTTAAATCTGAAGTACGGAAATATTTAAGTTGTTGACCATATCTGGCATCACCTAATGACCCTGTTATAACAGATGTACCATCTACATATGTTTGATTAGGAGCAGTTACACTTTGACTGTTTACTACTGTTACATTAGAAGCTGTATTATTACCTATTGTAGTTGTTACCGCACCACTACCGGTGTTAATGTTCGATGTTCTTCCAGTTGTGGCATTAATGGTTAAAGTACCACCACTTGTTAAATCTAAGGTGCTGGCAGCAGTTAATCCATATGTACTAGCATTGGCTGTTACTGCTCCTGTACTATTACCTATTGTTAAAGTGTTACCGGCTGTGTTGGCGATTGTAGAATTACCAGCAATTGTTGTGGTACCTGTAACGTTTGTTGTTCCGTTAATAGCTACTGTACCTGCATTACCAATAGTTGTTGTAACAGCACCGCTACCAGTATTAATGTTAGAAGTTTTTGCTGTACTTGAATTTAAGTCTACTTGACCGGTTGTGGTTATACCTAATGTGCTAGCACCTACAGTGGCAGGAGCGGCTGTATTTCCTATTGCTAATGCTGCAGTGTTGGTAGTATTGTTATGTATGCTGGTGGTACCTGTTCCTGAAGAAGCGTTATTAATAGATACATTAGCATTTGTAACATTGTTAATTGTAGTAACACCAGTTTTGGTAATACGGATTCTTTCTTGTGAAGTTGTCGTTCCTCCAGTATGGAAGATAAGATCATTGGTTGTGTCTGCGGCACCAGCGGTACCGATTGTTAAATCATTATTCTGTACATATAAATAACCGTCACCTACTCCAGTTATATTAAATGCGGCTTGGTTATATGTACTGCTGTTAATACCAAGATCAAGATAATTGGCTGTATCTGATCCGTTATCACTTGTGAGAATGATATCTGTAGATGCTGCATTGCCAGAATTTAAATTCTGAGCATTTACCTGAGCATATCCGTCTATAAAGGAAACAAAGGATGCTCTCACATTGGGATATGAAGGATAATTTACATTCATGCCAGGGGCTACGTGAATGTAAACCGCTGAAAGATTATTCTGAGCACTGATACTACCTGCAACAGTTAATCTTTCATTAGGTACTGTTGTATTAATACCAACGAAACCGTTGCTAGAAATTTTCATTACCTCTGACGTGATAAGACCACCACGCTGAGTAGTTTCAAAAGATAGATAAGTTCCTTGTGCTGAATTAGTCCATGCTTCATCAGCATTGATTTTCATTCTACCTCTTGAAGTGGTACTATATGCAGATGTTCCATAGCCTTGTCCTGTAAATTCACAAAGAACATCATTACCCTGTACAGCGGTAGGTGCTGCAGCTGTACCATTACTATGTCTTCCGGTAAATGAAGGTCTGGCTGCTGATGCTACACCGAAAGAATCTACTAATATTCTACTTGGAGACGCATCAGCTTGAGATACATGCACCACTGTACCAGTAGCAGCCGATGCTGATTGTGGTGTGCCTGTAGCATTATTATAAATATCTAATCGTACTTCAGGGTTTGTTACACCCATACCAACATATCCCGGACGCGATGAATCGCCATCTACTATAAGACCTGGATTATTGACATCACCATCATAAGCAGCTATAACTTTATTGTTACCTCTATTTATTACATACAATGCTGGTGTGGTATTTGAATTATTTTGTACATTGATTTCAACACTACTAGTTATATAAACATATGTATCAAAACGTGTAAGATCACCGGCAACTGAAAGGTTGCCGGTAATAGTCATATGACCATCAAAAAGAGATCCACCAGTAACATGGAATGCTGATAACGGATTTTCTGTAAAGATACCAGTTCTGTTATTTAAAACATTTTTTGATATATAATTTGGTCCGTAGTAAGGATTATTTTTAACCGGGTAAGCATCTGTAATTCCGCCATTAGTTGATAGACATACTGTATTACTAAGGAACACACCGGCGATATTATTACCGAATGCACTTAATGCTATATTGGGAGAATTTAATACTGACGCTATATTATTACCAAATGCACTTAATGCAATATTGGGAGATGAGGTAGAGATACCTATATTATTACCAAAGGCACTTAGAGAGATATTGGGAGATGTTGTAGATATACCAATATTATTACCAAATGCACTCAACGCAATATTAGGAGATGATATAGTGCCTCCTAAATTATTACCGAATGCACTTAATGAAATATTTGGTGATGTAGATGCTATAGCAATATTATTACCAAAAGCACTTAATGCAACATTAGGGGAAGAAGTTGTAATTCCTAAACCATTACCGAAAGCACTTAATGCAACGGTTGGTGATGTCGCGGCTATACCAATTCTGGTTCCAAATGCACTTAATGCAATATTTGGCGAGGCAGTAGAAATACCCACAGAATCGGCAAGAGCACTTAACCCTATATTACGAGAAAATACTACAGCACCAATATTGTTAGCGGCAGCACTAAGGGCTATATTACGAGATCCTACTTCTAAACCAATTAATCCACCATAAGCCGAAATTGCTCTTGATGCAGAACTAACTATAATACCAAAAGAAGGAGCATTGGCAGAAATAGCTATAGTCTCACTTGTAGCTTCTACGCCTATATAATCTCCATAAGCACTAATAGCTGTACGAGCTGTGCTTTGTACTTCAATTCCCAAATCCCCTGTGCTATAAATGTAAGCTCCTCTTTTACCTGCTATGGCGCTGATAGCTGTATTGCTGCTATAAAAGAAAGCTGCAAATGCACTTAAGGATGCAACAGCACTTAATGAACCTTTTAAGATGAAGTCTCCTCTAAAGGGCTGTTCACGACTAGCAATAGGATCATGACTTGCGTCTGGGTTATTGTCGTTGCCGTATGTGTGGTGGTTTTTTCTATGCCATTTGGGGTGAAATCTATTGCTCATATTATTCTCAAGTCTCTGATTTTATCAGGAACCGCTTATTACTAAGGGTTACTATTCTTGAATGTAATATTACTTATCCCTTAGGGTAAAGGATTTTCATATTGATTACAACATTCAGAAGTAGCATTAGCCCAAATTTTAGAAGGTGCATAATTCACTGGGAATTGAGTTTTGAGCTCATCGTATGTTATAGGATTAACATTACATATTCTTATAAGAGGTAATGTTAAATTATAGGAACCCATAGAAGACCAAGACCAACAAAACACACCCTGGCAAGTGTTTGTTCCACTTGAACTATTGTTTACTATATTCAAGTCAGACATATTAAGAGTAATTCTCAAAGATTCTACTGCATTGTATAATCTTTCTAATTCTCTATTGATAACTTGCGGTATATGCAATTCATTAACACCTATGTATAATTTTTCAGCTTCAACATACGGATCAAATACTGGTCTGCTTTCTTTGAGTAAAGGTTGTAGTGAGAAATAGGTGACGGTGCCTGTATTAGTTTGTTCTGTTACTAAAGTGAATATAGCATTAATAGAATTTCTAAAGGTCTTTAAATTCTGAGCCATTCTAGTTAATGATTTATTATAATTAAAATCATGTGCTAATTCTTTTCTTTGGATTTTTAATTGATCAGTAGACCAATATTGCTTAGCATTACCATCTCCTATTCTAAAGATATCAACAAGATCTTGAACTTTGATTATGCCTCTTGCAGTTGAGAATATTAAACTTCTAGCAGGTGATTTGTTAGCTGCCGTATATGAAAGCAACCCATTATTAGGGATAGTTAAAATGGATATATAATAACCAATGGCTGAATATTTGTATATAAATTTCTCTGTAACTATATATAAGAATTCTCCCGGTTCGTCAAAAAACATTTCAACCACGTTACCACCACCAAATGTCTCTGTAACAGAAAACATTTTCAATGGTACATTATTGGCATTGTCAAATACATAAACATCACGTTTTTCTGTTAATACGTAAACTATAGAAGAATCATGTGCTGCTACGTCTACCGGTCTGTCAATGTCGAAGGAATCTATGTTATATGTATGTATCCAATTTAAATAGCTATTGTATTCTTTAACACATCTATTGTTATAATCCAATACAAATAGGTTATCTCCTCCGAAAGACATTTGAGTCGGAGTATTGAATTTATTAGGATCAGTTATCTTACCAAACCCTCCTACACTTAACGTAATATTGATGTAAGGTTGAGAGGATAAATCTAAATCAAATCTGTATATTCTATTTTTTGAAGAATCGAGAACAAACAATATAGTTCCTGTACTGTCTATTGATATGTCAACTGGATTATCCAACATCTTATTGAGTTCATCTATATTAGGGAAGAGTAACTCTTGAGGATTTTTATCATTAGTGAATACTCTTATGGAGGTACCATCTAAAACAAATATATGAGAATCACTTTGAGCAATGCTCTTAAGATTTGTAAAATATGAATTGCCTGATGAAATTGCAAAATTAGCATTTTCGAAATAATCAGATCCATACTCTCTGCTATACCAACGAATACCGTCATATTTGTTACTTCTGTTACATCCAAGCCATCCGAAATATACAGTAGGTGAATCCGTGTTAATGGTCTGAGAATTGGATTTAAGATAATCTAGGTTATCTTGGATACGCGTAATGGCTGTATTAAAGATATCAGCATCGCCCCACTCATTAGGTTGAATCAATATGTCATTTAAGTTATAAGGAAATAATAATTCAGTTTCGTTTAACATTCTTATGTCTTCTTGATCATAAGAAACCCAGGAAGACTTAACTATGATAGGGTTAGACACATCAAATGTTTTAATTGATCCGTCATTATATATTGCACTATAAGAAATATAGAATGTTCCTACCGAACTATATGCATAATTTATAGTGTCTTCTGGTAACGAATATTTTACTCCGTTAGGTTCTTTGAAATCTGTTACATATTGAGTTATATAATAACCACTAGAATTTGTAGGGGTTTTATATTGAAGCGATAAATCATATCCAGAAAGATTATAAAAGGAAGAAATATATATTTCAGGATTAATAGCAGTGATATACGCTACAATGGTTACTGGGCTACCATATGAGGATATGTTTTGAGTAACTGGAGTCCATAAATCCCTATTACCATTATAATCAAATAATGTATAGTTATCAAATGTAGTTTGAGGTATTTGTTTTACGAGACTGGCAGATGCTTTTACATGTAAAACCGTTGAGTCATTACCGACAAATCCAGTTTCAAAAGGATCTCCTATTTTGAGAGAAGGTAAATTAATTGTGCCGTTTACAGCTGGTACAATTATATTCTTTGACCATGAATCAGTATATAGGGTATATGTTATAGTTCCATTTGTAGTGGGAAATGCTGGCCCAAAGTAAGGTGAAGTAGATATTGTTTGAGTGACTGATATAAGTCTATTAAAATCTAAATTTAAAGAACTGTTATTAACATTAAAACTAAAGGATACATCATTATAAGGTACAAGTTTAGGATTTACATTAAAACCAGTTAATCCTGCACTTTGTGAAGGTATGGTTGATGATGTTATATTGAAATATAATGTACGAAGAGTGCTGCCTACAGGAGCTATATAATTCAATCCATTTTCTTTTGTAAATTTTTCATTGAAAGCTGTGAGACTAATTTTTAATCCTGTCGCAGAAAATAATTCACTTCTATAAGGTATGTCTGCACTATCAAAATAGTTGTTTGAGTCTATTAAAGGAGTTACTAGATTTTTAGATCCTACTGTATATATGTATTCATTAAAATCTGATTTATTAGCAGATAGATAGAAAATTTGGGATGATGTCTTTTTATTAGCATATGCAGTCGATGCTCCGAATAAAGTGTAATTATTCTGATCTAAAAATGTGAGGTATTGAGTGCGCTGCAACCAGGATTCTGAAGGGAATGTTATTATTTTTAAAGGGTTAAAAAAGTCATTTTGTGACATTATATAAAACACAGCGGATGCTTGTGTATTATGAGCACTTATCCATCCCGGCACTATGCAATTTAAAGCACAAAGAGAAACATTTGTGGTTGCTGGTGATGAAAGATTTATACTAAAAGGATTAGCACTATTTGATAGTGTTTGGGAACTGCCATTTGTTGAACTTAATACCCAAACAATACTTGTAGGATCTAAGAAAGGTACTGAGTTTGTATTAGCTGATAATGTGAATAAATTGGTACCATTATCTGGACGAGTTACAACGGTTCTTCCAGAGCTATTATCGGATATAGTTGTTAGAGGATATGAAGTATATGAAGTTGTAAAATTGGTGTTGAATACACTTGAAGATGGAAAATCATCAACATAGAATTGATAAGAACCAGATATTGGAGGCATCTTTGTATACGATACTACAAATACTTTAATACTGTGTACGTTGGGTGATTGTATAACAGAGGGGGGGGTTATTCTTAAATTAAGAGCACTAAGAGTGGAAGCATTATCTGTTATGCCATAATCGTAATTTGTGTAATCTTTATAAGACGCTTCTATAGGCTGAAGAGAAGCATCATCGATATCATCGTAGGTCCAATACCAGTAAATAGGTGTGCTGCTTGGTACACTGTAAATTCTACCCTTATAAGGAACTACCGCTGTCAATTGAATGGTTCGAGTTTGGTTAAGGTTATTAAGCCCTATTGAAGGTCCTACTATGAATTGATTTTCTGCAAAATAATCAAATAGAGCTGAATTACTCGTGAGAGAAGTTGTCTCATTATATTTTTGAGAAGAAAGATATATAAAGGTTGTTTGTGGTCCATAACCAGATACCATAACTGACCAAGTATTAGTATTAAACAATACTGCTGAATTTGGTTGTATATTGGTTATATATGCCCCTGTGGTGTCGATAGCATTAATGGATACAGTATTTCCTGAAGGGTATACAGACCAAGATATATAAGAATCTCTTAAATCTCTAGTAGGCCAAGCACTTTCAGAGATCATGAATGATGAATTTACACTTATATAATCTTGGCCTTCTTCTAGTAAATTTAAAAATATGGGATTGCCTGGATTTGGTTGTTTATAACCTTGAGCCATTTTTAAGTTTATGGCTTCATATGCATCTAAATAACCAGCAACAGAACAAAGTGTTGGCCTAAGGGTCAAGTCTATTTCACCGTAAGGAATACCAGGATAGGTAACTAAAAATGTGTTTGCAGAAGATGCGGGTATCCAAGGAGATGTTAACAATGAATACGGTATATCCTGATTGTTTCCATAATAGCAATATATAGAAGACAGTAATAAAGAATCTGTATTGATCGGAGAGAATTTGATATAGTCATTTTGACTATAAGTCCAAAGATCATATTTAATAAAATTAAAATCCGACTTTATATATGTAGATAAAGTAGCAGTTGTTAAAGATGTATTAATCGCAGAAGAATATAGATAAAAGGTTAAGCTAGCAGTGTCTAGTAACGGCAGTTGTGTTGATGAAGATAATGAAGCTTTGAAAGAATAATAATGCGGTGGGTATTTGGTTGTCCATGTTGTGGAATCATATCCTGATACATTAGTATTAATAGGCTTTCCTAATTGTGCGCCGCCCGTATTGTTAAAACTTACTACAGTACTTTGCCATGTTTCTCCGGTATATTGTAGAGTGGGGCAGTCCGCTATATATCTAAAACCAATATAAGAACCTGGAGTTCCGGTTATATTGTTTATGATAGTAGTATTGTTTACAAAGTAGTAATTACTAAAATATCTAAAGTTGGTAGTATCTAAATTAATAGTTGCACTCAATACACAAAGATTGGGGTCTAATAAATCTCTTGTATCATTCTTTGGTTTGTTTTGAATTAACTGGAATATTTGTGTGTTAGATACGGTAGGATCATATTTCAATATATAACTAGATTTAAATCCATGATGTTGACCTGGTGTCTCGTCAGGTAAATCTTGCCCAAGTGTAGTAACTGTTTTACTTGTGCTGAGATATTTTACGTTGAAAGATACAAATGTAGAATCTGGTCTTATGCTAGCACCATTAGGCTCTAAGACTGTGTTTATAAAATAAGGATTATATGTATTAGTAAATTTAACAATCGGCACGTCTACTCGTGTTCGACAAGCACAAAGATTATATACTATTGAATAATTGCTTGATGATATTCCTAATGGCCCTGTTACTGGATTATCTATGAGATACTTTGTATGCTGATCATAACCAACAGCTCCTGGAGAGGAAGTATAAAAGAAAAAGCTTGAAGGATTTACAAGAACTGTTGTTGTTGTAAGACTCCAGTTATTACCTACTTTAGTTGGTTTGCCTGTAGGCTTTAATGAAAGCTTATAGGGATATAATAAATATGCGTAGTAGTTTCTGACAGAACTACTTTGATCGATGTTTATATAAAAATAATTAAGTTGGGGACCAATATTATATTTGTATCTCATGCTAGATACATTCCATTGAATGGTAGCATTATTATTTGTATCTATATTATATTGTCCTGTGTCTGCGTTGAGATAATAATTGGTATTTGAATATTGAAAATCTGCTAAATTATCTGTTTCATTGATTGGATTATTTTGATACCTTAAAAGATTTTCAGCAGGTAAAAATCCTAAGCTAGGATTAATAAGTTGAGCTGATGGAGCTATCTGATAGACTTCATTAGGCCAGGAGCCTACCGTTTTAATAAAAAATGCTGGATCCGTGATCGCCATGTCTTCTAATATTTAGAACAAAATCCTTTTGTGCAATGGATTTATTACGTTTAAGATTAATCTATTAATCCTAAACCCTTATACAACTTGTGAGAAAATAAAGTTTCTAATATACCTTCATTTCCCATCCAATCATTAGATGTTGATAGTGTCTCATTTAAAGTCGTTTGAGGATTACTCCAATCAATTAAACCTTCTATTTGTGTATTGTCATAAGAAGGTATAAATTCATAGAATTCATAGAACTGAGGCCAATTATAATTTTCTAATCCTATAGATGTTGCTAAATCATTGAGAGAATAGATATTATTACCATTAATTTCACCGGTTGGTATTAACTGATAAGAGTTAAGTGATTTGGTTTTTAATACAACTGGTTCACCTGCTGTGATTGTATAATATGTCGATGTTATCAAATCTCCTCTGTTAAGAGTTCCCATTCCACTGGGTTTTTTGAAATTATCTTGATTTAATAATCTAGAACCCCATAATCTTGATTGATTAACACTGGCAAAATTTAAAAGCCTCTTTATTAAAGTAGGATATGTTAATTTGAAGTTATCAAAATCCAAGTCGACCATATCCGAAATATTATACAATTCATCTATGTTACAATAATCAGCATCTGATATATTTGAAACAAAGTTTGCTATTTTTTCATATGAAGAAACACCGAGGTCATCTGCTTCAAAAGGATATTGTCCGAATATAGGGCCGAGGAATTCATCAAATAATGTATTACTATTTGCTAAGATGGGTTGAAACGATACCGATTTCATCTGCTCAGCTAAATCATGATCTTCATTTATTTTAAAAATTTCGTAAGGATCATTATTGTAAAAATCCAAGGGGTTTGTTGCACCTGTAAGATATTTGGTAGTAGTTTTTTCTGTATAATAAGGTAATCTATCTCTGAATTTGTTAATCCACTTCCACCCAGACCAGTCTCCACTTGCCTGAGCAGATTTATTCCAAACATTGTATATTAATTTTGTAGGAGATTCTTGATCGTCCATCACATGATTAAACCCTTGCGGATTAATGTAGAATCTGTTTTGTAAAACGTTATTATAACTATCTATAACATATATCTGGTTCTCTACGGAATTAATAACATAAACAAATCCTCTTAAATCGGTTGCAATGCCTTCGAGAGCAGTTTCATCTGTATTTAAATTAGGGTCCCACCAATTTGGAATATTGGATGTTACATTATTTCCTGATACTTCTAATGTAGTTACATCCGCTGTTAGGTTGTTTATATTACCAATCCATTGATAACTATAGGTAAACCAGAGATTCTGATTTACGTCTATTGTTAAATGATTAACACCATTATAAGGACCAAAAGAACTTAATGTTTGACCATTAGAATTTAATTTTACAATATAACTAGGACCATTCCAAATATGGTTGGATAATGCTAACCATACATCGTCATTTTTATCTACTACAATTTCTTGAGGACAAGAACAAAGAGGAAATGTTAGAGAATTTAATAAACCGCCAGAGGAGCTATATTTTACAAGATATCCACTAGCATAATTAGAATATGATACCCAAACATTGTCTTTGGTGTCAGTATCCAGACCAGTAGGTTCTACGAAATTATTATCACCGTTTCCAGAAGGAGGATAATCATTAGCATCATAATATGAAGACTCTCCGAACCAATCTGGAGAAATGTTAGGAGGTAAAGGATAACCAGTAGCTGATAATGGGCTAACTGCAAATAAGAAATTACCCATACTATCAAATTTTAATGTAGATACAGTATCGTAAAGAGTCATCCATATATTGCGATTGCCATCAAGAGCAATAGACACTGGTGAGCATTGTTTAGGAACTGAAAATCCTAATTTATTATCTGTAATAATTTTATTAATATCTACAGCACAAAGAATTTGACCGTTGGAAGAAAATCTATAAAGATAATTTAATTCTGAATCAGATGCCCATGCATGATAATTGGGTGATGGCAAAGCTGCAAAACTATTAATGCCGTGGAACCCTGATAACGCCATGGGATCTTTTACAAAATCAACATCGTCATTTAATATAGGAACGTCAAAAGTAAAGATTTGTGCAACATCTAAATTAGAGGTCGTTGCGTCAGATAAATTGGGTTGGTATTTGTATTGTACAGTAGCCAACATTCCAGCTTCTGGATTAGACACCCATAACACAGGATTGAAGAAATTACTAGACATTGGAGGCATCGTAATGGTGGTATTAGCAGTAATTGTAGCACCTAAAGTATCTACATGAGACGTTTCAAATCTTCCTTTATAATATCCTGGAACCTTATAACCGGTTTCGTCTATCCAAACCATTTCTGTGGGTTGGGGTGTAAAATTAGCACTTAATCCCACAACACCTACATTTAATTTTATTTCTTCAGAATTGGATAACGGAAAATTGTGTATGAAAAAATCTTCAGGGGATGCTATCTCCACTCCCTTACCATCTACCCATTCATCAGGGTATGCATATTCTCTAAAATCTGTGTTTACTATGAGACTATTATTAACGCCATTCCATCTTGGATTACTGTGCTGTCTAATGCCGTTCTCGGTTATTTTGATATTCTCTGGTGTTCTCCACAATACCATATAAGGACTGGTGGCTATTGCTAAACTATTACTAAAACTAGGCAATTCTTTATCTGTGTTTATACCATCTTTAAAAGATCTTATAGCACTTGTTTGAAGAGTTGCTATGAGTGTTGTATAAGGTTGTCTGGATACAACTAAATCTGAATTGTATATATCATCAACGAAATAAAATTCTGCAGTTCCTGTTACACCAGCCACAAAACCTGTGGGATCTATAGCATTGCTATTATTAATCTTAATAATTGTATCTTTTGTTTTAACTGATGTTATGACATTACCGTCTAAATCTAAAAATCTCCATTGTGGTCTGAGGAAAGACCATTTATTAGATGGATTTTGTGATTGATAAGATCTTGAGAATTGGGCTCCAAGATCAATATAATGAGGACCAGTATTACTTGATGTAATATTAATTTTAAATGGGTATCTGTTGTAATGACCGGCAAAAGTAGGAGGAGGAACAAAATCAAAATATATTGATTCATTTAAATATACATCTATGTTTACATTACTAGTTAAACTAATAACTTCTGTTGAAGATGTGTATATATTAAAATAAACCGTATAATTGCCTGGAACGTAGTATGTGTGTTTAGGATTTAACTCTCTGCTGGTTGATCCATCACCAAATCCCCATAATACAGCGGTTACTTCATATGCAGGATTTATATAGGAATTAAAATTGAATTCTGTAACTCCTGCATATCCTCTATTTAAGTCTACGACAAAATTTGATGGACCATAAAAGGGATAAGAATCTCCTAATCTATTGTTGTATAAATTGGTTATTTCGGCTGGTGATAAAACTCTATTCCATATACCTACTTCATCCAGTGCTCCCTTGAAAGCACCAAGGGTAGGAGCTTGATTATAATGGCCTAATGTATATTCCGTGCCGCTGGATATAACTGTACCACTATAACCAAATTGAGCTATCTGTTCCCCGTCATAATAGGCAGTGTATGTATCTCCACTAAATGTGCAAACAAAATGATGCCAAACATTTGCTGTAGGAACTATATTTCCTCCAAGATTGTATGCATCCCAATGACTTTCTGTATTTGTTACGAATAAAGAATTTAAATAACTGCCATTTTCAATATAACAAATACCTATATCATTAGAACCTCCAGTATACCCATTCATCCATATCCATTGATATCCTATATTTGTCTGATTTATTTTAAACCATATAGAAAATGTTTTTTGCCCGTTTCCTACATCACAAATTCCGGGGGGTAATTTTAACCAAGAATTTGTATTTCCGTTAGAAATGTAAGCAGCTTTGGATAAAAGACCACTAGCACTATTAACGGTTCCGTTTGCCTCTGATATGGAATGATTATTACCAGTAGAATCTAATCTCGTTCCACTAGTTTCGTTTAATTTCCAATATGCTAAAAGATTATTGACTAAGGATGATTGCATGATGCGTTAAAATTCTACAGCCTTGACAGATGAGAAGTTATCCACTACTTCTATGCGAGAAGATAAATCTGAAATATTATTAAATATAGGATATTTGAAATTTTCTAATATTACATTTTGAGTGTGTAATGAAATGTCTTGAGTAGGATATAAATTATTCCACAACACTAAAGATACACCGTTGACGTAAGCTCCTACATCCGCTCTGTATGTTTGAACTGCTTGTATTCCATCTATATTTAAAAGGTCAATAGATAATTGATACATATTGATTAATTGTCCTAGTTTAGATGTTGTTCTATTAAAGGTTGAAGAAAATACATTTTTTACATCATTCAAAATAGAAGAATCTGCTCTGCGGGTATTTGCAGTTTTGATTATGCGAAGTTTACTATTGTTTATGTCAGAGAGAGCCAATGGAACATTAGGAGCTGCAACATAAAAATCCATATAAACATAAACCGGGTCAATAGGAACTATTTGTGTCGTAATGGTTTTGGAATCTTGTAATCCGTTTAAAATTATTTCTTTTTGAGGAGCTGACAAATATTCCTGATAAACATTTTTAGGTACACAGTAAACATATAAGTTGTTAAAGTTACAGCTGTTAGCAAATTTTATCTGATTAAACAATATTTGATTTTGGAGCTGTGGGTTGTTTAACCCTATATCGTAGAGGTATCTTATATGTCCTTTGAGATAGTCGTCATTAGGCACAACTTTCACGTCTGCTAATAAATTAGCATAATTGGTTTTAACAAAGGTTTCATAATCAGGTATTGTAACAAGACGATACTGGGATCTGAAATTCTTAGGGGCATTTTGTCTTATATCGTCTACGGTTTCTTCTGAAGAGTAAGAAGTAGAAGGGAAAACATTAGATAATGTAAGATCCTTTAACTGAGCAGGAGAAAGAGCATTTTCATAAGTTGAGTTTGTGTCAGTTAATATAGTATTATATTGAACAGAATTAAATTTTACTATAGGATTACCATTTAATGAATTGGCTCCTATGCCCGTGGCTGTGGGGTCTATCTTTAAATAATAAACAGCTATTTGATCACCTTGATTTAATTTCTTACCGTTGATGTTGTCACCAAATTTAATTTCATATTTTTTGTTTTCGTTAAATCTAGTTTCATAAACCTCATCAACTGATCCGTGTAAAAATAATTCTGTTACATTACTCCAGCGCTTCCATGATGTAGTGTTTTGAGGTTTTACATAAACATGGATATTGAAGTGATCAATATATGTATTATCTGAAAGAGACAGGAACAATACTTCGTTATCTATTCCAGCTGCAGAATATAATGGATATTCTTGGAATGTTCCTTGATAGAGCAAATAGTTATTTGAAATATCGGCTATTGATTCTTGTCCGTTTGTTAATTTAGAAAAATTAACATCTTGATTGAATGAAAATGTTGTTCCACCTACATTAACATAACTATATCTAGGGATAAAATAATTTCCTTGTGACAGACTACTGTTAATAGATAGATCAAAGGGAACATTTTGGGTTAATCTTCCAACTGGCTTATAATTTAAAAGCTTAACAATGCGGTTCATGTTTTCATAAACCTGTGCATCTGAAAATGTGCTTTCAGAAGACGTTTTATTTAAATAAAATAAAAGAGTACTAAAAGAATAACTAATAACATCTATTAATGCAGAGAAATTAGACCCTTGATAGTTTTGATCAGTGAACACTTGACCTTGATTAAGTCGATTGATTATTAAATCTCTCAGACTTGTTCCGTCAAAAGTTACATATGTATTGGAATTAAAGAAATTATCGCTCATATTACTTTGATATTATTAGATTCTACTTGTATTTGATTTCTGTATACCTTATTAAGACCTACTAATTGATATACTAAAATAATGTAGTACATTAATTCGTCTGGTTTAGGATATACTTCTATATTTAGGACTTGGATCCTAGGTTCAAAGGTTGTTATTGCTCTTAAGATGTCTTCACCGATGATTTTGCCTCTCATTGTATCTACAGACTCAAATACATATTGATCTAAAGAGGCTCCAAAGGAAGGTGTTAATAACTTCTGTCCTGGTATAGTGGAAAATATGTTATATAAAGAATTTTTAATGGCTGCAGTATCTTCATCTATCTCAATATCATCAGAATCATGAGCATTCAATCCCACCCCAGCGTTTTTTGCTATTACTAAATCAAGGTGTAAATCTGTATAAATTGGTCCAGTAGAGGGGGTTTCTTTGGACACGGTAGTGGCAGAAGAATTGGTTTGGCGCGGGTTTATTAAATTATCCAGGTAAATTGTAGCCATGTGGAGGTAAATATTTAGGTCCAACTACTATATATATGAGTCAAAAATACAACAAATTTGAAACCTTGTGCGAGAAGGCATTTACCCATTTTTCAAATGGTGGGTTTCGCACTAATTCTCCCGTAAAGCTTTTGCCAGCTTTTTTTAAGTCATCTTTCTATAAAGAGAGATATCAAAAAGATGGTGTCTTTGATGCTTGGATTAAAAGTATCTTAGATGCAAATCCTGATACGTTCTTCTTTATTCATGATGTCGCAAGTAATTCTGTAAATGGCAGTTCTAAAGACGCTGTTGACTTAGCCGGTGGTTCAAGCATCATGCTTACTCTCAAGACAGATCCAAGAACAGTTCAATGGCCTACAGAATTCAATGAATTCAATGTTCCTGGAAATTATGAATATGTCGAAGTGTTAAACTTCGGTAATAACCTTCCTCCAGTTCAGGGTGTTCCTAACAAATACGAACGCCCCGTTGGCACTAAACCAACTGAACTGAAGAATGAGTTTGATATTTTAAATAATAGACCAAAGGACGATTCTTTACCAACTAAGAACGTAAAGATCTCTAAGTCTTAATTTAAAGAAGATTCAATAGATAGGAGAGCACAGAAAAAATTAATCTCGTGGTCAAGCACAAAGACGTCTCGGTACATGTGCTCTCCTATATCTACTAGAAGAACTTTCTTCACCTTCTCTGGAAGATCAGAGTCGTAAACAAAATCAAACATCTCTTTAAGGAGTTGTTGATAATCATTATTGAATGTCTTTTCAGATTCAATAACCTTTTTTCTAATATCTAAAGCAGATATTTTTGCTACAGTTAATCCCTTGATTATATAGCCTACTAGATCAGTTACTAAATTTTCTTCTGGAAATATTAATGTACCTGTAACTGAATATCTCTGAAGGTCATTAATGATGCGTCTAAGATCCGGATACCTGTCTGCAATCCATTCACTGAGTTTATCTTTTGTAGAAGCATCAATCTTAATGTTTTCTGCTTTGAGAATTTCTACAATTCTACTAATACATCCAAGTATATCCGGCTGTAATCTAAAAAGCATACAACGAGATCTGATAGGTTCAATTATCTTATTCAGGTAATTGGCTGTAAGAATAAACCGAGTGGTGTCAACGTATTCCTCCATTACATTACGAAGGATGCGCAATGCATCACCAGTAAGACCATCAGCCTCTTCCAAGATGACTACTTTCTTCTTACTATCAATTGATCTAGTTTGAGCAAAGCTAATGACTTTATTTCTGATAGTATCAATGCCGCTTTCATCAGAAGCATTGATATACAGATACTGGCACTTGAGAATATCATTAACTATGATCTTAGCCAAGGTACTTTTACCTGTGCCTGGAGATCCATAGAAAAGAATATTGGGTGTATCTTCATTTAATGTAGAAAAGTGTGCTCGATTATCTTCTGAAAGAAGAATATCTTTCAGAGTCTTTGGGCGGTACTTTTCACACCATAATCTCTCGTAATGATTGTCCATTAGTTTCCAGAGCTACCAAATCCATTAGAACCTCTATTTGTTTCTTCTATTTCTTCTGTCCAAGTAGGTTCAACACACAGAAGAGGAAAGTATGCTATTTGAGCTATTCTATCACCTTTAAGGACATTATATTCAACGTCTGAAAAGTTGTAAAGCTTGACTGCTAAATCACCTCTGTAGGAATTATCTATAACTCCTAAATGTGGTTGTATTCCATGCTTGAAACCCATTCCAGAACGTGGGAGAATTAAATACCAAAGACCCTTTTCTGTCTTAGCTACTTGCAACCCAGTAGGAATTATTGCACTGTCTTTAGCTGGAATCTTTACATTCTCAACTGCTGTGAGATCGTATCCAGTATCACTGATATTCTTCTTAGAAGGAAGAATTGCATCTGGATGTGTCTTAACAAAATGGATTTTAATTGGCTCTATCATATTTTTATATTAACCGTTAATTAACTCTTTTCCAGGAAATTGTATATTGATAATTTCTTTGATATTATCATCTGGTTTCTGGCCCTTAACTGCTTGATTAGAGTTAAGCCAACCTATCAAGGAAGGTACGAGTTCTGGCTGAAGGTGGAATTCTCCGACATTTTCTATAAGTATTCTAGTAGTCATACATATATAATAAATGATTTATATAAAAATTCAACATGGAATCAAATAACGAAATAGATGCTATAGTAGAACAGCTCAAGGCAGATTCTGTATCTTCAAGTAAACTAACTGCGACAGATAATGAGGCAATAATCATACCAGATGTCAATGATGAGAATATCAATGAATATGTTATTCGAAAAACAACGGAGAATATTGAAGCAAGTTTAGATGCAGTTAATTCTTTAAAAGATATTATTATAACTGGTCAGAATCCTATGGAGATAGGTGCACTTGCTTCTTTAATTAATGCGACCACAAAAGCAATTGATAGTCTCAATAAACTTAATATGCAGAATAAAAATATTAAGAATAGTATTCAGCTCAAAGAGATGGAAGTGTCGGCTGTCAAGAGTATTAAGCCACCAACTACTAATGTGTTAATCGCAACAAGAGATGAGATTATGTCAAAGATTTATGACAAACCAAAGAGAGAAAGAGTAGAATTACTTCCTGATATTGAACAGGAATAATATTAAATTTTTCTCTTACTCAATTCTTTTTCTAATTTGTGTAAGAATTCAGTATGTGCTTTAGGTACTGTTTTGATTTGGAATCCGTATTTTCTTTTCTTAAGGTCTTTATAAACCTTTTGTAATTTATCATTACTAATAGATGATAAATCTCCTTCAGAGGTTTCTTCTGAAGAGTATTTCTCTTTGTGATTTTCTATTTGATCTAAAGCATGTTCAAAATCTTGTGCTTTTTCAGGTTCTGATTTATAGCCGAGTTTAGCCATTCTAAGCCAATTATGTACTCTGCCATAATTTTCCTTAGTAGGATGAGAGTTTAAAAAATGTAGAACAAAAGAAATTTTCTTAGGCACATCTTTAATGTCTCTTGCGTCAGTACGTACTACTTGCCACCCAATATCAAATTTGTTTACATTTTCATTCACGGTATAGAAGTCTTTAAAGTTCATTATATATTATTTACTTATGCCAATAGAAGTTATGACGACAATCTGGCCATACATATCCTAGATTAGGATCAGCAAAAGGAAAATGCTTACTGTAATGCTCTGGAGCCTTTTTAAGTAAAACACACTGATGTGAGTAATGCACTTTTGCATTACCAAACCAGAAAGGAAGTTCATTATTCTTTGAAAATACGTCCTTATAAGCAGCTATCTTCTCTCTGCAGGTATCTTTATATCCTCTTGAAATCCATTCATCGCATGCAACAATACCATATTCAATCAATTGATTAAAGTGTCCCCACCACATCCACTTATTAGGATCTCTAAAACCAAGCTTTTTATCTTGTTCAGGATCCATTTCAAATGAACGAAGTAATCCATATACTTCTGCTCTTTGTTTACCCAGACGTCTCATATCTAGGCACTTAACAGACTTAGCAAAATCGGGATATGGTAAAAATGTCATCATATTAGAGTTACTTAAAAATCAAAGTGAGGGTGAATAATACTTTTAATCTTCTCTACTCTTTCTTCTATTGAACCAGTAATAGTATGAAAATTTACATTATTGTCGTACATCGTATTAAAGATAATCTTATCGATATCCTTCTGGAATTGCCCGTCTTCTTTTCTCACTCCATCTTTAATCATATCAAATTCTACTGGTATATAGAATATTACATCATAAAGCTTAACAAAGGTAGACATTAATTTATGAACAACATTCATAACCTCATCTGAAACCTTACCAGATGTATGAAGATATTTCGTATAAGCATATCCATCCAAAACACTACGATCAGCAAACCAATTATCCTCGCAGAATTTACTAACATGACTACATTCAACAATCATCTGGACAATATCGTCTCCGGAATCATTGATAGTTCTTCCTGATTGCTTGATCTTTCTAGCATTACTGCTATTAATAATTGGACTAATATCACTAGATTCAAGATAATCACATAATTCATTGATTATAGTAGTCTTACCTACACCATGAGATCCAGTTAAAGCGTATTTCATATAGATATATTATCCCAGATTTACGGATAATACAATAAAAAAAGACAAGAAAAATGCCTACCCAGAGCAATCCAGGTAGGCAAAACTTTCCTAAGCTTAGTCTTTATCAGAGATAGAGACGTCCGCTTGTCTGGGCTACGTTGTCTACGCCAAGACCACTGACGATGATTACGTGATAGTAGAGGGAAGCGCCGAAGATATAATCTACGACTCCGTAACGGGTCATCAGTCCAACACGTGGGCTGAAGTCGTTAGGTCCGACTGTTCTCTGAATCATGACAGGGATGTATGGGCAATAAACGATACCGGTATCGTAATACTCGGTACCCTTGTAACCTAAGAGGGCGTATTCCAGCGCACTATTGCGTTGTCCTGCGAGGTATTGAGCATCTGTACGAGTGTCACGGTAGACTGTGAAACGACCACCAAGTGTACCAACCTTGGCAATGCCAGTGGGTTGGGTGTTGATGTTGCCGTTAACAGGCATCCATTGGAACTCGGGTAACATCTCAAGGATTGCGCAAACGCGAGGTGTAGCGATAATGAAATTAGCGCTGCCTCTGCGGTTACGGATCGCGATGCGGTTAGCCTCGACGATCACCTTGGAGTAGAAGTCACGATTACGCTCACCAAGCCAACGGGCGTCAGCTGATGCGGCGTACCAGAAGCTATAACCATTTACGGGTCCTGCATTGAGTGAAGTTTGGATCATTCTGATGACCATTTCACGATCGATTTCGGCCTGAATTTCATACGACATAGCGTTTGTTAATTCAGAGTCGATATCAAGACCGTTCATGTTCTTAAGATCCTGCTCAAGCTCAACCGACCAGCGAGCTGCGAGACGGCGTGTGCCGGCTTCAACTGCTGTCTTGCTGAACTCTACAGTGACCTGTGGAATGTTGCCAGTTAACTCGAATTGACTGAGTAATGCAGCGACACCCTGATCGGCACCAATAACACTGAAGCTACTGTTTCCGGAGAGGGATGCGGCTGAAGTACCTGTAAAGCGAGTGTCGAGGTATTGGTAGCCAAGCTCTTGACCATCAGCGGCAGCACGACTTACGTACGTGTTACTCTGTTGGGTAGCGCCTGTGCTATATCCATCGACTCCATTGGCTCCAAGACTGTCTGCCTCATAGCGATAACGTAATGCGAACGCAAGTCCGACTGGGCCACTCATTGGTTGTACACCGACGATCTCGTTTGTGATTAACTCAGGGAATGTACGGCGTACCATTGGGATTAATACCTTTGGTAAGCGAGCATCATTAGCTGCGTATGAATCACTCGAAGTCACGGAGCCTGGAGGATTGTAGATACTTCCACCTGAAGCAGAGCCGAGGGCTCCACCTGTGTAAGAATTACCACTTTCCTCTAAGCACCAACGCTCTTGGTTTTCCATCAACATTGCTGTTGAAAGACGTGCGTGCTCGTCTTCGATAGGTGATACCTTGTCGCTTGTATAATCAAGGACGGGGGCCCACTTCTCTAAGAGTTGTGTTGCGCGAGAGCGATCGATGAAACCAGGGGCTGGTTTGACATTGTTCATATTAATATAGTTCTCCTATTTTGAATAGAGTTCGGGAAGTGCTGGATGCTCTTCTCCAATCGGTAAAAAGTGGCTTAGGCCTCTTTTAAAGCTGTAAGATATCCGGAGACTGGGCTATTGACTTCTGTCTTAGCTGACTCTGAAACAACTGTCGCAACAGGAACCTTGGCTCCTTTTGATATTGAAGATTCTTTTGCCTCTTCAACAAGTGATGCTGCTGTTTCTTTGTCTTCTCTTTCGAACATCTCAACGACATAGTTAAAATTCTCAGAGATATACTCTGGATTCTTGTCGCTCAATATTTTAGTAATGAAATTCTTTTTAGCTGAACGCATTCCCTTTGTCTTCTCTTCAATAAGAAGTGATGACTTTGCATGGGTGAGTTGTTCACTAAGAGTTAAATTCTCTTTATAGGACTCACTGAGCTGTGTTTGAAGCTCATCAATCTTTGATTTACCTTGTGAGATAAGGGATTTTACATCTTCATTTAAAGAAGAAGGATCAAAAGAAAGGATTTGCTTAATTTGCTCAAGCTGCTGTTTCGCTGTTGTGTTGGAAACTGCTTCCTCTAATTGTGTTTGAGGAATAGCCTTTTCGATATAGAGATCAATAAAGTTACTAAGCTCTTCAACGACCTTATTGCTGAATGATTCGGCTTTCTCATTAAGAGCACCGCGATAGTATTCAACAAGCTTGGCTAACTTACCTGTGTGACTCTCATTGATAGCCTTTACAACAGTTTCTAACTTAGCAGAGTGATCTGTATCAATAGCTTCTAAAAGATTTTCTAATTTTAAAGCGTGATCTTCGTCTTGTTTGCTAAGAGCACTTTCAAGTTCGAGTGTTACTCTTGAAGAAACCTTTTCTTCAACTGCGCTTTTAAATGCTTCAGCAATTGCTGTTGCTGTTTCTTCATTTAAAATATTACTGTCGATGTTTTTGAGGATAGATGAGAGATCCATATTTTTATTGTTGCAATTACTTACTCGCCTTGGAGCCCTTTTTCACGGTTTTTTTATTACCGGCTTTAGAAAATGCTATTGCAATGGCTTGTTTTTGAGGATGACCCTTCTTTACTTCCTTTGAAATGGTCTTGCCGATTGCTTTTTGTTTCTTTGATTTCTGAGACTCAACAGTCTCTTTGATACGTGTTTTTACTTTTTCGGATACAATGGTGTCTAATGTTGAATTAGCTGCCTTGTAATCCTTCTCACATATTTGTGCTACGAATTTTGAAATTATTGAACGAATACTCATGTTTGTTTATTTATTTATCTCTGTGTGTGACAAATTAAAGAGTTTTTAAAGCATTAATAAAATTAATGACTTGTTCTTTAAGATAATTGTCTGTGAATTTCTTCGGTAAGGAAGCTATATTCTTTTCAAACTTATCAAAGAGTGGTGCAAACTCACCGTGGTCATTTAAAATCCATTGTTTAGATTCTAAGATACCATTTACAAATGCTGTAGGTACGGAAGGATCAGCAACAACGTCAACTGCTACTAATCTAAAATCTGAAACTCTATTGGTTCCACCACCGTCTGGTGTAAGAGCACCTAATGCTCTACTTGATACACCGAGTCTTACTCCATCCATTATTAATGAACGAACTATTTGACCCATAGGAGTGGAGAGCACTCTGGACTTGCCTTTAAAAATATTACCTTCTTGTTTTAAGTCTGTCACCATGTGACAAATTCTTTCTAAATTTACTTCGGGAGAAGAAGGGTGATTTAACTCACCAGTTGCTCTATTAGTTTTGATCATTTCGTTCTGATAACGATCAACCTCTTTAACCATTTCTTCTAATGGGTATACTCTCTTATTTTTATTTGGCGTATCAGCCATTAAAAAATCACCTTCGATATGAAGGATGGAAGGTGTATTTCTATTTTTTTCTTCGATTAAATACTTGACTTCATATACGGGTTCTTCGACTAAAAGGCTATAGACATTTTGGCTCATAATAATATTACTGCAAATATTTATACTTCAAAGAGTCACAATCACTAAACTAAATCTCTTTCTGTTAAAATTAAAAACACATAACCTTTGGTTTTAGACCAGGCGGTTGCAGCCTGCCACTTGGCTTGATTGACTGCATATTGGGTTTGTTCGTATATTATAGTCTTACTACTTTTACGTTCTGATAACGTTGGTTTAATGGTAAATTTAGAAGGTTTAATTTCTATTAGTAATTTTTTAAGGTTGCCCTCTTTGTCTTTTAACTGAGAAACTATGTCTACAAAGTATCTATGTATTTTACCGTCTAAGGGAGACGTGTAGGGAATAATAACAGACTCAGACCCCCATGTTATTATGTTAGAATTATTATCCATCCATCTAAAACATTTTAATTCCAAACTACTGCGGTAAATGATAGGAGTAGATCCTTTATATTTTTGAGGATGTAAAGGATTAAAAATTCCCTGAAGATATTTCCTACTTTTCTTTTTGATAGGTATCTTCATAAATGTTTAAAAATTCTTCATAATTTTTGTCTACTATGCATATAAAATTGTATCCGGCTTTTTTAGCAGCTTCAAATTTAAGATCGTTTAAATGTTTTTGTTTATTCAAAATATATAAAGACTTTATTTCTATAATTAAATTCTTTTTTGGTATAAAAAAATCTGGATAATATTTTCTTTTCTTATTACCATCCATATAATTTATTTTAAAATTGTTTGTAAAATCAAAATCTTCTTCTTTAAAAATTTTTTTATTAAAAATAAAATTTAAAAAATGGTCTTCGTATCCCATTACTTTTATAATTTTGCCAGAAGGTAAAGTATAAGTTTTATTGTAGTAACTTTTGGAAAGAGCATTTTCTTGAAACCCTACACTGTAGTTCATTTGTCTTGTAATTTCTTCTTTTGGTCTCAATATTTCTTTTCCAAAATTGTTTATTAAAATCTTTTTAATATTGTAAGGTGTTATTTTTTTTATTTTAGATATATCTTGTACGTTTATTAAATCTTTCACATACATTTTATACAAACATTTTATTTCTTCTTGAGTTATTTCTATTTGTTGGTGTTTACGAATCAATAAATTATTTTCTGAGAAATGCCTATAAAGAGGTTCGAATTTAATTTTATGTTTTTTTGCTACGAGTGAAATGTTTTTAGTTATTTTATAATCTTCTATTAAATCTTTTAGGTTATTTTTAATGTATACTATAGGACCGGAAGAAGGATTTTTAGATCTGTTAATATATTCTAATCCGTTTTCTTTTAAAATTTTTTTAAAATAAGAATTTGTTATTCCATATTTTAATTCTATTTGTTTCATAGAAACACCATTTTTATATTCTTCTAAAGCAACCGGAATAAGATGTTTATGTTTATCATTAATACTAGACAAATGAACACCTTCTTTTAATAATATATTTCTTACTGTATTTGCTGTTATATTATGTAAAGGGGCTACTTTATAAGTAGATTTTAGATTTTTGTAGTCTTCTATAATTTGTGTTGTGTTGTGTTGTCGCGGCATATTTATATTTACCGCTATAATAGAAAAGTTTGCTGGAAAATTATCAACTCAATTAACAACCTAGGCTTAAAAACATAGATCCAATTGCCATTAAACCAGTTATAACACCTACGAAGAACTTGGGAGGTGTGGCATCAATAAAGTTCTTTGTGATTTCTTCTTCTAGTGCTGCCTTTTCTGCTTCGCCTTGTCTGAACAAGTCTATGGCATTAACCGTTTGACCACCAAAAAGATTAGTACCACTATATTTGCTTCTTACATGACCTATATTAATCTTTGCCAATGCTAATGTATATCTATAAACCCATAATTGACTTACGATATCTTTAATAGCTAATTGCATATGACAACCAACAAGGCCATAATATGGTGGTAATATTTGAGGCTCGGGAATGAGCTTCATTATTTGTGTATAAGGATCAAAGCGAATATAAGGAGTAAGGGCTAATACTTTATCACGAGTATCTAACCAGGTTTTCATTGCCTGCCAAGTAACAAGATCATATCCTACATTACCTAAAAGGTGACCAAAATAAGCTTGTTGAGCTATTGTATGCTCTATTGTGAATAGCGTATTAACACCGGTGTTGTTTCCTTCTGCAAAGGAATAAACATCAACAACTCTTCGGAAAGAATTCATATCGAAATCCCATCCAGCACTAGGGGCTTCTGTAGATGAACTAATTTGATCTGGTGTTATATTAAGCATCTTTCCTACTGGAAGACCAGTGCCAGGTATATAAAGATCAGATCTAAAAATTAAAAATTCTTCTGTAGTACCAGCAAATTTAGTAAAGTATTCACAAGCAGTGTCAATAATTTCATACATCTGTTCACTGCTGATTTCAATTTGAATTAAAGGCTCACCTAAAGCTCTCCTTACTCTTTGTGCAAGAAGATCATATGTAGTAATCTTAGGAGCAAAGGTTAAAGAACCATGAAATTTATTAGGTAAGACGGAATTCATTGAATTATACTTATAAGGTTCGACTGATGTTTACAAAGTTGTGAAGATAGAATCATTTTTATCATCTGTTTGGTAGATAGATTCTATGCTATAAATTTTCTTAATAGTTTCTCCAGAAGATTTAAACATCCATCCCTTTATAGTGAATGAGGTCTCTGAAACAAGCCGTTGAGCATCGGTATTGTTTAATTCTGTTGGATATGATACATTAATATTCCCATTCCACAGCACTTCAGTTCTTAATTCATATGTAGTGGTGGATGAAGTTGGCAATTTCCAAGATATTATAATATAAGGATCACAGTAAGGAATAAAATTGGTCAGTATCTGGTCCATGTCTGATTGGAATTTAGTTACAATAGTCATGTTAACTCCAATATTGACTGGTACTGGTTGACCCATTTTTTGTACTAAACTTCCATCCGCTGAAGGATTATCAACAAAAAATCCATCCAGTTTATTAAAGACTCTTGAATTGTCTCTCGATATACTGGATATAGTAACAGATACAACAGGTACCTGTATGCCACCCGGTGCTGGTGTAGTTAATGCTTCATATACTCTTTGCTTTGGTGCATATACAAATCTGACCGGATTCCCAGAAAGAGGTGGTAATGTATTCTTATTGTTATCATATCTTTTAATGATAATGTCATTAAAAGCTGATACAAATTGTTCTAATATTGTTTGTATTTCAAAGTTAAAGGTATAATTGCGCATCTACCTTATACTTAGACAAATCGTTCTAAAAAGTGTTTGGGTAAATTGCGTTTATTCATCATGACCGCCTTTACTGCAGATCCGTCTAATATATAAGTCACTGAATGGTCATCTACAGAACGCGTACATCTTCCAGCCATTTGAATAATAGAATCAAGCATTTTCATTGAATAGTGTTCTTTATTCTTTTCAAAAAGCTTTTTAATTCTCTTAGAACCTAACGGAAGATAGGGTGCTTTAATAATAATTTGAAATCTGCCTAATTCATCATCTAAGCTTAATCCGGTATCAAGAGAAGGGCTTACTAGAATTGTATCATTATCAGTTTCGTCTTTATGAGCCTTAACAATATCTTCATTAGATACTCCTACTTCTCTGAAAAGAAATTGACGTTGGATATTTCTTGTTTTCTTCTTTAATGATTCAGTAATCTGATTAGTATGTGTGTGAATGATACCTTTCTCACCTTTATGCTTTTCACAAATAGCTAATGCAAGATCTAGAACCTTGGGGAGATCCTTAGCCATATTAGCATACGATAAACTAAATTTTGTGGAACAATATATAGGAGATTTCTGAGGATCAAAGGAAGATTTAACTTCAATATATTCATATTCGTCTTCTCCAATTCCCAAACTCTTGGCAAATTCTTTTGGATTACTGATTGTGGCTGACATCATCAACACTTTATCAGCATGATCAAATATTCGCTTGGCTAATGGTTTGATGTCGTAAGGAGTAAAGGTAACGAACTCCGAATCCTTCTTCTCAACCATATACTCACATTCTCTCCACGACTCAACTACATCTCCTAAAGTATTAACAACGCCAGACATCTTACTCAGTCTTTGCATTTGCTTAAATTGAATGCCTGAAAAAGAATTACTTTTCTGAGACATCAATGATACCTTATGCTTGAGATCAGCAAGTTCGTCTTTGAGCTGTATATAAATATCTTGAAGCCATCTTCCGGCTTCATCTGAGTCATCTGAAATCAATTTTTTAAATTGTATATTCTCTGAAGCTAAAAATGAATACGAAAGAGAGACAGAATATTGACCCACCAATTCATCTTCTATCTGACTTGCTTCATCACATACGAATATCTCTCTCTTTCTTAAGAAGGGAGGAAGATTAGTCAGGTACCTATAGTTCAAAACTGAGTACTGTGCCATTAGAGCATCATTCTTGGTTTTGTAATAAGGACACCTATTCTTCTCGAAGCAATCTTCTCTTAAATTGGCAGAGAACAAGCAAGGAGCAAAGTCTACTGTAAGATTCTTATCTACATCACAAATATAATTGTTTTTGCCTTTAGCCAAGATAACATCATTGAATAATGATTGATACTGGTCTTGAAGAGACCTTGTAACAGTTAATATGTAACTTCCATATGAAGGTTTACTATTAAAATCATCTTCATATGCATATCCACCATTACGATCCCTTTTATATATACCGTAACTTTCGAGGATATGTTTTCTTTCTGGATCTATATTTCTAGTAGATGCTGCTACAGCTAATCCTATATGGGATTTTCCTGAGCCAGTGGGCAAACAGGCTATCACATATTTTTTCCCTGCATTGAAGGCTCTTTCTATTTTATCTAGAGCCTCCTCTTGTTGAGGGCGAGGTGTTCCTTTAAAGGATTGTAAAAATTTAGAACTAAATAATTTCTGCACTCTTTATTATAATAAAGATTACGAGGTATCTCAAGTCTATCTTTTGATTAAGACCAAGATTTTATCATTGTCTGTACAATTTCTATTATTATGATGACATATAATAAACGTTGTAAAACTCCAGACACTGGAATCAATTTTAAATTGATCAATGTTTGTAGACCTTTCTATATCTTCTATAATAAGCATACCACCCTGTTTAAGATACTTGTGACTATTCTCAATGATTATATTTTCATGTTCTAAGACATGAGAAGAATCATCTATTATGACATCAAATAACGTATTAGCTTTTGTAAAAGACTCATTAAAAATTTCTTTATTAGATACATCTGTTTTATATATTTTTACGTTAGGCAGATTAAGATTTTGACATGTTTGAATTTTTTCATCATAGTATTCAAATGCACTAATGTTTGCTAATGGGTATTTTTCAGACCACATTAATAAACTACTACCTTGTTCAATTCCTATTTCTGCAAAATTAAAGGGTACAGAATCATACTGAGCTAATAATAAAGAATATACGGCGGTATACCCTTTCCGGTGACCACAACAAACACTATTTTGTGCAAACGGTGATTTGTCAGTATTGTGTTTTCCACCAATACTGCATAAATCCGTTGTAATGTCTGTTGAATCTATATAAAAAGTACTCACTTCAGTATTTGTTCTTCTGTTCTTTTAATTAAATCAAGGTTTATTACTTTTCGTACACAATTACAAATAGCGTATGTGTATGTCTGTTTGTCTTTGCCTAAATGCCCTCTTCCAAAACATTTATTACAATTCTGTTGTGGCTTCTTATTAAGAGGCAACTGGCCAGGATCTAATAGTGGATAGTCTGATTCTGGTATCTCGTAAAAGGTGCCTGAAAAGGCACTGTATATTAACATTTTATTCATTGCTTGCGTTTATGGTTAAAATTGAATCCCAGAATCTATTGTTAGATGTCTTAGAGGGATATACTCTAAGATAATTTTCAATCTCTGGAGCATGTTTTGCTAAAGTTTTGATTCTATAATCAAAATATATTAAATCATCTTCTTCATGAATTTCAACTCCATAAGGAATAGGAATTTCTATTTTTTCTCTTTCCTTGCGAGGAGTGTCCATTATAAACATAATATAAAAATTCTTTTGATAGAAAAGAATTAATTTTCCTTGTTTATATACTTTGTTTCCAAATTCTAATGTTACCTTTTTTTGTAACAAAGATTTGCAAGCGGCTTCTATGATTGTTCCATTTATGCTCATTTTTTATTTGTCCATGAAAGAAGCCTTTTGAGCCGCAGACATATTACCGATAGATTTATTAAAATATTCCCAAAATTTTTCTGGAGGTCTTGTAGGTACTGTTGAAACTACTTCACAACTTGCAACTGGTATTGATCTCCAATTTTGAAAAAATAAATCCCAAACTGTTAATAGCCCTTTTGATGCTGAATCATAAGCAGGGGTTTTAGTTGGTTGTTTAAAATTTAAAATTTCTCTTCCTAATTTTGAGTCTAATATAGATCTATCTAAAGTAGCTAACATTCTCCTAGAAGATGGTTTATTATATACCTTTACTCGTCGTTGAAACTTAATTTCAACGACGTTAGTTTGGCATAAGGCTTTTAAACCACCCAAAGAAAGTTTCACTATTTCTTTTTATTTTCGATTGCCTTCTTTGGTTCACAAACACCAAAGATGCGGCTTTCGTTCAAGAAGACAATATGTTTTAAATCATTAAGACTTGAAACTTGTATTCCTTTATCATTTGGGAATACTACATTATCTCCTTCTTTAACTGTTCTACAATTTGGTCCTGCTAAAATAACTTTGCCTATTCTCCAGACATGATTCACTGCATTAATAGGTAACCAAATACCATTACGATTAACTTCGGTTCCATCTTCATTGACATCAGTATATTGAACCATAATAATATCATCTAATACTTTGGTCAAATTCCATTCATCCAATTCCATAGAATTGCTTTTGTAGTTTTCAATTTGAACTAATCCATGAATTCTATCTTCCTGTTGAGGGCGTGCTATTGTCATATATTGTTTTTATTTAAGTTTTTGTTTCAATTCTGCAAGGGTTCTATTATAAAATTCTACTTCTTTAATAGAACATTCCATAGCATTTGCTACATTTGACACATCTTCTAGATGTGATTCTTTAGTAGATTTTTTAATATAGGTTATTCTTTTAAAAGATTTAGGTAATACTACATTAAAGAATTTGCTTATAGACAAATTGTCTTTTCCTAATTCTGTTTTGTTTATCCATCTATTGGAAGTAGCATTTACTATTTGAGCTACAGATCCCTCAGACATAGACAACCATCTATTAATAAGAAATACTCCCGGCAGAGTTGAATCTACCGGAAGCTTTCCCTTCTTTTTAAGAATCCAATCTAATAGAGGAAACAGACCATCTATAGTATTCTTCTTAACCATTAAATGATTATATTATATATAAAATTTATTACAACGATTTATTCAAAGTATAAAAATGTTCTCCATTTTTATTTTTAAATATTTTTAGTTTATTTATTTTGATTAAATCATTAAGTCTTTTTGTTGCTTTCCACTTTTTAAATGAGTTTTGTAAATCTTCTCTTTTAAGAAAAGATTTTTCAGAAATTAAATCAATTATTATTTCGTAATCTTTTTCTCTTTCAATTTGTTTACTAGCCATTAAAGACTTTACCCTTTTTTCTTTTAATTTTTTTGATTGTTTACCTGTTTTTTTACCTTTATTCCACGGTATTCTGCCTTTTAAAGATTCTTTCATTTTTATAATGGAAGAAGGGTTTAATTTACCTGTTCTACCACCATGCCTTATATTACAAAAAATTTCACTATCTATAGCATTATTATCTTTTATATATTTATTTTCGGCTTCATCTAATTTGGTTTGATCTTGACAATATTCAAGAATAGTTCTTTTCCAAAAATTTCTATATTTTTTACAATAAAATTTTTTTAAAAAAATTATTCCAGAACCTATATATCCATCTTCAACACATCCAACATGCTGACCTATATATTTTTTATATTTGTCTGCTGTTGGATGTGTATTTTCCCAAAGATATATAAACCCATAATATGTATTATTCATACATATACTTACCCTTCGAGATTGTTTTATATCACCACTTTGCAAGTAGCAATGAAGCAATCTGCTATAGTCTCATGATAGATTTCCTTAACGCGTCTGCAAAGATTAGAAGCAGTGGCATCATCAAGGAAGAGTGAGAATGCAAATGAAGGTGCTTTAGGCCCTGCATTAATATTCAAACCAAGATGTCCTATAGCTACATTACCATCAATGACCTTAGTGATACTAACACTTGCCTTGCCAAAGGAATCATCTCCTGGCTTACGAATCATAATATCATCTCCGTCTACCTTAACATCAAGCTTGCCATAAGAACCACAAGCCAATTCATCTCCAATATAACGAGCAAAGAGTCTCTGGAAGAAGACTGCTCCAATAGGGCAGATATTAGGAATCTCCCAACAGAAATTTAATGCATCTTCAGAATAAATGTAATCATTATTCAGCTTATCTTCTAGATCAATTAAATTATCCGTAACGTCCATGTTACCTCGGAAAGCAATAATAACACCTAGAGGATTATATTCTTTCTTGAAATACTCATATCCAAATCTCTTGTGAATCAAATCGCCGTTGTAGTCTTGTTTTAAATAACTCATATATTATATCATAAAGTACTTCTGTTCTCTTTTCAACCTTCTATCTGCATTTATATCAATAAAAACTTCAGATGATTTGGTCTTCATATAGATAGCACCATCCGGCATTAAATTCTTATATGTATCATCTGCAATGGATGAGAAGGAAGTATTCTTACCGTCCCAGTATATTGTATTATCACCACGACCTACAAACACACATCCTTGTTCAATATCATAAAGCCAAATTCCATATGTGCCTTTTAAATCTTCCAACACATATCTAAAAGCTTCTTCCGGTTTTAGATTTAGATGTGTTTTTTTAAGCATTATATCATAAAGATAAGGAATCCATTGACTATCAACATCAAATTTAATTCCATATACCTTTTCTAGAGCTTCTGTATTGGTTAATATTCCATTATGTGCTGCTATGGCTCTTCCAAAAGAAAATGGGTGACAACTAGAAAGCCCTTTAGTATCTCCACTAGTAGTAGGTGCTCTATTATGTCCTAGATAAAATCCGTTCTTTATATCTGGAAAGAATGTGTAATCCTTTTTAGAGGTCTTTGTAATTTGATATCCTTCATCTTCTATATAAAGAAACCCAGAACTATGACTTCCTCTGGATTGATTATGTTTATATAAATGATAAAATTCTATAGGTGATAGACCGCTGTATATTCCACACATATATCAATTATACTTTAGATTGAACTTTGCGGCACTGGAATTCCATTCTGGAGTATTCATACTATCTCCTAACCCAAAATGAGTTACTTTAATAGGAGCAACACCCATTTTTAATTTATTTTTATTAGCTCTTAAACAAAATGAAATATCATAGTGATGGAAATCAAAATCTTCATCAAACCTAGTATCTGTTTTTAAAAGTCTTGAAACATTTACTCCTATGAATAATCCGTCTAACACTAAGGCTCTTGAATTAGTAGGTCCAAATACTGTAGTCCATGATTTACCTTGATATGCATGACCTACTTCACCTACCATATCTTCTTTGGCACTCATTAAATGCCATGCTGCTGGTTTAGTAAGATCCGTCTTCTTACTTCCTGCTAATCCTACTATTTCATACTTTTCAAAAGCTATATCAAGCTTTTCTGTAAAAAATAAGTCTTCAATTAATACATCATCGTGAATGAATATAATATTTTTATCTTTATTTTCTTCTGTAATAAAGGAATTATATACTTTGGATAAACTAGTAGTATTATTGTCTATAATAGTATAGTTTTTATATTCTGTCTTGTCTAGAAATATTGCTAATTTACTCTTCTCATTAAACTCAGCTAATGAGAGAGGTGTAGCACAAACTATATGATGTTGTTTTATAAAGGTTTGCAATTGTACGTTGTCCATGGAATTTTATCTGATATTATATTATAAAATATATTTTATTCACCTTTTCCTAAAATTTGCCATTCTGGAAATTTTTGATTACGACATCTACTAAGAACTGTTTTGGATCTTATTTTGTAATGTTTAGCCGCGGTTTCCGCTCCTATAAAAATTCCAACTGGTGTTTTTATTTTGAATCCTAATTTCATTAATTGCTTATGTTTTGTTTCAGGTGATGCCTTTTTACCTAACATAGTTCCCCTTTTCCCATATTGAGGATTGAGGGGTCCTAATTTAGATAATCTTATTTTTTCTCTTACTTCTGGACGGCGTGATGGATTATCATCACCTCTTAAGCATCTTTCCTTAATAATGTTTTTATTTTTTTCTTGTTGCACCCATAATAAACCCAATGAAGCTTGTCTTTTTTTGGTATTGGAAATTTTTTCTTTTGTTTCTTTTGAATGTGGAACATTTAATCTTTTATTGTACGGGTGTCTGCCTCCACGAGTTTGATTTAAACATAAAGGATCTTTAATTAAATCATCTGTAATTATACTTTTTTCTTTATTATAAGCTTCTTCCTCACTTAAATTTATTTCTAAAAATTCATAATTTAATATTTTATGTGCTTTATGATATTTGTGTTCTGTTAAACGTCTTTTAAAATTATTACTAACCCCTATGTAATAATAATTCTTTTCAAAATTGATTTTATATATTAAATAATTATTTTTAATGTTGGTGTTTGCAAATGTCATGCAAATATTTATCCTTTAAAAAAAATATATTTAAAATATAATTGGTTGACAATTATATTTCGCCCATTCTATTTGTTTTATATAGGGGATAGGGTCTATTAACCGTGCTTCTATAAAACCTTGTACTCTACTAGAGCAAGCTGAACATTCTAAGCATCCTTCATTTTTGCCGTTGTAACAGGTATGCGTTTTAGTAAAATCTACTCCATTTTTCACCCCGTCCTTGATAATATCTGCTTTAGAAAAGGTAATATATGGTGCAACAACCTGTGCTTGATTTGACCTATTTAAATTTAAAGTTTGATTAATATATTTTAAAAAATCTAAAGAACAATCCCAATTGCCACTATGTGTATCCACTTCAGCAGCTCCATAGTAAATATTTGGAGCTTTAATAGATTCTGCTATGGCTGCTGCAATTGATAAAAATATCATATTTCTGTTAGGAACATGAGACAAGGGCTGTGCATGGCCTGCAACATCTTTTATTTTAGGTATTTCCAAACTCGTATCTAACAGAGCCGATGAGGATGCTATATCTTTAAAAAAGGATATATCCAACACCTTATATGGAACATTTAATTTAATACAATTTTCAATAGCTCTTTCTATCTCTATGGAATGTCTTTGACCATAGTTAAAGATTAAACACAAAACCTCTGACGTCTTGTTAATTCTGTAAAGTAAACAAGTAGAATCGAGTCCTCCGCTGTAAATTACAATTGATTTAGGGTTTTTGACATTCATAAGGTAAATATAGAATATATTATAATGAGAAATTCAGCAAAAGCCAAATTAAAAACTAAAAAGAAATATGGTGTAAAAACAACTGTACCTTCTAGAAATCCTAAAGTTGAAAAGGAAGTTAAGAGAATTTTAGATTCCAATTATCTCCCTATGTGCAATTGTGCTGATACTTGTGATTCTTGTAACGAGAGTTCAGAAATTCCATTTGCTAGCAGATTTTTAACTTCATTAATTTCCGAAGCCGAAGAAGTCGCTCCAGAAGGAGAAGCAAAGAAGCCATCTGAATTTTCACAAGATGATAATAAAAAGGATTTTGAAAAGGCTTTAGAGCCTGAAACTCCAAAAGATGCCTATGAAATAGAAGGTGTTCCACCTGAGGTCGCTACAAGGAATATTGAGGAGATTGAGAAATGGTCTCTCAAATTGGATGAATTTACTGCTATGTTGAATGATCCTAATATAGATTCATTGCATAAATTTTTATCAGACAATGACAGAGCTGGAAGTTTACTTCGTGGTATCATGCGTAAGTCTTCTGACAACATTACACGTACAACCGGTGAATTGGATAAATTAAAAGAAGTATTAAATTCTTTCATTATCACAGCTCCAAAGAAAATTAGGGATTTAGAAACCCCAAATTCATAAAATATTATCAGATTTTATAATATTTTCTTTAGCCCATAAAGGTTGAAGATTAGTGTAGTGAAAACATTGTTTTTGTTGTGTTTCCTCTAATAAATTAAAAGAAGCACATGGTTTGATGTGATCTATATGCCATCCATATAAACCATGATTATCCCAATTCATATCAGGTTTAAATAATAATTCAAGATGCTTCATTAAAGTTTCTAAATTACAACCAAGTAATTCTAATGTTTTGGAACTTTTTATTGTTTTATTCTTTCTAAGAGCTAAAGACATACGTGTAGATATATCTTTACGTATTTTGTGTTGTATATCTGTATGTCTTCTATTTTTCCAATAATTTGTTCTTTTGGAACGAAATTTATCTTTATTTAAATAATAATATTCTTTATCTCTGAGTTTAAATTTTTCTAAATTTTTCTCTCTATATTCTTTATTATATTGTTTTTTGATATCTTTATTTTTGTTTGTATATTCTTTTACATTTTTTAAAACTTTTTCTTTGTTATCGTAATAATATTGTTTAGCCTTTTCTTTTATAATTTCTTTTCTTCTTAAATAATCTTGACGATGCTGTTCTTTAATTTTTTGACGATTTTTATCTCTATATTGTTTGCGTCTAATTTTTATTTCTTCTTTTGATAAAGCCATATAATATACTTATCCATGGCTCCTAAAAAACTTCGGAAATTATCTTAATAATATAAATTTTGCAATATAAATTTATAATCTATTTCGTCTAATTTTTCTTTAACACACCATTCATTAAAGTCTTTATATGGTTTATCAGTAGGCCATTTAAAGACTTTTTGTTTGTTCGATACTAATTTAAAGATATTTTCTTTAGCTGCTTCATCAAAACGAGGGTTATCTAATACCCATATCTTCTCAAAGAAGGCAAATTCCGTTAACTGCTTTTCTTGTTCTCCGGTTAATACTAATCCTGCCACAGATACCCCGTTTTTAACAAACATTGCGTCCATAGGACCTTCAAATAAGAATAAGGTATCAATAGACATATCTATTCTTTCTATACCGAATATAGTTTTATCATAACCAACCTTGTTAAGGTATCTTGGTTCTGATCCATCTAAAGATCTTGTTTGGTAGAAAACAACTTTCTTATTCCTATCAAAATAAGGTATACATAATCTATTTTTATGAAAATAGTCTGTTAAGCTTATGTAGAAAGAGGGGCATCTATTAATAGCTGTATCTAATCTTCTTTCTGTTATATACTCTACTGCTTTTTGAAAATATACATTAGCTCCATAATACTGTTTTTGGAGAGGATCATTTAGATTAATAGAATCTAAAGGTAAAGAAGGTAATTCTTTCTTTTTAAATTTATTACTATATTTGATATTATCTGTAATATCAAAAGAAGTATTTCCGGATATGGCTTCTGATTCTATCTCATCACGAGACATACCAGTAACAGCTTCTATCCAGTTATGTGCTTGCCATGATTTACTACAATTAAAGCAAAAAAAGGAATTGCTTGTAGGATAAAAATATAACCTTTTCTTCTTTAAGAAGCTTTTACCTTCTCTGCAGATAGGACAGGAAGCACTGTATATATTTGTAAATTTATTATATACAGGTGCTCCTGAATAAGTGTAAAATTTATTTAAAATATAACTGCTAGGCAATTGTCTCACCTATATATTATACATTAAATTATCGGTAATATCAATCTCCGTAGCTATAATTGTCTGAAGAATAATCAGAAGAGAGGTATTCCTTATAGGCTGCTTCTACCTCTGGATCATATTCAAGTGCTGCTGCTCTGGCCAATTCACGATCGTGTTCCTCATCACCGGTTGAAAGATTTTCATCAGGTTCTAAGACTGCTGTTCCGGATTCTTGCTTGGCTACCAAATTATCACCTTGTTTTTCTATTAACTTTTTAGATATAAGGTCTTTGATAACATCCTGTGCCTCATTTTCTTCTTTAGCAAAGGAACCTGTTATATACTTGACAACATCACTATATTCTGAAGGCTCTTCTGCCTGGCGAATATAATCTAATGTTTTCTCTTCTACTTCTGTAAGCTCTTCTTCGTCTTCTACAGAAGATACTCTCTTTGGAGCTTCTGTTTCCTCTGGAGCCTCTACTACTTTAATCAATCCAAAGGAAGGATCAGTTAAAAGATTCGATGTTACTCTAGTCATTTTCTGAACTAAATCTTTACGTGTAGGAACCCCTTCTCTTACTTTAGTCTCTATTTGAGCCCAAAGTTCTGTGTAAGAGCGAGGAGGAAATTCTGTTAGGTCTTCAGCTAGAGAAGATAAGATTTCTCTAATCTTTTCTACTGGTAAATTACCAAGCCACTTTTTAGCAGACCAGGCATCTATAAGATCGTTCATGTCCCCTGCCTTTAATTTATCAGCAAAAGAGGAAGCATCTATTTCGATATTAGAGAATTGAGCTGATTTAGGGATTCTACCCTCTTTCAGATCAACTAACATATTTTCAACGAGGAAGTTAAATTTAGACATTTCTTTTACTTACCGTTATGCGGTCTTAATTAGGCTTTCTTCTTCACCATAATGTTTACCTTCTTTATTCACATAAAGACTTGTAAGCATTATTCTTTCTTCAGGATTTCCGTAAATATCAATGACCGGAGGGCTATCACCCTTTGGAAATACTCTTCCGTCACCCTGTAGATAAGACTGTTGGAATACCTTAAAAATGTTATCGACTTCTTCTCTAAAGACGTTATCAGTATCTCTTAAACCATCGTCAACTAAATTGACCGGAGCAACCTTCGTAAGAGGAAGAAAAAAGATAATATCAAACATACTAAGTGTCTCTCTGATAATAATACGAGATTCATCTAAAAACTTGTCTGATACTTGACCATTAAGGTTTAACCAAGAAGAATAAGCAAGATTATCTAGTACACAACGATCAAATATAACATTATCGTCTTTAGAATACTTCTGACATTGATCAATGAGAAAATCTAATATAATTCTTTGAGTTTCTTCAGTGCCTTTGCTACTGTGAGGTAGATTTTTTTCTTTAATAAGGTCTCTGTAGGACTCCTTGGGAGTCTCATACATTGTCCAGGTTTTAAGGAAATCTTTAATAAAAGTGGATTTTCCTACGCATTGTGTGCCGGAGACAGCTATTTTCATAAATTAGGTTTATTATCCATTAGTTCTGGGAAATATTCAACTATTTTTTCTGTAGTTGTGTCAAAATATTTTTCATCACATAGATATATATTGTTTAAGGGTATGTCAGAACATAACCCTCTCAAAGAAATGCTTAATTCAGCCATTTCTTCTATTTCTTCTTTATACCAGCAGCTGTTAACATCAACTGAGCAAGAGAAAAGTAAAGCTTCTAAAATTAATTTAACTTGATTTTCAGTTAAATTATGAAGGTCGTAACCTTTATTGTCCATATCCTACTTTATAGTAAGAGGGGTACTTGGCACGTATTAAGAAGGTATTTCAACCAAAGCTATTAATTCTTCTAATAACTTTTGAGTAATATCTACATTAGTAATATCTATGGGTGTCTTATCTGAAATTTGATTGATAATAGTTCTAGCAGAGGGATTACTTTCCTCTAAACGGTTCTTATCAATGAAAAGTGTTTCTACAGCAAGTTTTACCAATTGTACTCGTACTGTTTGGTCAATTTCTTTAGGCAAAGCAGTTTCTACTTCATCTGAGGTAGGAACGATGTCTGGTGAAGGAGTTTCATCCTCTTGTTCTGTTAAGAAAGGATAAGTGGATTTTACTAAATCAAGAAATTTACTCATAATATAGATTATTTATGCCTCGTATAGTCATTTTAAAGTATTTTAGTAAATAAAACAAAGTTGACAGTAAGTAAAGTATAATAAATATAAAATAATATCATGGCCGATCTTCTTCCCACAGCAAATAGAGTTCCAGACGCAAGTAGAAACTTTGTAAGTTCGATTTTACAAAGACTTCCTTATGTAGCAGGAGCTGTAGATGCGGATTCTGGTAATCCAAAATACGAATTATTTGATCGTCTTTCAAAACGTTCAGAACTAAGGCTCATGCAGCAATCGGCGATTACTGGTCCTTACATGAAAGGCCATGGTGATTATTATAATCCAGGATCCTTCGGATCAGATCAAGCTTATCACCGTTATATCTATGCTCAAATAGATACTGATAAAATTAGACGTTTAGCAGAATATAGAAGAATGGCTGCTTTTGCAGAAGTATCAGATTGTTTGGATGAAATTTGTGATGAGTTTATTGTCAAAGATGAGAATGATGAAATCGTTCATTTGAAATTTTCCAATTTTGCTAATCTTCACCAAGAAGAAAAGAATGAACTGAGAAAGGAGTTTTCAAAATTCATTAACATATATGATTTAGAACATAAAGGAAAAGGTTATTGCAGACATCTTCTAACAGAAGGGGAGTTATTCTTTGAAAATGTAACACATAAAGAAAAACAAGACTATGGAGTTATTGGTGTTCTTAGTATCCCAGGCGAACTCATTAATCCTGTATATGATAATATTCAAAATAATGTTATCGAAAACTTTATTTTTCAAAAACCTATCAGTCTTTTAAACAACCCTGCAGGTCCTCTTTCACAGGTTCAAAGTAATGTGAGTACTAATTCGTTACAACAACAATTACTCACATTGCAAGGCAATCAAGTAACATATATAAATTCTGGTTTATGGAATGAAGATATGTCTATTAGAATTCCCTTTTTAGAGAATTGTCGCCGATCATACAAGCAACTTTCTCTTGTAGAAGATTCTATTATTATATATCGATTAGTCAGAGCGCCAGAGCGTCTTAAATTTAAGATCGATGTAGGTAATATGCCAGCTGCTAAAGCAGAAGCTTATGTAAAACAGCTTATGCAGCAGTATTGGTCTAAGCAGACTTATAACGATACTTCATCTTCAAGTAAGACGGGTAACATATATAATCCACAGTCTATGTTGGATTCTTATTGGTTTGCAAGAAGACAGGGTGAAGTAGGATCAGACGTCGAAGTGTTGCCCGGTGGAGCAAATTTGGGTCAGTTGGATGATTTGATGTATTTCGTTAACAAATTATACAAGAGTCTTAAGGTTCCTCTTACTAGACTTAATCCTAATGAGCCGTTTAAAGACGGATCAGAAATTCTTAGAGAAGAATTAAGATTTGCAAAGTTTATTATTTCTCTGCAACAACAATTTGCACAAGGTTTTAAACAAGCCTTTATTACACATTTAAAATTAAGAGGATGGTGGAAAGAGTTAAAGATGCATGAATCTTATATTAACCTGGACTTCAATCCGCCTTCTAATTTCTTTGCAGTAAGACAACAGCAATTATTTGAGCTTAAACAAAAGAATTTCAATGATATGAGTAATAACGAAAGTATTTCCAATACTTTTGCTCAAAGACATTATCTTGATTATTCGGATGGTAAAATCAGTGAGAATATGGAATGGCTTCGTAAGGATGCAGCTCTTAAATGGGAATTGAATCAGATTGAAAATAATGGTCCTAATTGGAGAGAACATATAGAAGCAGCTGAAAAGGTGGCTGGTGGGGTGTCTTCAGAAGAAGGTGGTGGTGGTGGAGAAGGCGGTGGTAGTAGTACTTCTTCTTCAGAAATACCAGAATTTGGTGGTGGAGCTACACCTGAAACCCCAGAAGCAGAAGCACCAGAAACCCCTGAGGCAGGGGTAGCACCTGAAGCAGAAACACCAGAAACAGAAACACCAGCAACAGAAGCTTAAAAAATAAGATATTTCAACATAAGTAATGTTGATATATGATCTCTTATGACATTACTTCCCATATAGCTGGTGATACCTGGGATGGGCTAGGTTCTATAACATTTCTGCGTGGTGGGTCAGCTTTGGATCTGACTGGTGCATCATTAGAGATGGATTTGCGCTTGTCTTTTGATAGTCCTTCTGTGTTAACCTTATCCACTTCAAATAGTGGCATTACCATACAAACACCAGCTTTGTCTGGTATAGTACACATACCACAACGAATAATAGATGTTCCTCCTGGAAAATATAAATACGATTTAAGATTAACTCTTTCTTCTGGTGAAGTAAAAACTTATCTTAGCGGATCTTGGCCTATCCTTTCACATATTACTAGATGAGCGATACTATTATCATCAACACTAATCCTCCGGTTCAGGATTCCATTATTATTAATGTGTCTCCTTCTGTATCGGATTCTATAAACATAGATACAAATTCTAATGTAATCAGTGTTAATGGGAAATATGGAGTTGTTATATTGGATAAATGTGATATTGGTCTTTGTAATGTAGATGATACTAGTGACCTTAATAAACCTTTATCTAATGCAACTATAAGTGCTCTTTATCTGAAGGTAGATATGGCTGACTTCTTGACCTTAAGAAGTTTAGTAACTAGTAATTCATCAAATTGGGATAGTGTTTATTCAAATGTACTGACAAATAGTTCTCGTTGGGAGTATGCTTATAATACTGTTATAGGAGGATTAAGTTCAAATCTTTGGAATAATGTTTACACGTCATTTGCTTCTCAGTCTGCTAATAATGTTTCTGTTTATAATAGTGTAAAAGCATTAAGTGGTAATTGGAATAATTCTTATAATTGGGTTAATACTAATTCGAGTAATGCTATTTTTAATACTATATCAGCTGGTTCCCTTTCTGGTGTTTTTTATGGAGATGGTAGCAATTTAATAGGAGCTTCTTTGCCTGGTCAAGCTAATATAAACACGTTAGTAAGATCAAATAGTGGTCAATGGGATTCTGTATATACAATTGTTAATACCAATTCAGCTGTAAATTGGAACTATCAGGGAACTGATTTAAAGGCATTGTCTGGTGGATGGCAATCTACATCAAATGTTTTTCAAAATCAATCGGCTAATAACATATCAGTTTATAATATAGTCAATTCCAATTCTGCTGTGAATTGGAATTATCAAGGCACGGATATTAAATCTCTTACTGGTGAATGGGTAGGTGGTAATAAAGCATATACAAATTTAACATTATTAAGCACTATATATGAATCTGTTACTTCTGTAAACGGTACAATATATCAAATTAATGCCGTTAATACAAATGGTAATGTAATTTTATCATTACCGAATTCTATAATAGTTCCGGGTGATCTTAATGTATCCGGAACTTTATTTGTTCAAGGTTCTTCTTATACAGTAAACACTCAAAACGTAGAAGTTAATGATCCATTAATTTACATAGGAACTGGTAATATTGGTAATTTAAACGATCTTGGATTCGTTGGTCATTTTAATGATGGTTTATATCAACATACAGGATTAGTTAGGAATCATTTAATAAATGAATGGTCTTTATTCAGTGGAGTAACATCAGAACCATTGTCATCTATTAATTGGAATGATCCTACATTTAAGTTTGATACGTTAAATGCTAATATTAAAGGAACTCTTATTGGTAATGTAACTGGTAATATTTCTGGTAATGCCAGTAGTGTAACAAGCGGTGTATATACAAATATATCGTATTCAGATCCTTCTTGGATAGTTAATCTTTCAGATTCTAAAATCATAGGTACTAATCGCAATAATTGGGATTCTGTTTATTCATATGTTAATTCAAGCAGTTCACAAGAAATTAAACAACAGGCTGTTGTGTCTTTTGTTAATTCTAATAGCTCTAATATTGTTAATGTAGATACTTTAGTCAATATAACATCTGCTAATTGGAATTCTGTTTATAGTAATGTCAATGGTTTAAGTGGTAATTGGAATTCTGTTTATAGTAATGCTAATGGTTTATCAGCTAATTGGAATTCTTCGTACAGCAGTGTTAATGGTTTAAGTGGTAATTGGAATTCTGTTTATAGTAATGTTAATACAACGTCTGCTAATTGGAATTCTTCTTACAGCAGTGTTAATGGTTTATCAGCTAATTGGAGTAATTCATATACATGGATTAGTTCTAATTCTGCTAGAGCAACTTTCACTACTTCTATCAGTGCACCTTCCTTAAGTGGTACTTTTTACGGTGATGGTTCAAAATTAACCGGTATTGTGTCTCCAGTCGGTATTTATTTGCCTCTGAGTGGAGGGACTTTAACGGGTGATTTAACTACTACGGGAGTTGTTTACGCTTCTAGTGGTAATAGTAATATTTGGAATATTGCTTATAATACATCTACAGCATATCAAAGTGCTTCTAGTGGATTTGTAACTAATGTTACCTTACATTCATTAACCGGTACATTTTTACCTATAAGCATTTATCAGAATGCTTCTAGTAATTGGCAATCCACCTATTCAACAGTTTCTTTATTGAGTTCTACGTGGTCTACTGGGGTTAGTGGAGGAGGTTCAGGAAATCCTGCTGTTAATTCATTGGTTATTTCTAATAGCGCATTTTGGAATACAGCTTATGCATATAGTACAGTATTTTCTCAAAATAGTTCGGTGTATAATAATACCACAACCACAGTAGCAGCTAATAGCGCTCTTTGGGGCATGGGATTAGCACCTTATGGAGAATTAACCTCTGCGTTATTCACAGGTGACGGATTTACTAATACTTTTAATCTTAGTAGCACATCTCCATTTACTAATTCAGCTGGTTACATAGTGTCTATGAATGGTTCTTTACAAGTACCGGACTTAGATTATACCATAATATATTCGTCTGGTACCAATAAAGTAGTTACAAATTTCATTCCTCGTTATGGAAGTTCTCTTTCGGTTATAACTCTTAGCAATAAACCAATACCCAATAGTATAACGACATTAGTTAATACTACTTCAGCTAATTGGAATTCTGTTTATAGTTATGTGAATTCAACTTCAGCAACTAATAACCCAGATTACAATTCTTCTATTTTTGCTAAATTGTCTTCAACATCAGGTGGCGGAGGAGGATTAACATATGAAATTAAAAATTCAAATTTTAATGCAATTGCTACTAAGCAATATCTTGTAGATACTTCTTTAAATGTTGTTGTTGGGACATTACCCCCGTCACCTTCTATTGGAGATGCTATTGATTTTGAAGATGCTAGTGGAACCTGGAACTCAAAACCTTTTATATTGAATAATAATGGAAATTTAATAGAGTCTTTTAATGAATCATTAACAGCTAATATTAATAGTTATAAATTTAAAACTATATTTATTGGTGGTATATATGGATGGCGTCTTTTTTAAAATTGAATTTATAACCTTGTAGTATAAATATATAAAATGCCTTTACTGTCTTCGTTAGTAAGCCCCACTTCTTCTATAGTATCTAATAGTGCTTCTCAGCCTATTCCTACTACAGTATCCGATGCAACTGTTGCATTGGAAGAAATTGCTTTTTATCTCGGTAAGCTGGTTAAAATGTCAGAATCTTCAGCAGTTGTTGATACTGCGCAACGTCAACGTATAACTATAGATGCTGCTCCTGCTACAATTACAACACAGCTTATATCAAACCAAGCCGTAATTTTAAGAGGTGAGGGTAATACAAATTTATATCAAAGCGGTAGTAATGCATTCAATATATACGGTGCTGTTCCAGATGTTTGGAGAACAATAGAACTTGCAAGACAAAATTTTCAAACATCAATTAGATCCAATTTACAATTTTCTTAATATAATAATATGCCTGTTACATCAAAATTAAAAAAACAAATCGATCTCCCTGTGTGGGAATGGATGAGACCAATGCCTGCTACAGCTGCTACTAACTGTACATGCTCATCTGCTGATGGTAGATACATATATTATATTGGTACAGGTTCAGCTTTTCGTTATGATACAACTACTGATTCTTGGAATCAGATTGCATCTCCTTTTGCTATAACTGGTCAAACATTAATACAAACTGCATATACAAAATCACATGGTCACTACGGTAGAGCTATAGGAAATGGTGGAGGTTCTAATACAATAGAAATGGCAGCACTTGTTACAGGCGATCTTTTAGTTGGTAAAACCATTAAAATTATAAGTGGTACAGGTGTCGGTCAATCAAGAACCATAACTGCGGTTTCCGATCCAATTATAAAAGATCGTGGCGTTGTAACAACAGGTAGTCAGGTACAGATAATTGATAATACATCAACAGGTTTACAGACAAAGACATGGGGATTTAATGCATATAGAGATTATCAAGTAAGAGTTATATATGGTGCAACAGCAGCTACAATAGTAAGACCGATTTTATTTAATAACTATAATGGTCTTGCATTCGCTGAAAATACATGGCAGTCAGTAACGCCGTGGTGGGGTGCATATGCCCCAACATCGACAGGTAGCACTGTTGGTTCTCAGACCATGTATCAGATTGAATCAAACATAGTAACGGTTGATTCTAACTGGACAACACAGCCAGATAGCACTTCTAATTTTGTTATTTTAAGTGATGGTATCTGGTTATTTACAAATGGTACTGGTGCGCCTTTTTATTCCATACAATATTATGATGTTTTAGCAGATATTTGGTATTATAAAACTGCCACAGGTAGTAATTTTACTGGTATAGTTGGTACTGATATAGCAATTGAAAAAATGCCAGAGACCTCTACACCTATTTTATCTGGTTATGTATCATCTGCAAACTCAAGACAGTTTACAATATCATCCCCAACATTAAGTGCTAATCAATATACAAATTATGAAGTAAGAGTTTTAAGCGGTACTGGTGTAGGTCAATTCAGAACAATTGCTGCAAATACATCAGCATCATTTATTGCTTCCAGACCGTGGGATATAACATTAGATAACACTTCTTGGTACGGTATTTATAGAGATGTAAACAAAATTTTTATTAGTGGTGCAGGTACATCTTTATGGTGGCAATATGACGCAGAAATCGATCAACCTGTTATCGGTAAGAGATATGATCAAGGATTAGCAAGAGTTGGTTCCGTTTCGGCTACAAATAACTTTGAACCAATTCCAATTACCTCTATAAACAGATACCTTACCCATGTAACAGGTCTTGCAACATCACCAACTGCTGGTGGTTCAGGTTATGCTGTTGGTCAAATTTTAACAATAACAACTGGTGGTACAGGTGCTACAGCAAGAATTACAGCAGTAGATTCATCAGGTGCTGTAACATCCGTAGCTCTTGAATCTACTGGTCCATTTGGTGGTGCTGGTAGTTATACAACAGGTACAGGTAAAGCGACAACGGTAGCACCTACTGGTGGTACAGGTTGTACATTGAATATTACATCTGTTGGTGACGTTGCAATTGTAAACACATCTATACCTAATCCATATAGAATAGGTGATTCAATCACAATATCAGGTTCTACAATAACTGCCTATAATGGCAATTTTACAATTTTAGGCGTACCTACACCAGCTTCTACGGCATTGAATGTGTATTTTGCATATGCAATTACTGGAACACCAGCTACACCAGCTACATTCAACACTCAAGGTACAACAACGATGTTTGATGTAAACAAAAATTGGATTACTAATGAACATACAGGTAAACTTGTTCAAATTACACAGACCATTAACGGTGCTCAGACAACAGCTGTAACAAGAAGAATTGTATCTAACACATCAAACTCATTAACTTGGACTACAGCATTAGGTTTTACGCCAGCAGGTGGTACAACAAGATATGTAATACATGATGATAAACCATTCTCAACTGAGTTATCACTTGGTGCTATTACTGGAAACGGCAGAAATGGCATTGCAACGAGTGGTACTACTGGTTCATTAACTGATACAACTAAGAATTGGCCTATTAATTATTGGTCAACAGGTGCAAGTAGAAAGCTTAGAATAGTATCTGGTACAAATGCGGGAAGCGAACTCTTAATCACATCTAATACAGCTAATACATTGAATTTTGCAACTCAGGTTACAGCAATGGATCAAACAAGTGTATATGTTATCATGGATAACTTTGGGGTTGCTACAGCAACAGGTTTGGGTTCATTGACCGATTCTGCGCAAAACTGGGCAACAAATATACACTCTGGTAAAAGAGTTCGTATAACTTCGGGAACAGGTCAGGGTCAGGAAGCTACAATTCAGAGTAATACTGGTACAGCATTAACTCTAACTGCTAACTGGACAACACAGCCTGATACAGCATCAACATATGCTATATTAGAATCTCCAACTAAAGGTGCTGGTATAGAGATGTTTAATATCGTAGGATCAACAAAAACATCATTGAATAATAAATACATTTATACATTCAGAGGTGGTGCAACAAACGAAATTGGTAGATATAATATTAATACTGAGCAGTATGAGCCAATATATTATTCACCTTTAACTGAAACATTTACAACTGGCTCAATGTATCAGTATGATGATGTAGATAGAATATATATTCAAAAAGATGCTACTGGTCGTATCATGTATTTTGATATAACAAAAAATCAGATAATAAATTCTTCCACTGTTCCATATGGTATGGGTACAGCTATTGTTGGTAATAGAATGGAAATTATTACGACAGAAGATAATTTAAAATTCCTTTATGTAATGCGTCATGGAGGTCAGGAATTTTGGAGAACTTTATTGTTCTGGTAAACTTATGAATATACAAGAATTAAAAATAATTTTAACAAATAAGATTAATGATCTTAATAATAAAAGAAATCTGTCTTATCAGTCAGGAGATTTGGTGTCTTATGAAGATTTAGGTAATCAAATAGAAGAAGTTCAAAAGATTATTACTAAGTTGGATAGTTAGAATTATTCTTAATTCATCATTAAAAAGATGATAAGTATATTATAATATATGCCTACTTTAATTAATAGCTTTTCTCTTTCTTCTACCATTGGTATTGGGACTGATTTTCCTAATAAGGCATTAACGGTTGTTGGTGATATTAGTGCATCAAATAAGGTTTATGCTAATTCCTTTTTTGGGGATGGTTCAAACTTATCTGGTATTAGTTTTTACAATGGAACTGATGTAAAGGAACTCACTGGTAATTGGAATAGTACTTTTACAACTCTTTGTGCTAACTCAGCAACTTGGGTAAAATTTCAACCAAATCCAGACTATTTAGCAGATGATTTAAGCGATGTTTTTTATGATAATTACAGATACTCAAAATCTAATTCAAATTACTATTATAGTGTAAATAACAACAATAATTCATTATGGATAACAAGAGTTAGTGAACAATCTTTATGGGAAATCTGGTATTCAGTATGTGGTGAGGATTGTACAGACTATTTAACAACTACATCTTTAACGAGTGCTACATACCCTTGGCAAGCAACATGGCCTTCCGGTACATTAGTTACAAAAGCTTCTGCTGTTAGAGTTATTGGTCAACCATTAGCAGTTACAGGAACAGAGGGAACAAGTCAATGGGCTGCAAGAGCAGATCACCGTCACCCACTTCCTTACCAAGCACCAGACAATGATGATCAAAATATTTTTGTAACCGTTCCATCTTTTACATACTACAACGGTTACGATACTGTCTCATTAAATGCTCAACAATTTAATATTGTCTATGATGATTATAATGGTTACTGGCCTCTTAGATCTAATAGAAAATTACAATACAGTTACGAATTTCGATATAATGGAGGAGGAGAAGATCCAGAAGTTATTACAAATTTTAATTTATCATGGACAATTAATGGTAGTGTTTCAGCATGGAAATTAATTCAGACTGTCGATAATCAAATGGGATCTGTTACTACGACAGTAGCTGCTTCATCATTATCTAATACTACCTATCCTTGGGAAGCTATCTGGACTCCATCAAATACTGTTGTAACAAGACAGTATAATATTACGCCACTTGTTGATTCGCTAACAGGATCTGCTGGCATTAGTCTGTATGTTTCAAGAGCAGATCATACACACCCTTTACCTACAATTTTTGCAACAAATAATTATGTTAATAGTAATTTCTTAAATTTAACAGGCGGTACAATTTCAGGTGCTACAAGAATTAATAATAATTTAACTGTCTTTGGTAATCTAACAGCTACCGGAACAACCACGTTTGCTAACACAATATTTTCAGTTACAAGTGCCTTGAGTGTTGTGCATGTAGGAAGTGGTCCTGCATTATGGGTTGGTAATAATGGGACTGGAGATATTGCTTCTTTCTATGATATTGACCAAAACATAGAAGTGTTACACGTTGGTGGTAATAACGGATCGTTTCCTAATGTTGGTGTTAAAACCTCAACACCTAATGTTGACTTTACAGTTAATGGGCAAATCAGTTCAAACAATACAATTTGGAGTGCTAATGGTAATAGTAATAATTGGAATAGTGCTTTTACTTCTTGGAGAGCTGCCTCAGCTACTTCTATTGTATCATTTAATGATACAAGATTCTCAAAACTTTCTAGTCAAGCATATACAATAAATGGAACGGATATCAAACCTATATTAGGAAATAATACAGCTTCTGCTTATTATGGATATTCAAATATAGGAGGTGGAGAAAATAATACAGTTTCTGGATATGGATATTCAACTGTAGGTGGTGGTTCTAGAAATACAATTAATAGTCCGTTTTCATTTATTGCTGGTGGTTCTGCTAATGACACAAAGGGATTTGCTAATGTTTTTATCTTAGGTACATCTTTAAGCGCTTCAAGAAACAATTTTACATACGTAAATAATTTAAGTTCAAAAGAAGCTATATACAGTACATCTTTTTATGGAGACGGATCAAATCTAACAGGTATTACAGCCAGTGGAGGAGGTCTTTATTTACCTCTTTCGGGTGGTACTTTAACGGGTGGGTTATCTGCTCCTTCCTTATCAGCTAATAATTTTTATGGGTTAGGTAGTGAGGTTATACTCTCAGATGGTATCTCATCAAACAATACAGGTAACGGTTCAAATTCTTTAGCATTAAACTTCTCTAACGGTGTTTATGTAGGTGGTAATGGAACGTTATCTGCTACAAATATATACAGCCCAAATATATACAGTAATAGTTTACCTCGATATTTTTATCTAATAAATGCAGGAGGTACAATCACTTCAGGTTCTAGTAATTTTTTTGGAACTCAAATTGATACTTTATTACCGAATAGTAGATATGAAATAGAATATAATTTATTTGTATTAAAAAGTACAACTTCAAACTCTGTAACATATACGTTATCAGCCAACGGTACATTTACATCGGGTCAATTAGGATCCCTTCTTCATTCTGGTGGTACGGTTAATTCTTTAGCAGCATTTACTGGTCCAACCGCTGCTTTACCAGCAACTTCAAATATGACTGCTGGTAGTAATTATTATAATATGGTTAAAGCAACTATTGCTACAGGAGCTAATAATGTTTCCGTTGTATTAAACGCTTCTACTCCTTCCGGTTCGATAACTCCAGGAGCTAATAGCTTTAGAAAAATTACAAAAATAGCTTAAACATGAATTTAACTATTAATAGTATAGATGGGACGAATAATTTTTCCTTTATTAATAATAATACAGGTAGTGCTAACAGTTTAAATTTTATAACAAGTATACCAAATACCCCCGTACTTAATTTTTTAATAGTAGGTGGTGGAGGAGGTGGTGGGGGGGAGAGCGGTGGTGGTGGT